TCTTTTTTGCCTAGCAACCACTCAATCGAGGTCGGCTTTTTGTCTTCCCAAGAACAAAGATTGTTTAATACCTTTGTTATGTTGTTGACACTAATTGAATGTATTCCACCATACCATATTGCTTCTGCTTTGCAGGGGCGTGTTTCGTAAGCTACTAAAGCATTACGAATATCGTCACAAGCTAAATATCTATAACCCAACAAATAGAGTCCTTCCAAAATAGTTTTCTGCTCGTCTGTTATCCTTGGTTTACCTAGTTTATTTACCATGTCACCAACGATTGTACCTCTTACTGTAGGCTCATCGGTTGTAAATTTTGGATTGGATATCCTTATGACAGTTTCACCAGTCTTTCTTTCGGTCTCAATAGTGATTGTCTGCTTAAAATTATCAGCATCTGAGTCCATGTGTTCAAGTGCATTTTGAAATACCCAAGTATAAATTCGACCCTGGTCAATTTTTACATGATATTTAATAGAATTATCTTCAAGCTTAGTGCCAATAATCGTTCCTGTAAAATCTGTGATTTTTACTCTGTCACCTTTTTTAAATTCTTGATTAACCATTTAATGTACGCCTCTTTCTGTTACTTTATTATTAACGTTTTTCCATACAGAACGTGTATAAAATCAACTTTTTATAAGTTGCTCTATAACATTCTTAACATCTTCAAATATTTCTTTAGTTGTCCATTTCTTGCCCTCATTAAAAAATTCAAAATTATAAGGCGAACAATAATAGTCCATGCAGTGTGCATAATCCCAACCTATCCAACATCCATCTCTATAGTTCTTATTACTAGGTCTAATGAGTCCTGTTTTAGAAACATAAGTAATACCGCCATGACAATCAATATTAACAAGCTCATCTTCATCACTAACATCATATAACCCATGTCCCTCTGGAATTTCAACATAAGCACAAGGGTGAGTGCCATAAGAAACTATGGCATAATGAAAGTCATTGTAAACTCCTTCGTCAAGCATATCAATAATCTTTTGTCCATTCTCGTCAAATTGTTTATATACCATTTCTTTCATAGTATTTCCTCCTATCTCTTGTACTTTACAAAGTCTTTTATTTTGTAAAACCATTTCTTAATCGCCTTTAGCACTCTTTAACCACCTTTCGGCATATTAATTTTACTATGCTACCTTTGAGATTATATTTATAGTATACTACTACTTTTGAGATGTGTCAAGTATGCAAAATGTACAAATTTATACTACGAAAACTATATATTATTGTACAATAAACTCAACCATGTGTTTCTTTGTGAAGCTTGTATTTTCAAGCACCTCTGAAAAGCACTAGGCTCGGCAATCAATGCACATTTGGTTTTAGCTCTGGTAATCGCAGTATAAAGCATACAGCGGTCAAGCAGTTTATAATGGGTATTATCGATCAGTACAATAACATTTTTAAAACCGCTACCTTGTGTCAAATGGCAGGTCAGACAGTAAGCCAACTCAATACTACTTAAATCATTTTGCAGGAAATCAATTTCCTTGTCGGCAAATTTAATTGTAACAACATTCTGCTTCTTACCGTCTTTAACTGTCTGTTCAATTTTTGTAATATAACCCATTTCTCCATTGAAAACATTTCTATCATAGTCATTTGTTCTTTGAATAACTTTCGACCCAAGACGAAATGTCTTATTACCATACCTGATCTCAGGTGCAGTATCGGGTGGAATTATCATATCTTGCAAAATAGAGTTAATTTCAAAAGAGCTATTTATCCTGTCCTTTTTACAAGGTGTCAAAATAATCGTTTCATCATAGCCGTCTTTCTTAGCTGCCATTGTATACAATTTAATAGCCAATTCACGCATACCTTCACGGCTCTCTCTAAACATATAGGTCATGTCTTGTAGTTCGCCAGTAACAACTTTCAGTTTCGGTTCAGGCAATGGGTTTTCTCCATTTCTAATTTTAACTGAGTCCGAAATAATACCTGACTTTTGAGCCTGTCTTAAAATCTTAGTCAGTTTACAACAAGTAAACGCATTACAATTAAGCAAATCATGAAAGATATTGCCACAGCCTATTGGTGGTAACTGACCGTCATCACCTACAATAATTACTTTTGCACCCTCTTTTATAGCAGAAACCAAGCTATAAAATAATGATGAATTAACCATTGAAGCTTCATCAAGTACGATAATATCACTAGACAATCTGTTGTTAGAGTTATAAACAAAACCTGTCTTGTTAAAACCAAGCAACCTATGAATTGTACTTGCGAACAAACCTGTTGCCTCAGTTATCCTGATCGCAGCTTTAGCAGATAAAGCACAAGCTGATATAGAATAGCTTTTATATATCTTTGTGAGTCCTCTTAAAATTGAGCTTTTACCTGTTCCTGCTCTACCTGTTATAAGCACTACAGAACTGCCACAAGCCTTATATATCTCTTGTTTTTGTTCGTCTGTATAGCAAAAACCTTGTTCTCTTTCTGCTTCCGAGATACCATTTTCGATGTTAATTTTATAGTCTGTTTCTTGTTCATTGAGATTTTTTAGAATATCCAAAATAGATATTTCAGTTTTATATTGGCGTAATAGTCCTACCTTGTTTTCTTCAAAATGTAGAAATATCTCATGTTGCTTTTGTGTGGATTTAAAGTTCTCGTACATTTCATAACAATCGTTTATATTATCTCTTACCGCATTATCCAATACTGACTCTAGCACATATGAATGACCGTCATTGTTTCCAACACACTCAAGATAATACTTGGCAAATGCCACAACTCTTTTGGTTGATATTCTGATATTTGGATTTAACTTTAATGCTAAATCGTCCACTCTTTTAAAACCCAAGCCACGAATTTCTGTCATGATATAAGGGTTATCAAGTAACTTTTCTTTCAATAACTGAGGGTTTGGTTCGTTAGAAATCAGCTTGCTTATCATGGCATACGTTACACCCAATGGCTGAAGCATGATAAGGATATCTGAAATAACATAATTATTCAGTATATTATCTTTTATCCTATTCCAACTCCTTTCGCCTATACCTTTGATTTTTGTAAAATCAATTTCTCTATTATGAATAACATCATCAATTACATTTGGGTAGACAACTAAAATGTTTTTTGCTTGCAGTTCTGTGACCTGAGTCTTCAAATATGCTATTTGTTGTTCTTCTGTCTTAGGCACATTTGCAGTAATAGAAATTGGCGTATATTGATACGAATTATATTTGCTATTAAAAGAACAAGTAACTTCGGCATTGTACTCGACACCGATTGTCAAGCGTTGCATTTTACCTGCCAATGTGCTACCCTTTAACTGCTTTGGATTGTCACCAAAGGGATCGTCATAACAATCATAAAAATATGGAATGTCATCAGAAGTTGTTGTGAATGTGTACACTCCCCAATTGCTATTTTCGTTATAAAATCGCTCCTGTTGAGGAACGATTTTAAACTTAAATGTTTTTTCTGCCATATCTTTTCTTCCTTTCTGAAAGCCATTCAACATATGGTCGCATAGCCTGTATTGTAACCTTATCTTCGTCTGTTTTTCTGCACTTAATAGCAACCTGAGAGCCTTTCTTGACTAAATCTTCATACTGTACAAGTTGACTATTCCAAAGAACTCCCTCTATAATACCAAAAGTGGAGTAAATGTTCACAAAAGCAAATGGTTTTTTATTTCTGTCCTTTTTCTTTTGTACTCTGGAAATAACGCCTACAATAACGCAATCATTATCATTCTCAACGGCTTCAAATGCTGTTGTTAGATAGGGGAGTGCTTCTTCAAATGGATTATTGTGTATAAATATCTGTAATGCTTCAAACTCCCAAAAATCAGCGTTTTCAAGATATTTGTTATTGGTTGAAAGAAATTGTTTCAACCTATCTTCTTGCTGTAAATCAAACTTTTCTTTCTTTTTCTGATTTGCAAGAGTGAGTAACAAATCTTTGTCATAGTCATACTTGCCGTTACCGATACGATATTTTTCAATATCAATATCATAGTCAATAATAAGCTTGTTATATGTTGGCAACTTAGACAATTCTTTATACTCTAATGGTTTATACAATGACTTCAAATATTTTAACAAACAACTCTTTTTATCTTTCGTAGGTATTGCACCTGACTTCATTAAGTTAATAATTTGAGTTTTTGCCAGTGTTGTTCTTGACAGCAAGTCTTGAAGGTTTTTATACTTGCCGTTCTTCTCACGATCAGCAACAATCTCTTGGGCTATTCGTTCACCAATGCCTGTAATCGCAGAAAAACCAAACAGCACATTGTTATCGTAAATAGAAAAATCGACTTGCGATTTATTAATATGAGGTGGTAAAACAGTTACTCCAAACTGTTTAGAGTCTACAATGTATTTATTCACCATACCTGCCTTATCTTTGTTCAAATTAAATAGTGCTTTGAAAAAATAAACAGGATAATTTATTTTTAGATAAGCAGTTTGAAAGCATAGAACAGCGTAGCTATAACTATGCGATTTGTTGAACAGATAGCCACCTTTAGTTTTCAATTCTTCACTAATCGTTTTGGCAATTTCACGAGAATATCCATTGTCAATAATTTCTTGGTACAGTTTTTCTGACTCTTGCTTAACAAGTTCAATATTCTTTTTGCCTATCGCCTTACGGAATAAGTCAGCTCCACCATAGCTTCTGCCACCAAAAGTTCTTACAATATCCAAAAGTTGTTCCTGATAGATCATGCAGCCGTAAGTGCTTTCCAAAATAGGCTTCATGTCGGGGTGTATATAGGTGACAAGTGAAGGATCATGCTTGCATTTAATAAACTCCTCCAAAGCTCCCATTGAATCAGGTCTATACAATGCCAAAACAGCCGACAAATCTTCCATGTTAGTTGCTTGTAGTCTGAGTAGTAAGTCTTTCATACCTGCACTTTCCACCTGAAACACACCATTCGTCAATGCTTTGTTTAACAGTTCAAATGGACTTCTATCATTTTCAAATTTGGGGTTGTTGATATTTATATCATATTCAGATAAGTGCAAGTCATTTTGAATTTCCTGTACCATTTTTAAGGTCTGAACACCAAGAATATCAAACTTAATAATGCCTATTTGTTCGACAAGCCTTTTATCAACTTGAATGACGTGTTCTCCGTCAGAGCCTAGTTTCATTGCCATATAGTCGCTAATGTCAGTATCAACGATACCGACACCACCTGCGTGGCAACTAACTGTTTTAACTCTACCACTCAACTTGCCTGCTATATCAAGCAACTCACTGTATTCAGGGTGTTCAGATAAGTAGTTTATATTGTTATCAATACACTCTTGAAATGTATTGTACGAAAACTTTTTGGATAGTTTATCCCTTTCACCGTATTTAAAACCTAGTATCTTGCCAACATCTTTTATGGCAACAACAGGTGTTATATACGAGAAGTTTATAATTTGACAAACACGATTTTCACCATATTTGTCAATGAGATAATTTATTACTGTAGGTCTGTCTGAAACATCGATGTCCAACTTTACTACATTACATTTCTGCAAGGAATAGACTATATCTTCACCATGCGTATCACACTTGTAGCAATACGTTTAGGTGTGTGGCACTTCGAGTCAAGAATTTCACTTAACCCTACGCTCCTTTGAGCTAGTCGTTTGACGTTTTGTACTTATGATTTGACAAAGTGCTATACCTTTTATTAAATCATAAAATACAACTTCGCACAGGATTGTCATATCGTCAGACAGAACGACTTAGATATTCCCTGTTAGCTAATTAACACACCGCCATTTCCTGCGGTTACAATTATAATAATTGTTTAATTAACACCCTATATTTTATAGGTTCACCACACTTAACACATATGGTTTCCCATATGCTCGACCGAAAACCAATCTGGCATTGAAACTCTCTCTGGATTGAGGAACAATTTGTTATTAACCATAGGCTCTTTATCCTATGCTCTGGAGGTTTCCCTCATTTTCATCTGTTGGTTACTTCCAACCCAGTTTAGACTATATTTTTCAAACTTCATTTATTTATTCAAAGTTTTTATTCCGTCTTCGTGGGAAATTATTGGCTCTAAAGTCTCATTTCCTAGTCGTTACACACTTTCTTTTATCACTAAAAGATTTGGCTCGGTATTCCCTTTATCTCACCTAGTTATAGGTTTAGGGTTTCTTAGTCAGCTTATTCGTCTATGGTCTTGTCTCATTATCGGTTTGCTCTCAATGAGAAGTCTTAGTTTGCTGATACCGAATTAACGGAATTTAACGAGTGCAACCTATCTACGCTCAAAAATCAATCCATATTTAATAGGGTTAAGATCAGTTATACCTATTGTATAACACACAAGGCTTCCTGCTCCAGAGCCACGTCCTGAACCTATTTTAACCCCATGAGTTTTTGAATAATTAATAAAGTCCCATACAATAATGAAATAACCGTCAAAATTCATTTGATGAATAATGTTCATTTCATAGTCTAGTCGATCTTTCATTATCTTCTGATCTTCTTTAGAAAGCTTGTCAAAATTTCTAGTTTTCCACCCCTCATTAATAAGGTGTAAAAGAAATTCATTATTAGACTTATATCCACTTGGCAGGGGGTATGTTGGCAACTGTGGATTTTGAAAAGGCATATGTACTTCTTCTATCATATCAGCTAAAGCATTAGTCTGATTTAAACCTTTTGTAACATTATTTACCCCAATTTGTTTATCCATAGTTGTATGAATTTCTTCTTCACTTTGCAGATAACAGCCCTCATAACTTTCTGACATTGTTTCAGTGTCATGTGCTATCTGAACGTGCCTACCCTGATAATATAAATCTTCCTTTGTGGCTGCGTGGCTATCTGTAGTAATTATGTATGGAGTGTTTGTTACCTCAGATAGTTTCAAAATCTTTTTATTGTAATTAGCCTGCTCCTCTGATTTGTGAGATTGCATTTCCAAATAGAAATTAGGAAATGCCGATTTGTATTCTTCGATATACTTAACACAAATATTAAAATCACTTTCTTTAGCTAATTTTGAAGCCAAACAAGCAGAACAAATAATTAAATCTTCTGCATACGGAGCAATATCTGAAATCTGTACTCTAGGCTTAAAATAAAAATTTTCAAGATTTGACTTAGTGATAATTTTATTTAAAGCCTTTCTGCCGTTCTCATTTTTTGCGAGAGCGATAAGATGGAAATACTTATTGTTTTTATCTTTTATGGCAGTATCGAAGCACTCATACAGCTCTACGCCATATATCAGCTTAATATCAGGATATTCTTTAGATAGTTGATCGAAATATATCCATGAATATTGGTTGCCATGTTCCGTAACTGCATATGCTTTAATGCCGACTTTTCGACATTGCTCTAGCATTTCTTTTGGTGTACCATAGCCGTCCAGTAACGAGTACATTGTATGGTTATGCAAAGAACTATACATTTTCAGCCTCCTTGTATTTTAAAATAACTATCTGAGGGGTAATTACACCCTTATACTCAGATACATTGAGCTGGCAGAGTGCATTAATGCACATTTCATCATCATATCCATTCAAAAAGTCTAATACTTTATCGTCACTAGGGTTGCAGAACTTGATAATTGCGATATTGTCATCAGTAATAAACTTCCATGTATCTTCATTTTTACCCATAACAACGCCTTGGCTACGCTCCAAAACTATGTTATTAATGACAAACAAAGGCTCTTTAATTCCTGTGCCGTAACAATTCTCCAATGATGTAACATCGGAAATCATTCCAATATTAAATTCGTCATAATCAAAACAAAAATCTATTGGCAAAGGATTGTCTGAATTAATATTCTTATTTAAAACTTTAATTGCTTCAGCCACGTTCTCAGCTTTTATCTCAAAACCGAAAGCATTTGCGTGACCCTGACACCAATTAAACAGACCTGTTTTAAGTAGTTCAGCCTTTAAGTCTAGCACATAACTGTTGTCAAAATTTCTTGCAGACCCTCTATATACATTATTTTCTTCGTCTTTGCGGAGTATTAAACAAGGCTTTTTTGCATAACTGGTCATTTTCATGGCTATTAATCCTGAAAATACACTTGGAATATTGTTGCCCTTTAAGAATAAAACTGTATTTTTGTCGTTAGTTACGCTTTTCCTTAACGCAGGAAGTAACTTTTTCACTTGATTATCCTGTCTTGATTTAGCGTTTTTACAGAGTCTTACAACTCTTTGATAAATATCTTCTTTTGTAGTTTCACTTTCGCCACGTTTTTTGTATTCAAATTCTTCGTCTTGTTCGGTAAATGCTCTGAAAAGCAAGTCCTTTTCTTCCACATCACCGACTCTGCACATGGCATTTATCAGGGAAGTAATGCAAAATGCAATAGTATGAGGATTAACCTTGCCTTTCATGGAATAATTTTGAGCATTAATAAATTCTTCAAAACATTTATTTGTGACGTTATAAAGACCTTTATCAATCAGCCTTTTTGTTTCAAAAGAACGCAAATCCATGATATCCGATATATTAGCTAGTGCCACAAGGTCAAGGTAATCATCGGCATAATCATTCCAGTAGCAATCATCGAGTGCTTGTAGAAATTTATATACAATTCCTGCACCGCACAATTCTTTATTAGAGTATCCTGAACTGCACTGATTGTTTACTATAACCGCATATGGGTTTGTTCTTTCAATATCATGGTGATCGAGAACAAGTATATCAACACCCTGTTCTGTCAATTGTTTGCATTGTTCAGTATCATTACTTCCTGCATCGGGAACAATCAACAATTTTGTGCTTTCAGGTATTTCTATCTCAGAAGAAATACCATGTTGCTTTCCAGAATGTATCAGATATGTAATATCAATTTCTTTGTTAAGCCGTTTCAGATAAGAATATATTATGGCAGCACTGCACTGACCGTCAACATCGCAATCAACAATAATCGCTATTTTACTATTGCTTTTAATGTGTTTATCTAGCATTTGAACCGCTTCATTAATATTGTCAAGATTATCATAAGAAATTAATACATCATCGGTTAAATGAGTGTATTCACTAACGTTAGTTATTCCTCTATTAGTAAAAATAGATATTGGAATATGGTAATAATCATTATTGCCTATTATTTTATAATTCATGTTTCGTTGTTTCACTTCCCATTCTTTATAACTTGCGTATATTTGGTAATCAACTGTTTAAACTTATTGGGACTATCTGTTGGACTTTCTTTTTCTTCAAGTAAATTATCAGTGTCAACAATAGCACTTATTTGAATACAATCCAGAAATTTGTCAGCTATATCGTTTAACTCGTCTATGGTTACATCTTTATCAAAGCAAAATATAATATGAGAACTCAGTCTTGTCAGCATATTTATTTGATATTGGCTTATTTTCTTACCGCAAGTTGCTACGCAATTTTTTATTCCCATGTTCCAAAGTTGCATAACACCTTTTTCAGCTTCAACCACATAAACGTAGCCTGTCCGAGCTATATATTTTTCGGATAAATAAAGTCCATATAATAGTCTAGCTCTGTTACAACGCTCCAAATATATATACTTAACTCTTTGTTCTTCTTCTGTCATTTCTTCTTGCTTTAAAAATAGTCTACCCTTAACACCGACCAATGTCCCCATTTCATCTCTTACAGGAATTGTAATTCGATTGGAAACATCGTCATAACCTATTTCAAACAGCATTTGAGTATCATATGAGATATTATCTTTCAAGAAATAATCATTAACGGCAGGGAAGTAGTACGATAGAACATTTTCCTTAATTGGCTTTAAAGGTTGCATTTCTTCGTAATTAGACTCATCATCTGCCATTTCAGATATAAATTTTGTGAACTTTAGACTTTCGGGCAAATCGTTATATTCGTCTTTATAATAGTCAATACCGCACCAATTACAAACTTTGCGAACAGCTTCATAAAACGTACAACTACAAAAAAATTGCACAAGGTCAAAAATATCTATCTGATCCAAGCCTGAACTACTATGTATTTCTCGTGTGTAGTCAACAGTTAAAAGACCTTCATTGAGATAAACGGTGATCGCCCCTTGATTATCTCCATCAGGATTGCCACACTGAACATAACCTACTTTGCAGGAAATATGGTGACAACCTATTTCGTCAAGTATGACAGGAACATAATTGTTCTCTAGTATCTTTTCTTTGAGGACAGAAATATCCATTTTATCCTCACTTTCTTCTTAATTCTCCGACTTCATACCAAGTGTTTAGATCCAAGTCAACTTCAAATACAACTTTCTTTTTACAACCAAATCTATTTTTGTCTACATTGCCCACATAATACCTCTTGCCAACTTTAAGTTCACATTCAACATCTTTGCCCCATTCAGCATCATGCTGAACATAGCGATATTTATGAAAATCTCCAACAGATATTTCTTTAAACAGTGTCATCGTCCATATAATATGCTTTAGCTGTTTTGCATTAGCAATATTATTAGAATTAAGCTCGTCAGGTTTACAAAACTCCGTATCGTCTGTAAGCTGAATTGAAAGATAGCCAAACATATTCAACTGCTTTGCTAAATCAGTGAGCTTTGTTACTGTTGCTTTTAAAGCCGCCCAATCTCCTGTAGCTTGCGTGTCTTGCTTGCAAGTATCGTAGAAGAAGTATTTTGCACCATGAGTTAGATTAGCTTTCCGTATTTCAAATTCAAGCGTTTTATCGTCATAACCGCCAGCCATATCCTTAACGAGAATAAGCTCATTAGTTTCAGCCTCAATCCATTCGGCAATTTTCATTATTTTTACATATTCCTCTGAATTTTCAGCGACCCTTTGAATGTACTCTTGTAAAGTTTCTGTTGGCTCTCCCCAATCGTCTGTTTTCTGATATATGTATTCACCTGATTTATCCTTGTACAAACCAAGTGTTAATTCCTTTTCAGGCTTTTTCAACTTTATACCGTGTAATTTTTGAAACTCAGCATTGTTTATACACGTTGTAATTAAACACTTTCTGAGATCGTCAACGCCCATTTCATTAAGCATGACAAACACTCTTTCGTGCTTTACAAGCGTTAAATATGCAATGATTTTTGTCATAAATCGTGATTTTCCTGCATTGGAAAGCATACCAATAGCCATTGTCGAGCCTAGTTTACAGCCCCTAAATATATCATTTAGGATAGGAAAGGGAAGTGATACACCCAAATCAGGTTTTTCCATACACGCAATAAGCGATTGCTTAATATGACTATTCAGAATTTCGGCTTCTTGATTTGTCAAGATCACCGTATGTATTCTATCTGCTTTACCTCTAATTAATCTATAGATGTCTGAAGCCGTAAATTGTTCAAACTTTTTATGTTGTACAATTTTTGTAATATCAAAGCCATTTCTTTGATACTCTCTCAACAAAGAATACTTTTTAATGATTTCCTGATACTTGCCAATGTCATCGGTTATAGCAATTTTCATCCAACTGTCAAGAGTTTTCCAACCGCCATACTTTTTATATAAAGAAAGTCTTTCAGGCTCTTCTGAAAAATAAGTTAAAATAGTAGTTTTATTGAATGTTTGTGTCCTAGTTTTGTAGATTATTTCGGCTGAATCATAAAAAAATCGTGTAACTTCATCTGAAAAATCGTATTTACTACGGATATATTGTCCGTAATTTACCAGCAAATCAGGCTGTTTGTAAATACAACCCACAAATAGAACTTCGGTAGGAACATTTGTTATAATATCCATGTTTGTCACCTACCTAAATTTCATCAATGATACTGTCAATATCAAGGCTGTCATTATTTTTATCACGTTCTTTGGGAAATTTTGATGTTGCCATTTTTTCATAATCTATATTAACTTGTTCTTCGCTTGTACCTGTTTTAGCCAATGCCTGTTCTTCTTTCCATTTCAAATAACCATCATATTTAGATAGGATAATAGCGAGATCATATGTAACTAACGCTGCACCTTCGATTTTTTTACCTTTACGAGTATTAAACTCGTGTACTTTACGAAGAAATGACATTTTCTTTCGCCACATATCCCATAAATCTTCAACGGGAACAGGTTTGTTCAAATTCTTGTAAGTGCCTTTATACACCTTATCAAGATTTATAAAAAAATATTTTGGCAAGAATGAAATATCATATTGTTTATATAGCCAATCTGTAAATTGTATTCTTGTTTTTTTGTCCTGCTTGTCTTTCTCTATCTGTTCTTTTGTTCTTCTTTTTGCCAAGTATTTCACCGCCTTAATTAGAATAGCTAAATAAGGCAAGTGAGGGAATAACCCTCACCGCTTTATTTATTAAAAAGTTAAATCTTTGAAATGACTTCAAGAACCCTTTCGAGAGTCTTAATATCTGTAATCTTCTTCATTTCTGTTGACTTAACAGGCAGACTTTCGGCAGAAAGAGCCTCCTTTGCCTTTGTCTTGCCGATAGGGTTAAGACCCTTCATGATAGCCGAAATCTTATCCAAAAGTTCTGTTATCTGATTTTCGGCAGAGTTTTCATTTGTTTCAATATTATCAACTGGCTCTCCGACCTTGCCCATAACTTCCTTTGTATAAATATCCTGCTCAATATCGACAGCCTTTGTAAGGTCATTCTTAACAGAAAACTCTTTCTTGTCCTTTGTTCTATCAATAATGACCTGCCAATCAACAAGTGACAAATCTTCAACTGTTTCCTTATCGTGTACACCTGTCCTGTCCTTGCTGATATACGCACAGAAATTATTATCCTCATTAATGTACATTCTGACAACAGTTTTAACATTATAGTTCATCTGCTTAAAGCCGTCAGGAATTTTTCTGCCTGTTGCAACGCTGGTAATTTTACCATCGTCACCCTTTACGGAAACCTTTTCGTCTGTTTCTCTTGCGGTCACAATAAAGTGTGCGCCGCAGGACATGAGATCAAGTATCAAATCCTGTCCCTTAAAATTAACTGTCTGATAATCTTTAAGTTCAAGTCCTGCACCTTCAATAGTTACAGTTTTTTCAATGCCAGTTAGTTCCTTTTTCTTTGCTTTGACAGTGTTTCTCTTCTTAGAGAACTCCACAAGTGCCCATTATGTTCACTACAGCTCGCAAAACTGTAGCAGTTCTCTTATGAACTTCTTGTATTTTCATACAAGTGCAGACTATATGTTCCTCTTTCAAATTAAAAGAGTGATATTTTTCTTCCACCATTAGCTTGTGGGTTTACTCTCACCAACCAAGTGAGATAGTCGTTGAAGGTTTTCCATATTGCATATGCAACTTAGGAAATTCCCTGCGAAACATCAACTTTGCTGTACAAACAGCTACTCATTAGGATTTAACCATAGAGCATACTTAATCTTTTTTTCTACTTTCGTAACCATTCTATTTTATCGTTTTCAATTATATAGTGTGGTAGATTAAGCCTTTAAGATTTCCTCGCATTTAACATCTTCTAATTTTAATTCGTTGAGTAATGTGTTTTGTATATAACTATCTGAATGTAGATAATTAAATCTGAGCAATTTAATTCCTCTGTCTAAACAAAACTGATTTTTAATATTATCTTTTTCTACTGTTTGCCTAAATCTTTCAGTACAAAATAAATCATTTTTTCCTGCAAATGTAACTGGTTTAAAATGCTGTATGCCATCATATTCAATACAAAGATTATATTCCTGTAAATAAAAATCAAATGGCAATCGGTATTTATATTTACAGTCATTAAATCTGTATTCTCTTTCAAAATTCACATTATGTTCTTTTAAGAAAGTAGAAATTTTTGTTTCTCCTGTCGACTTGTTACAATGTGGACAACGATGACCTGAATTTACGAAATCGTTTATTTTTGTTGTCCACTCACATTCGCATTTGTTACAATACAAGTGCAATTTAGTCATTGAATACTTTGTGTTATAATCATCATCGATTTTTATTAAACGGTAATCCAATTTTTCTAAATCAATTATTTGCAGAACTTGTTTTTTTCTATCTTCAATAGAATATCGTCTGTGATAAGGAGTACATGAGGGACATTTACATTTTTTGTTAAGAAATTGTGCGATAGTTGTTGTCCAATCTTTATCGCAATGATTACAATGAATATTAATTGGCGAACGTTGATTTTTATATTTTGTTTTATCAATAGTGAAAGTGTATGGAAGATTTTCTTTTCTTATTCTTTCTTCACACTGTTGAATACGTTCCTGCCAGTTCCATCTTTTATTTTGGCTACATTCACAGCATCCCGAATGTCTTGTTAAAAAATTATTAATTACCGTTTTAAACACATTATTATGTATTTTACATCGGAAATTAACTTTTGTTTTGTTCCCAATATACTCATCCATTCCAAGATATTCATAAGGAATAGCCTCACGTTCTATTATTTCAAGTATTCTTTTTTCATATTTTTCTTGTGACATCCACCTTTCTGACTTTTGCATTAAGTCACATCCTTCTTTATGTTTTATCTACTCAACAATTAAAATTATGGTTACTAACATATCGCTATATTAGCACAGTTTTCTGCACATATTAAAGAATAATATACACAGTTTTCTGCTTAGTTGTCAGGTTAAGAATAGTTGTACCATCAACTACAATAGCATCAGCTCTGAATGGTTCACCATCTCCGTCAAGTACAACCTCGTCTGTTTCGTTACCCTCATCATCGAGAACATGAAAATCTTCCTTGTTCTTAACCTTATTTATGTATTCTCTTGTTTCACCAAGGGATTGAGTATACACAATATAAATATTCTCAGTGTTAATGCCGTCAGCTTCAAGCCCACCGATAAAATCATCAATAGAGCCGTTCTCGTTATCTATGTAAAGAACTCTAAATGGCTTGCCGTCAGGTCTTTTAAAATAAGCAAGCTGCAAGGCAAGTGTTGACTTGCCTGTGCCTTCTTCTCCAAAAAGTATCATCTGAAGCTTGCTTTGTGTCTGTGTTGCTTTTCTTGCTCTAGCCATATTTTTTATCTCCTTTTATATTATCGTTTCGTTGTTAATAATAGTGAGTAGTAACAATTTACCACTCATCGTCCTCGTCTGTCAGATCATTATCTGAAACAGAACCCCAATCATTATCATCAGAGCCAAAGTCCTTATTTGCGTTTTCGGTAGCCTTTGTCTTTGCGATAGCCTTATCAATAATTTCTTCTGAATAAAGTTCTGTATCTACGCTATCCTTATCAGCTCCAGTAATGAGAAGTATTCTCTTTGTTGGATTGTTCACTCTATCCATAGGGTTGCTTTCGCCCCAACCGTCATCATTATCTTCCTCAATTTCTTCGATGTCATGTTCTATGACAATATCACCAAAGACTTTAAGAGCTGTATATGGCTTGAGCTTTCTTAGAGTGCTTGCAAACTTTGACTTTGACTTGTTAATTACAAATTCCGCATCTTCTATAGAATTATAAGTTACAATCTTTGCAGATACAGTGAAGTTACCTTCATCATTCTTCTCAATACCCATGAATACAATGACCTGTTCAAAATTGCCAATAACATTGAAGTCCTCTGCGTCAAAATTTATATCTTTACAAAGTGAAATCTGTGACGGAACAAATCTTGTCTGGTGTCTATCCTGATAGGTGGAAAACTCATTCTTTCCTCTAACGAATACGGACATACCGTCCTTTACGTTGTCTGCTATGTACTTACAAGCATCATATTCAACAAGTATCTTCTTGTCATTTACTTCCTTACCTGTCGAGTCAGTCACTTTTGTCAAGCCAAGATTAATTCCAATAGGTCTAAAATCCTTTTTGTTAAATGTAAATCTGTCAGCCCACTTTACCTTTTCTGTTGTTGTCTTTCTATCCTTACCTTTGCCCTCGGTCTTAGAAAAATATACTACGTCTCTTTCCATACCATTAAGGTTTATGTATACAGACTTATTCTTATCAATTTCAACTCCTACATTAACCATTCTCATTGGCTTGCCTGTAGAGGTTGTCAGCTCTGTATAGAACTTGTCCTTATCACAGCCTGTCAGCTTACCTCTGATCTGAAAACTGCCCTTTGTTTCCTGAAGTCCAAGACCCTTATTATTTTTCTTTTCAGCCATTTTATTTCTCCTTTTATGTATTTATCAAATTTTGTTGTCAAATAAAATTATCATTTTGCGAACTCAAAATCACACCATCTTATCATGCCTTCTTTCTAAAGCACATTAAATTTAGTTTATCTAACGTTAATGATTTCTATTGATACTAACATTTCCCTCATATCCTCTTCATCACAACAATCAAAGAAAAGGTCATTGCCATTATCATCGTGCAATCTACAAGAAAAGCTCTCGTTATCTTCGTCAACCTCAAATTCGCAGTTGCTTGAAACGATATCAACACTACACATTGTAGCAAAAATATCTGGGTCAAGAAGATCAGCTCCTCGACAAGTGCCACCAACCTCAGTAGTAAACCAACCCTTATACTTACCGTGTTGTAATGTATATTTAATCTCGTGCCAATTTCTGCCGTCCTTTGGGTTATATGTTTCCATTACTTGCCCTCCTTCATATTTTCAAGTTCTTCATGCAACGCAGTGCCGAAATTATTCAGTGACTCTGCTACCCATGTATCAGCAATGTCATATCTACTAATTAAATTGTATATTGCTTTATTTATATCAGAGTGCGAGAACTGCTTATCACATCTATACTCAGATTTTTCTTTAGGGTTTATTTTAGTATTAAAAAAACGTATCTCTTTATTATCACAACTAGCGTTAGGAAAATATATTCTAGCCAAGGCAAGCAAAGCACCAATATATGCACTATATGTATCATCAGAACAACATTTTGAAGTGCCAACTCTTACTACCTTGCCGTATTCTTTCATTTTCGCAACCGTTGTCTTATCGTGGAAAGTAATCTGAATTTCACGGTCAATATCGGACGATATTTTCTTTAAACAGTTAGCAAAACTGCTATAAATATAAAACATACTATCGCCACCATTTGGCTTAACTGTTTGATACCTAACCATTTTATTATTGTATATATACTCTATTGCTTTAATCCTTATTATGTTTCCAGTTTCGGTCATTCTATTGCCGAAACTATCTAAACCAACTCGATAAAGTTCTCCAATCTTAAATTTTCTTTTGTTCATGCTTATCAAACTCCTTTATTTATATCAATACCTGTAATTTCTTTAAATATTTCCGCATCAAAATTTGGAAGTGATTTGATGATATTCTTTTCAGGGTCTGACAAGCTATCCCACCAAAGTTGATTACATTCAGATTTATCACATTTTTTCAAATAGCCACCTGTTATCTCATATTCAGGATGCTGTTCTTTTTCTTCATCAGTCATCTCATAAGAATAAATCCATTTAAGAACATTGTACATGATGTTATCTAGTAGTCTTTTTGCTTCTGAATAACGCCAATCTTCAATACTCCAATCAGAAGGCTTATTGAACATTAAAATTTTTGATTCTTTGGTATTAAAGCAACCATTTGAAAAGTTAGTTTTGTTAAAATCTCCACTGTTACAATCACCAGTGTTACAGTTACCACAGTTGTAGTAGCCGCTGTTCCAATTACCACTATTCCAATGACCGCTGTTATAACTACCACCGTTGCAGTTACCACTGTTGTAATCACCAGTATTGTAACCACCAGTATTATGATTGCCACTGTTGTACCAGCCTTCATTATAATTACCAGTATTATTAATACCAGTATTATTAATACCGCTGTTATAATGACCACTATTATTCTTACCAGTATTACGAGTGCCACTATTCCAATGACCACTATTATAGTTGCCACTATTATAGTTGCCACTATTCCAATGACCACTATTATAGTTGCCACTATTATAGTTGCCACTATTATAGTTGCCAGTGTTACCAAATCCCGTGTTGGCTTTTCCTACATTAATCATTTTCAAAACTTCTTCCCATGAAATTTCACGGACAATTTTGATTTTGTTAGTGCAGTGTTTCTTACCAGTTGCTTCTGTGTCAATTTCGCCAAGGGCTTCGATTTCGGCAATTTTGTTAAGCGGGTCAAAACAATAATAACTAAAGCAATCTTTTAGTTCTGTGCAAAAATGAAAGCCTTTTTCACAACAGGAGGGTATTACATCTTCTTCAAATGTTTTGCCGACTGAATATTGAAAGCCCCTACACGTCCAATCGTGGTTAAAAACTTTATAACCTTTCATTGTTTTACAGCTCCTTTATTTTTTCTATGATAAAATGTGTATTTTAACGCTCTTTTCAGAGCGGAATAAAAATTAAAATCTATGTCAACAGCATGGCTGCTAATTACAATAACTATAATCAAACATCAAAAAACACAATCACCCAAAGAAACTTCTTTACCACAACAAGGACAATAAATACTTCCCCAATCACCATCATCCCAATACTCAGGCTCGTCTACTTCGTTCCAATTAACATAAATATCAGTATTACAATGAGGACATTGTAGGCTTATTCCACAGGGTTTTATATGTACTTTAAAATTAATTTTATTATTTCCTTTTAGCATATCTTCCATTCCTTCAAACCACATTATTAATTTTCACTTCCCATTATTAATTAAATTTTGTAAATAAGATATTTGTTTGTCTATCAAATCTATAAAATCAACCTAAAAAGAACAAGGACAATCTTTGTTGCGAATGCAAAAATCCTCAAAATAATCTTTAATATATCCAAGAGTACAAACAATGCTTGCAATATCTTTATTACTTATTTCTGCAAGTTGTTTATTGTTATCTAAATTATGACAATACAAATCTGTATTTATTTTTACAGTATCAAAATCAACTAAGTTTTCGATAGAACTTATATCAACAACATATTCATCTGTATCTTTTGCTCTTGTTGTTATAAGCACATCTGAATTTTTATTATATGTGGATAATTCTTTCATTAACTCAAATAGCTTCAATTGCTTAAACTCCTTTATGTATAAAACTAATCCTCATCTTCGTTACTGCTATTACAAATAAGACATTCACATACAACATGGTCACAATTATCTTTCCAAGTACAATTTTTACAAAGGCTACGTCTATAATCAACGATGTCTGCAAGGGATGGTAGAAGAGATTCACTGTGCTCTTCTAGTTCTTCTTGTGTGGGATTTTCAATTATCCCTATTCCATTTAATTTTGCTATTTTCTCTATCTGTTCCATTGTTAGCATTTTAAAACTACCCCCTATTTTACAAGTTCGAAATATTTTACGAAATCTTCCCAAACAATGTTTATTGTACCGCCTAATATATTAGTTTCATATTTAGGTTTCCAAGCAATGGGGCGTAAAGCAACATAAATAATAGTTATATATTCATTAATGGGTATAATCTTTGTATATGAAAAGAGTATGTCAATAGTAAATTCAGTATTTGTTGGTATTGTTTCTATAAAAGCACCCTCAAAAATAGAGTCATTAAAAATATAATCTTTAATACATCTATATTTTCTTCCTTTTATATATTTATTAACAACATTAAGATAGTCATTCTTTTCGCCATATCTCTTCAATTCTCTATCTGTTGCCCATCTTCTTGTATTATCAGAAAGGTCTACAAGATAATTGCCATTTATATAATAAACAACTTTACCTAATGTAGGTTTTGTAAAAGAATTTGTGTAGATTATCTTATCTCCTATTTTATATCCACCAAATCTCATATTCTCATTCTGTCCTCCTAAACAAAGCTATTATTTCATTTTTACGTTATTTTATATTTGTACCCTAAAATACGTTACAAAATATTTTGGTTGGACTAGCTGGATTCGAACCAGCGGAATGAGAGAGTCAAAGTCTCTTGCCTTACCACTTGGCTATAGTCCAATGTTGGTACTGCTTTCACAGTACCTTTTTGTTCACCTACCTTTACATACAGATTAGTTTGTAATTTGTAATCAGTATAATTTTAATTGATGAACCGTTATCGTTGTCGGCAACCGTAACCGACTTGGTGCAACTTAGGGGATTTGAACCCCTGACCCTTTGATTAAAAGTCAAATGCTCTACCATCTGAGCTAAAGTTGCAAGTGCAGGTATCACACTACATTCCCTTATGGTGAGATAAGCTCTGTACCTGCTATGCCAATTTGCTTTGTACAGCATTGGCAAACTGTACTGGTGTCACTGACGAGACTCGAACTCGCATGGATTTTTCCGAGGAATTTTAAGTTCCTTGTGTATACCTATTCCACCACAGTGACACGTCTTATGTTAATTCTACCGTGCTACATTTGAGATTATGATTATAGTATACTACTACTTTTGAGATGTGTCAACATGTATAGACCAAAGTTTACAAAATATTAATAATTATAGATAATAAAAAAACGAGACCTTAACGATCTCGTTTCTGTGCTAATTGTAGCTTTATAGGCTATTACAAATTTAGATTTTTGATCTCTTAGAACATTGCTCCAAATATATTTTATATTCTTGCACAATACCCTTACGAGTTAAATTATAATCAAAGAAATCTAATGCTTGGCTCAAGTTCTTGCCATTCTTACCTCCAATATCTGTTCTGTACACGTTTAATAAATATTTATTCGCTCTATAAAAGAAACCCGATTTACTGATAATATTTAATTTCAGGTAGATTTTTGGCACAATAATTCTCCTAATACTATTAATAACATTAACCGAGCTAGTGCCACTTGATATAGGACGAAACAAATAATCATTTGGGTTATATGTTTTTGATATGTTGGCGTTGTTATATGTGGTCACATCTCTCAATTTGCCACAGATATTTTGCGGTTCTTTCCCAAAATGCAATGAATAAATATTATCACACAACTCTTTATGCAACATATCAGATACATCTGAAAAATATTCCGAGGTTAAATCTATTGTTTGCTTTTTCCCATTCTGCTGTTTTATCCATAGAACGTGCCTATCAATATCATAGTCGCCTTTTTTCATTTTAGATAAAGCACTTTTTGGAACTCCAACCCATAATAGGTGGCACATTAACTTAATGTAACAGGAATACGCACTTACCTCTACTGACCATATGTCTATATCAGGGTTATTCATTACTTTGTCAATAGCGTCATTCAATTCTTCAATATCAGTGATAAAATTTACTAAAAATTGTATATCTTCAATATCACAATTTACATTTGCAAAACTAAGCCAACTCTTTAGCAACATTTTACTGATCCTAAAACTACCAAGAGTCGAATTATCTTTTAAAAAGTTAGCAATATTATCATGAAGTGTCTTTTCTTCATTGTATTTTTTCAAAAAACTGTTCAAAGTTGATGCTTTTTTCTTTAACGTTGCATCGCTGGTAATATTTGCTTCCTTTTCGATATATTGATGTATCGAAAATTCCAACTCTTCTTTTGTCATAATAAAACCGTCCTTCCGAATATAATACATATAACAAAAAGCAATCTATTATAGGAAAATATTGTACTAATTATTATATGTATTATACCAAAAAAACGGTTAAAAGTCAAGCTAGTTTTTGGTTAGCACTAACATCGTGCGAGGTTAATGCAAGGGAAATACAAATTGCCTGAGAAATTTTTCTCATTTCATTTGGAGTTAAATGACCTAAATAGCTAATTATTTTTGTCTTACTAATCGTAGCAAGTTGTTCGCATAGAACGACGCTTGTTTTAGCCACTCCACTCGTTTTGTTAAGCAGGACATGAGTAGGGAAGTATGTTTTATTTTTTGAAACATTTGATGTTAGCGGTGCAACTATTAAACATGGTGAATATTTATTCCCGATGTTATTTTGTACAACTATTGCTGGACGCACCCCTGCCTGCACAGAACCTCCCACATCAGGAAAGTTTACCAAAATCAAATCTCCTCTTGTTATCTCTCTGTTTATCTCTCTGTTACATATTTTTGTGTCATTCTTAAAACAAATTTTTTCCATAAACAACGCCCTCCTTTCTTTTTATTTAACGTTTTATTGTTGTCGTTGTTTATTTTTCTTCTTTTTTCTATATTATAACCATACAACTTTTAATATTCATTGTGTTTTGATGAATATAATGTTAAATCTATCTTAATATTTCCATTGAGCCTAAATCATTTCCAAACATAGAAATATTAAGCGTTGCTATCTTTTCTCTTTTCTCAAAAACATTACACAAATTAATGATAATCGGCTCTATGTAGCTTTTTTTATAAAATATATCTGCATTAAATTTGCTTAAACACCTATTTTCTTGCAAACTCCACAAGCCAATAAAACATTTCTTATGCAGCTTGTCATACGTTATATAGGGTGTAGCGGCTCGATTATAGTCAACAGCCAAAGTTCCGCAATCGAGTATTTCGCATAGCTTATCTATATTTAGCAATTCAAAATATAGATATTGCAAGTTACTGATCTGACTCTTATTAAGATTGCCTAGTGCATATGTGTCGATAAGTAATGTAATCTTATCATTCTCGACGCTTGACCTAGTTTCATCAATATAATCTTCTTTCAGTAATTCCGTAATTTCAACCCACTGCTTTTTCTCTAGCGGAAAGAGTGGCATAGAAGCCACTAAACGTTCAGGAACGTATCGGCAAGAAATAGTTAAAGTGACATCATTTATGCCTATTATAATAGTATCTCTTGCAATACTTATAATGGCTGATGATAAGTCATATTCAAGCCGACCGATCGTCATGCAATAGTCAAGCAGAACTAAATCTTGTGTTCTGTCTAACTCTAAGCATAGAAAACCATGATCTATCCCACAAATATCTTGTAAATCCTCAAAAGCACCCCTATATTCTTCTTTAATAATTGGATTGTCAGTTAGCTTCAGAGCTGTTCCATATATTTTGTCATTGTTTTTGTTATTAGTGAGTATAAACTCGTTATAGCATTTATTGCATACTAATTTTATTAATTCTTGTAAGACCATTTTTACAACTCCCTTTTAATTTTAATCTTTGTAAAAGAACATCTGTTCTAATATGCTTATACTATACTATAAAACAAATGTTCTGTCAAGTGATTTATGTCCATTATTTTGTACAGTACATTTTACCACACGATTAAGGTAAATATTGGCGAAACTAATTCCCATTGCCTTAATTTTATCACCATTCAATGCTTAAATCAATGATAAATTATTCCCAAAAATAAATACACGATTTAACAGCGACAATAGTTTCTTCGGAAGTTCCATACAATTCCGATATAAACTTCTTTTCGGGTTGATGGGAATGAAAAAGACTCTCCATTCTCATTTACCCATATCTCATGCGACCCCTTACCTCTGCGTGAGTATGAAAACCCACGCTCGGCAAGTAGCCTTTTAAATTTGTTTATGTTCATTCTGTTTGTTGCTCCTTCTTTTTTTAATTTTTGCAAGATTTGAAAACAAAACTTGCATTTTATTTACTTTAGCCTGTTACATCACACTTTCTCAACATTCTAATAATTCCACTCTGACCCTTTGGCGTTACCATAGGTGTTAGTCCTATCCTGACTTCGCCATTCTGTATGTATGAGCTTTCTTTTAGCTGAAACCATGGCTGAGTGTCTATGTACCTTTGATAAGGCATATTCTTATGACCGTCCTTACAGCCTAACACTTTCTTCTCCCTCAGAAAGTTAAACAACCTTGTTCTGCCTATCTTTATTCCGTTCTTAGTTGCCAACTTTGCCATATCGTTCATTGAAATACAATCCTCAGAGGTTTGTATGTGGCTTGCAAAGTCCACAAGAGGTTTGTCCTGCTCTATCTTATTATTAAGCTGCCTGATCGTTGATAGATTGAGCCTGAACAGTTCTCTCGTCTGGGCATCGGCATTTGGTAGATAGGTGTTAATGAACATCTCGTCATTGGCTACATAACCACCTGTCTTGCGTATAGTCGGGAGAACTTCTGAAGTGACCCAACGTTTAAATGTTTTAGCCTTTGGCAGCTTGCTTCCGAGAATAAGAGAATACAAGCCAGACTCATTGATAAGAGTTATTTTCTGCTGTCCTCCAGGAGTGTCCAAAACGGACACCCCTTTATCTTCGGCACAAATATGTGTCCTTATTGCCTTTGCCGTCTCTTTGTACCCCAAAATCTCAGCCACATCTTTTCCGACAAGCCAAGGCTCTCCGTCCTTAACTATTGTCCTCACTGTTCCAAATTCCTTGTTTGTGAATGTTTTAATTCCGTCCATTTTCTTTATCCTTTCTGTTTTAAATTAACATTGTTGTTTGAAATTTCCTGCTTACAAGCATAAAAATACACCTCTACAAATATAACTAATACTTGACAGAAGTGCATACCTATGATATAATATATCTATCAAGGATATGCACTGATATAACAGTGTGTGTATTGATACCTTTTACGATACAAGCTGTACTTTTGGACGAGGCAGCTTGTATTTTTTATACATTATTTTCCAGCAAGCTCTTTAATGCTTCATGAACTCTTTTGTAGTCATCAGTTCCAACTGGATAAGATGGACTTCTTCTACCTGAAATTTTACCGTCATAAGCCATTTGAACTTTTGCGACCCTATGGAAACCATCTTCCCATACTTCATCACCAACAGAAATAACATATTCTGCGTTTTTATGTGGTGGAGATGCAGGTATTCTAATCATTGCTTTTTTATTGGCGAAGTACGTTTTAGCCATGATATCTTCTCCTTTCTATAGTTTTAAAGGACTATAAATCCTTAGTTCTATTATACTATAGTACCTTAGACGTGTCAACACTTAAAAATAAAAATCTTTCACAAAATTCTAGCGTATTTTTTGTTGAAATACACAATTTTAGTTTCTGAGATATTACACTTAAACCCTAAATCTTGATTTTCAGCCTAAAATATGCTAAAATTTTCTTATTAAAAGTAATTCTAATTAATCTTAGAAATTGGAGGAAATAAAAATGAGCAAAATAAAATTAATTCTTATTGCACTCATGACAACATTAGCATTGTCCTCATGTAATAGTAAAACAACAAGTTCCATATCTGACAGTAATTTCACTACCACTACAACAAGTACAACAACCACCACTCCCACAACAACTTCTCATACTTTAACAACAACTAAACCATCAACTACCACAACTACTTCCAAATCATCAACTACTACCACAACGACTACAACCACAACGACAACTACAACTACCACGCATGATTATAGTTCTGAAATAAGTGCTTTAGAGCAAGAAAATAATCGCCTACAGGGTGAAATCTCCACCTATCAGAACGAAATAAACAATGAGCAATCTGATATTTCCATCTATGAAATCTATAAATCGGATGCCGAAGATGATGTTGAGGAGGCTAAAATACAGCTTGAAAACGCCAATAAGAAAATGGTTAAAGTTTATGGTGATGGCGGTTGGACTACAGAAGTTGACTCCGAAGCAGTTTCAAAGGCTCAATCTCACTTAGACGATTGCCAAAGAGTTGTTGACGTGTACAATGAACTTATATCAGAAAGTCAAAGTAATATTGATTATTATAACACTTGTATATCCAATAATCAAAGTTCCATTGAAAACAATAATAGTCTTATAAATGATTATCGTAGCAGATAATCATAAAACAGGAGGTAATACCATGAAGAAAATTTGTTCCATTCTTGTGATTGCAATAGGAATAACACTATTTGTGATAGGTTATACAACAAAAATTCCAAGCAAAAATTTAACCACATTTTCAATTTTGGAAGGTGACAAGTATAGTGCCATTGACGAATATGTTGGCGGTGACGCTTACAACTATATCATAGGAGCTTCACTTGTCAGCGGTAAAATAGCCGCTGCGAAAATTGAGAGAGTAATTTTCATATCCACTGGCTCATTAATTTTCTCCATTGGCATAATTGGTTTTGCATTTTCATTTAAAACCAAAGAAAAGAAACCTAAAGAAAAAAAGGATGTTGGCGAGCAGGGTGACTTGTCACAAACTAACGAATAAATTTTACAAAGTTCCACAAAATAGTATTGACAAAATGGGTATAGTATGCTATACTATAAATGATGAAAGATTATCTCTATCATCTCTAATTTACGCTTCGCAATGTGCGACACAGAAACATTGTAGATACAATTACGTTTCACAATGTACGGCAAAGTAACATTGTAGTATTCAATTTACGCTTCGCAATGTGCGACACAGAAACATTGTAGTGATGCTGTCATTTTGGTTAATCTGAAGTGACAGCATATTTTTTGTATTAGGAGTGTCAAAATATGACGGAACATGGTATGTACTTTATTACACCCGACTATTATCAACTTATTCGAGATGTAGGAGGAACTTGGAATGATTGCAAGGAAAGACCCATTGTTTGTTTGATTAAGTCCACCGAAAATTCCAAATTGTATTGGGCAATACCTGTAGGCAAAGTAAATCATCGTGACACTAAAGCTATTAATCGTATTTATTCCTATATGAACAAAGATCCAAGAAATATTGCTTCTTGCTTTTATCACATTGGCAAGACAACCACCAAATCTATTTTCTTTATTAGTGATGCTTTTCCTGTAACAGATGTCTACATAGACAGAATTTATGAGGGTTATGATAAACAACAATATGTCATTGAAAACAACAATCTTCTGTCTGCTCTGAAATATAAACTCCAAAGAATTTTAAGTTATGAAAATACTAATCCAAATTTCTTCCGTCAACATATTACCGATGTTAAAAGAAAACTGTTAGACGAAATTAACAATTAAACAAAAGAGGTATTCTTATGTCCGAAATTAAATCAATAACAGACCAAGAAATATTATCATACTGGGACTCAATTAAATCCGTAAGAGGAGTTGCTATTAAACTCGGTATCTCGTGGCAAAGAGTTATTAAAAGTCTTTCTAGTTTAGGTATTATAGTTAATAATACCCACGCCAAAATCACTCAATACCACAAAGAAGGGAAGTCAGCTAATGAGATTGCCGACTTAATGAATATGAATGTTAATGTTGTGAAAGCCTATCTCCCACGCAACAGACCTCAATACAAAGTTAATCAATCTAAAAATGCTCTAGCAGTACAAAGGAGTAAAGAACGTCACAAGAAGCACTAAAGGGACTTTTAAAAGTCCCTTTTTATTTTACATACTTATCCACAATTTCCTTGCCAACTTCCATTTTTAGCATTTGCTCTTTTACGAGTCTGCTATCGCAACCGCTATAATGTTGTTCAGTTATCCTCAGATCAGAATGTCCCAGACTCTGACAGGCAATACGCAAATCTCTTATAACATCTTCGCTGCCTTTTTGAATACAACTAATATACACGGAATGTGTCTGCCTAAAGCTATGAGTGCTGTATTTACCTTCTATGCCATGTTTGGCGGTTATATTCTTTAGAAATGTTGTAACGGAATTAAGTTCCATAGAGGCTATCCTGAGCGGTCTGCCGTTCCAATCGTACTTCTCATTAGTATATACAATTTCTTCTTCTCCGTCCTCATTCAAGAAAATGTCCTCAATATACTTCCTCTTACGTTCTCCACTCTGAAAAATATAATCTTCTGGGTCAAGTCCATAATACTTGATTATAAAACTCAGCATTTTCTTCACAGTATCACAAAGCCATGCCGTTCTCCATTTGTCCGTCTTGTCCTCTTGTAATGTCAAGTAATCTACAATTTTGCCGTTGTTATCGGTTAAATCCTTGACCCTCAAGGTCATTATATCTCCGTAACGATAGCCTGAGTTGCAAGCAAAAATTATAATATTTGCCTTAAAATATTTTTTACTCTGAAACAAATCTTCCAAAATCACATTTAGATCATCAGGTCTGAACCAGCTTGCAGACTTCTGCCTGCTTGCCGTATGTTTTGTAATAGCATTTCTATGACCTTTTTTTCGCTTTGGCTGTTTTGTTATCTGTATTCCTGTCGGAAGTCTATCCGATAAATCGAAAATTTTGCAAGTTTGAGCCGTACTAATATTCATTTTCATTCACTCCCATCATATACACAATGTAAATATTATTCCTGCTATCAACATAACGCTTGTAAAGAGCAAGCCAAAACCACCATAGACAACGTTCTTCACTATCATTCTAACTTTTCTCTGGCGTTCTTCTCTGAGCCTTTGACGGCGTTTTGCTTTTAAATATGCCTTCCGCATATTATAATCTTGTTCTTCCTCTATCTTCCGTAGCTCTTCTTTACGATCGTTGTCTAGCATTTTCACAAAAAGTAATGTATTCGTATTTTCATTTTTCATATTTATTCCTCCTATATTTATTCCTGCATAAAGAAATACTCCTATCAATCAATGTGATTAATAGGAGTATTTATATTTATTATATTAGTTTTATACACACAATCGCTTTCATATTGCAAGTAAACTGTCTATTTCTGCAAGTCTTTTAAGAAGCTTTTCACGCTCCACTTTTAAGCTTTCCACGTCTATATCAGATACGAGTTTAACGCCCTCGTGGTCTTTGATTTTGCTATAAATCGTTTCAGGAACACCTTTTACACGAACGATTGTGTTCTTATCAGCCGCTATTCTAGGACTTTTGGCAGAGCCACCCGAAGTGGCAAAGCCACCGTTTATAAGCATTGCATTGTCGGAGAAAATAACCTCTCTGTCACGATAAAGTCTTTTCAGAACAACGATTGAGCCAACTCTGATTTCTCCGTCCTCGTAACCCTCAGTATAAGTGTCGAGGTCAAGATCTACTGTGACAGTGCTAACCGCACCAAGTTCTCCGCATTCACCATAGCATTCGATGAGTAACGCCTTGACAGCTTCCTTGTTCTCCTCTGGGAAGACCCAGCAAGGGGCGTTCCACTTGCCCTGTATCTGCTTTGCCCCTGCGACAAAGCTCTTGTTATACGGACTGTTTACCTTGATTGTCTCGTTTTCAACTGCAACTTTCATGTTTTATCTCCTATTATATTATATTACTTCTTATTGTCAGGTATCTTAGCCCACATTTTCTCTCGATAAGCCAACTCTTGGCTATAGGTTTTATGCCATTGCTTATCCAGTTCTTTTCGTTCCTCAAGCGTAAGACTTCTACCCTCATCAATAGCCTTATAAAAGGCGTCATCATAAATCTTTTGAGCTTTGTCAAAAGCTCCTATCGGATTGTATTTTCTGTTAATTTCTCTCCGCTTATTTTCACTATGGTTCACACATAGGTAAATAACAATTAAAATAATGGTAGCTAGTAACATTGATTATTCCTCCTCGTCCAAATCCTTTTCTTCACAACACCATTCATAACACACTATATTAGTTATAATATCTTCATCGGGATATGCTTCCCTAAAATAAAAAAGCTGTAAAACATCAGGTTTAAAATCAGTATAAAATTTTATGGTTTCACCTAATGGTTTATAATAACCCTCAAGCTTACTGCCTTTGATGATTTTTCCATTAACCTTAAACTCCGCAGGTGACAAGTTAATCTCACGTTCCAGCGGTGCGGTTTCAATACCGTCTCCGTTAACCAGATTGTCTATAGTTTCGTTGCCGTCCTCGTTTATCTTTTCACATTCGGCAACGAAATAGATTATACAATCATAGAATTTATTTCCTGCATAGCCTACTGTTTTGGTAATATCTGAATGATATTTTTTTAACTCTGCCAAAGCTTCTTCCTTGCTATCATAGATTTTTATAGGATTTCCTATTTCTGTGTCCTCACAAACTATACCAAACAATCTCTCAGGGAGCTTCCTTAACTCTACTCTTGATTCAAAAATTCCATATTTTTTCATACAAATTTCTCCTTTGTTTAATTAATTATACCACAAAATTTCTCATTAGTCAACTAGAATTTTGTCGAAAACGTCCATAAAATCGGACAGTATGGCTATTTTTATTAGCCATGTTTTACACTCGTCATCAGTATAGCCGTTGCACTTCATTTGTGCGATATGTAATCTAATACGCTCATTCCGTTCCAATGATCTGATACGTTCCATAAGACGCTTATCAGGGTGCTGTATTACCATGTTATTCTGCTTTTCTGTCATTTAAAATTCCTCCTTAAAAGTATGGTTTTATTCTATTCCAAATAACTTGTTACCACGTTCTATTTTCTTAATAACTCCTCTTTTTGTCATCTCTGTTATTTCAATTCCACCATTTGAAAAGCCTACCCATATTTCCCTTGGAGTTCTCCAGCCGTTACACGTTAAAAAAGTAACTACTCTGTTTATTTGTGACAAATGTTTCCCGTCATTTGGTATTTTCTGTACATTCATTGATATTGTACCTCCTTATTCAGCAATATTTCTTATAACTTTCCACCTACCACGATAGAATTTTACGCTTAAATCGTCCATAAATTTCTCCGTTTTAGTGTTATAAATTCTGTTATCCTCAGTAATGATATAGTTCTTTGAATAATAATATTCATTAATCATCTTTACCAAATCTTCTCTAGCACCTGTTGACATAATAGTTTTAGTTTTCATTGTTATTCACCTCAATTCACGCTCCAAACATTCAAACAGATAACGCCCTTGTTATCAGCATAAACGTTATCAATGCTCGATACTTCCGCATAATTCATATGCTCTGGAACATCTCCGTAATCTCCGTCATAAACAATTTTCTCCCCAGCGTCCGACCATATCTGAATGTGTTGCGCATCAGGATCAACGAACATCTCCATAAATTCTTGTACTGTCATAGTTAAATAACCTCCTCTTTAATGTCAACAACTCCATAAGGCTTATCATTCCTGCCCTCAAAATAGGCATCACACTCACTGATTATACAGCCCTTTTGATATGGATTAAGGTCATTCACATTCATCTTTTCTCCGTTTACATTAAATAATTCATATCTATCTTCAGTTATACCACGTCCATAAAGAGTAAATGTACCTTTAAATTCAGATAATGTACCCATAGCAAAAATCTCATCAATTTCCTTGTCAGTGAGATTATTTCTCTTCAATTCGTTCCGCAGGTATTGCGAGTCATCAATAGTAAATGTTACCTTGCGTGTATTTCCGTATTTGTCCATTGTCTTATTCCTCCTCATCGTCATCTATATGTTCGAGTTCATCAGCGACTTTCAATAAAAATTCCTTTATACTATCGGCATCATTGATTAATACTCTTATGCTGTCAGGCACTCCTCTTTTTCCTCTTAAATCAATCCACATTTCAGCGTGTTCATCAGCGTCAAAATCATCAGCCATTTCTTTAAATGCTCTTACGAAGTCTTTAGATGTGCCGTCATAAAAAACAGTTTCAACAACATCTTCTCCAGCATCGGAATAAAATTCTACATCGTGACAAAATTCATTATTGCCAGCTTCATATTTCTCCGATAATTTAACCTCATTGTTTCCCAAAACCTTAGTAATCTTTTTGTTTAACATAATAAGACCTCCGTTAATATATTTTTCCATTGCTATACATATAAATGAATGATACTCTTTGCAAGTATCTCCCTTACTCCGAGTATATAAGAGGGGAATAATTCCCCTCAGAATGTTAAATCAATCCATTTTCTTTGAACTCTCTTATCAGTCCGTATTGTGTGCCAAGCTTTTTAAGTTTAATTTGTATTTCAGCTAATTCCGCATAGCTTATTGAGCTTTCTAACAAATCAGCTTGTAATTGCATTGCAACTTCTCTTGTTCTTGCTTTTCCTCTTGTATATTTGTTAATATTCATGATTAGACTATCTCCTCTTTAATAGTATTCATTGAGATACTTGCTTTCAAGTTTTTTAATTTTTTCCGTCATACTGCTTTTATCCTTGCAAATGTCTATAAAGTCAGCAGTATTACACATATCCAAGAGTTTATAATACTTTTCTTCAACAGTATATTTATTCCAAAAGATTAAATATTCCTCTCTCTGTTGCTTTGCGGCTTGTTCAATCCTTTTCATATCCTCACATGGAATGTAGTCTGTAGATACGTACAATTTGATTATTCCATTTGCGCTTATATGTGCTATCTGCTTATAGTCGTTATGTTCTATTACGGCTTTATTACATACTGTAATGCCGTTTCCTAAACAGCACATAAATAATTCAAAGTTCCGTTTGCTCATATAATCAAGCCTCCTCATCGTCAAGACCATCATTTATAAGGTCATCAATTTCCAACTCATAGCATAGATCATTCAAGACCGCTTCTTGAGCAACTATATAACGATAAACATCACGCTTTTTAGTGTTCTTTTTATCATTGTTATATTCCTTGTCTGCATACTCAAGTGCTTCCGCTGTCTCGTTGTACATTCTTATGATAGTCTTAATCATTTCTTCTCTTGTCATGGTTAATTCCTCCTTGATTATCTCTCGATTAGTCTGATTATATCATCGCCATATACAATAGCTTTGGTATATTTCTGCTTTTGCAAAAGTTTAATAAAGTCCGTGATAGTCATTGTATACCCTCTATCAATCTTCCAGCCATACAGATTTATGAGATCTTGTAAAAGGTCATACAAAGTATAGCCTATAAAAGAGCATCCTTGCGGTGAATAACTCCGCAAGCCCTTTATAGCATGATCACTCATGTTTATGCGTGTTACTCCGTTGAATTTGTGTGTGATTGTATTCATATTTATTTCACTCCTTAAAACAGATATTTTATTTCCACCACGTTGACATTCCGTCATTTAGTCTTATCGGGCAAAGTAACATAAGCTGACTATTATATTTATTTTCCTCAACATTTTTCAAGACTATAGGCTTTGATGCCCCACTATGGAGCATTTTAATTCTATCGCCCTCAAGATTTTTAATAGCATCCGTAAAGTATGTGAGATGATAGCCGCTAGTCTCAGAAATACGCAAGCCCTCAATATCAACGCTTCCATAAGGTGAGACAAGCCCATTATTCTGGATCGCAAACATATCCATAGTCTTTTTAACTCTAATCTCTTTAAAGTATTTCAAGTTTTCAAGCATATTCTTTTTCTCAAATTCAAATTCAGAGCTAAAGGTACATGGAATAGCTGCCTCCCATTGAAAATACTGTCCTTTAAGGTTCTCGCTCAAAAGCGTAAAATCTTCCGACACAAGATTAAATACTGTTATATCCTTAAACGATATAATATCACATTCACCCTTTTTGAACTGCTTTAAGATTGAAAATGTGTTATTATTTATTGTAAATTCATTTTTAAAGCTCAAGCCACTATCTTCCGTATCGGTGCTTACTGCTACCCTATAGCCATCCAGAGCTACCATTTTATTTTCCTTGAAATTAATACCCTTTAATATAGGTCTAGAATCGCCTTGTGTGTATATGGCATAGCTAATTGAATTATAACGCTCCATAAGCTTCTCAATGGTGTATGTATGCTGCTCAAGGATATTTGAATTATTTGAATTAATATCGTTAATCCAAACTTTTCCAAGATGTGTAAAAAGAGAATGTGCATCATTATCATTTACATCGGTTATTCCAGCTTTAAATGACTTTGTGCCGTCCTCAAAGTTGCACGCTTTATCACTATCAAACGTGATAATTGTATCACAGCCCTTGAAATATTTAAGAGCCTTTATAACTCTTTTCACGTCCTCAAGAGCAAACATGATCTTATCATCGGCTATACAGTTTATAGTCTTGCAGCCGATAACCTCAAGATTATTTGCGAAAATCTTCATTTTCCCGTCCTCAGCCTGAATAAACGCACTCCGCAAAAGATAGTTAGATGATTTTGTGTCAATGATCTTTTCCACCTGCTCAAGTGCCGCTACAAGGTTCTTTGTGTTTGCTATAATTTTCGTGTTCATAATTATTTACCTCCGTTTAAAATAAATGTTTTATTTTTTATTCGCTTTTCAAGCGTGTTATATGGTACTCTCAACGACTTCATGCGGTCATTTTGAGTATATAGGGCGGTTATATAAGCCGCCCTCAGATCATTTATATTATGCTTTTTCAGATCGTTCACATGGTATATCAGTGAGAACATAGTCCCAGCTTGTGCCATAATGAGTGATGCCCCATACATATAGATCTAAAGCCTCATTGTAATATACTATCTCGTTAGTATATTCTTCAAGGATACTGGCACCTTGTGCAGAAATGATGAAATATTGAAATATTTCTGAATAACGTTCACTGTTTTCAAGATCGTCAATTTCGTTCTCCAATTCTGAAATTAATTCGAGATTATCTTCTGCTTCTGCCTCCTCTAAGCGTTCTTGAAATTCTTCCAGTTTATCGGCGTATTCCTCATAATCAAGCGTATTGCCTTCTGAGTCCTCATAAGTTACATCAGAACCGCTAACCATGTCCCAGTAGCCGATCTCAGCCGTTGTTGATAAAATGTCATTGCACATAACAGCATCAAATGACTTTGCAAGCGTTGCATAGTCAACAAAACCATTTTGCTTACCATAGTCTGAAATCTCGTTTCCACAAAAATGTGTGCCGAATATTGTTTGTGTTTTTGCCATAATAATTGACCTCCTCAAAGTCTTAAAGTTGTTATAACGTGTAAATAATGGTTATGGTATCCGCTCCACCTCATGCAGTTTCGTGGATATAAGGGGCGTAACCCCCTTTAAAATGGTTCAATCTCAATGCCGCTTAATATTTCTTGAGCCTTGCTTAAAAATTCCACGTTGTAATCATCTACATAATAGCTGACATAAAAATCGGTTAGCTTGTTTACAAGTTTATCATCACTCTTGATATAGTCGATCACTTCTATACGCTCAATAGAATCATCGGTATCAAGATTTTTAAATTTTCTAGTTGCTTCTATAAGATCATTTTTAGAAATTTCAAGAGCATCCGCAAACTCCAGAACTGAATCAAAGTAATCGTAAACGTTCATATAGTGCGGTTCGTCACTGTAGATAGTAACGTGATCGTCATTGAGCCATGAATGACCGCCCACATTTATAAACGTTTCAAGGCGTCCTATTTTTGCATCTGCATCATAGTAAAAATATACGTCCGTTTGGTATGGGTTTAAGTCGATCTCAAATTTCCGCAAGATCACCGCAAGCTCAGATACAAGATCATTGATATTGATAACGTCCTCATCGGTGATATAATGCTTAATGCTTGTACTCATTTTGATACACTCCTTTTAATAGTTTTTAGCCTTAACTTTAAGCTATGGAATAGGGCTTTTATAGTGACGCCCTTTAGAACACTTGAAGCTTTAAACGTGCAAATATGCTTCTTTTTGGCTCATTTTTATAACGCTTTTGGCAGCGTTTAAAACGCTTTGCGGGATTCTATAGCCGCAAATAACGTATTTGTCAAGGCGTGTATTGTAGCCGATTGAATAGTTCCAGCCGTAAACACCAGCGTTATAATAGTTAGTGCTGTCGGTATAAGCATCAATGCTGCTATCGTTTACCAGGATAACATCTTGACCGCTGATTATATTTTTAGCGTCATTGTTTGTGATTTTTTTTGATGTTGTGTACATAAAATTTACCTCCATTTTTCGTTTACGTTTGTTTTTGTTTTGTTTTTTTATTGTCTCTTTTCTTTTGTTCTACTTGACTTTTTATTTTTTTTGTGTTATCTTTAAAATATGGTTGATTAAATTCAGATCATTGCACTGGATTCAATCGTAGTAACGGCTATTGTGTAGCCGTTAAAATTATTAGTAGATGCCCTTTTTTTATATCCCAGAAATTCGGAAACTGGATTAAAAGCATTTTGAGCCTATCGCTTTTAAGATTTTCACCGCCTACATTTGACGTTGTTCAATTCGGTTTTAGCCGGTTCGTACGGTGAAATATTTAATTTTCAAGTTGCAAAAATTTCAAGCTTGCAAGGCTGATGAAAAAATCCCATTTTTTTCATTAACGCTTTTAACGTCTGAATTTGCTTTTTCAACTCCATTTCTTTATTCTGTCGGACGATTTTCAAAGTGCAATCGTGAAACTTGATGACCTAGTAAAGGATTTTTATTGTGTTGTGTTCTTTTCCTTTACTGTATCTATATTATAGCACATGGCGTCATGTATTACAATTGACTTTTTGCACAAACATGGAGTCATGTATTTATATAACTTGCACACACAATATATAGTGCATATTATTGTATTTTTGAATGATAACCGCTATATATAGCGATACTATGATTTATAAACGAAACTAAAATATTTATAAGAAGTTACAAATATATAATTGAAATGAGGTTTAAAATTGGACAATATAAACAAAAAGAAGATAGAGTATAATGCTGCATACACTGCCAAAAATTACAAAAAATTATCGGTTAACGTGAAGCCCACAGATTATGCGGCTATTGACAATTATTGTAAAAAATCAAATATTAGCAAAGCTAAATTTATTGTAAAATGTTGTAAATACTGTGTAGATCATGATATTAATTTTGATGACTAACTAAACCACAATATATAGTGACTAATACAGCGTTTATTACTTGCCATATACAACATATTGTATGCTTATATCTTGAACTATAAGGCTACTAGCAAGCGTTATATACTGTTGTATATATGGGTGGTATAACTATACTTGATAGCCGTTAGAATGGATTTTAGAGCATACAATATATAGTGGTATTGTAGTGTATTATGTGTGCGTGTATACTATATATTGTGGGTAATGATTTATGTGCGTTATATATTATGATCTTGCAAGCGGAGATCTTGCAAGGGATCTTGACTTGTATGTGTATGTATGTGTATATGTATGTGTACAAATATTTGGACTGTTATAAACGTTGAATAGCGTGAAATAAGTGTACAATTTTTTGGACTTATAAGAATCTTGCAAAGGTTCTTTACTAATGCTAGTTAATGACAATTAGTCAATTTGCATAACTTTAAAGGCTAATTTTGTGTAAATTGCTAGTTTAAAATAGGGAATGAGTGTTAAATTTTAGGCGTATTTTAGTGAGTGTTTACCACTTTGATGGCAAATAAGGGGCGAAATAGGGAATTGATAGGTTAAAATATTAATATAAAATGTTCAAATTTTAAAGATGATGATTAAGGGCGTTCGGTATATCGAATAGCAACCACCGATAAATATATTTAACAAAAATCAAATATTAATAATAAATAAATGTACAAAAGTCAATTATTAACTTAATCAATAATTGATAAAAATCAAGTATTACAAAGTCGGTTGAGCTTGCATGAAGTCGGCAGAAATTATATTAACATTCTATGAATTATGCTACAATTATTTATATATGCTTTTTTGGCAAAAAGGCATATAAACCACGCAAATAAGCGGTTTTATGGATATGTTAAGATACTTAATCAAATAGCTATAGAGGGGGTGGCTTTACATTTATGGGAACATATGGAAACGAGATTATCCCCTTAGTAGTTCCACTCTATCCACACGCCCCAAAGCCACACTCAAAATCAAAATGACACTTTTTAAAATTCCTGCACACTCTTCCATTATCCCACCAAAACTCCAATTTTCATTCGGTAACACGTTCGAGTAAACTTCGTATCTACGCCATTTTTTCAACTTTTCCAAACCTTAAAATATACCCCAATACACCAAAACACACCAAAATTAACTTACAAACATTATTTCTACACCATAAAAAAATAACCCATTACTCCCCAAAAAATATACTCCTTTAAAGACCATAATAGGTCTTATTTTTTTGCCCTAAAATGGCTATAAATCAAGTTTTACACTTAAACAATCACCCATTTAAAATTCAATTTTAAATCACTGTCAACTCGTTAAACTACGCTTCAAAAATAACACACTATCACCGAAACATCTCAAAACAATAAAAAACCATCAAAATATCATTTATAAAACCCATAAAATAACCTATCGTAAAAATGAAAAAAACGTTTTTACACCTTGATTTACAAGCAAAAACAGCGAATAAGCTATCGTAATTTTACCGAACGCTCCGAAACAAAATGTTCAGACGAAAACAAAATGTTTAAGTAGTTGCTAGACAACTCATGCAAACATTAATTTTTAACTGAAAAAATATCTGTGAAGATTAGCGTGACCGTAGGGAACGATAATCAAGCAGGGAAGTTATATACGAGCGTAGCGAGAATATAACTGACTAGCTGTGCGCAGCACAATAATAAATACAAAGCCTCTTCAATAACATAATGTCAATATATTATCATTAATTATCATTATCGGTTATTGTCGCTTTATTGCTCAATAGATGTAATCACCTTAACAGATGTAATTACAATGATCTTCATTATGATCTTCATTTTATGCTAATTAATTTCATGTAAGTCATTTAATGTTCTGTCCTACATTATTTATTTTTAATTTCACTTTGCAATTAACAAATTAACATAAAAGTTACATATTTATGTTCAACTCGCTATTGACACATCTCAAAAGTAGTAGTATAATAGCCATAGAATCTCAAAAGTAGTATAGTAAAATTACAATATTAATATATCATATTGATTATTAATTGTCAACAAGAAATTTATTCCTGTAAATAATTAATATTCAAAAGAAAAAAACCTACACGCTTTAGCGGGTAGGAAGGATTCTCCTCTTACTAAAGATATCTAATATTATTCTACTCTACACTTTGACCTACACCTTTGCGTACCTAAATGCAAACTTTTTTGCATTTTGACCTACACCTTTGCGTACCTAAATGCAAAAATGGAGAACTAATAATGAAAGGTGGTGATAAATTATAGTTGACAATTATTTTGTAAAAATGCCAAAGAAGTATATATACGCTGACTCAGCAGATAACTTTGAAATTTTATTATATCGTTGTCTTAGCTACCTATATAACGCCAGAACAGAAGTGATTAGCACGTCTTTAAATGAGATTTTAGAGTTGTGTAACTATTCTCTCTACAGTAAGAGTAGTAGAGAAAATACTCATAGGATAAAAGCACTTTTCAATATTTTTATTGCTAGGTCAGATTTGACTTGGGATAACCAATGTGACTATAAATCATTAAATAGTGTCAATGCAAACGCTCATTTAAGATTTAAAGTCAACAAAGCAGTGTTTGATCCTCTAGATAACTTTGTAATATTGTATGATGCAGAATGGGACAAACTAATGTCTATTTCAAATAGGCTGTCTAAGTCAATACTTCTTCGTGTTTACCTATACATAAAATCATGGAACTTTCAGAATACAGAAATTATAACAGAGAGTGTTTGTGGTTGTTACAAGAAAGAAACGATAATGGCAGAAGAATTACATATGTCGGTCAGACAGTTAGACAACTATTTAAAGGCATTATGTGATAATGGGCTAATAGTCAAGCATATTACAGGCTCTTATAAAAAGAATGGCAAGGTCTATAATGCTCCTAACGTTTATGTGCTTAGTTCAGATCTGAACGTACAACAACATATCCGAGAAGCTGTTGACAGACTAAAGTACACCTATAAGGTAGATGAATTTCTACCAATGACACATAAGAACAAGAAAATTAGAAAGGATTGATAAACGTGATAGATAATAAGATTATAGTATTTGAAAACGAGGACTTTGGAGAACTTAGAACGGTTGAGATTGACGGAGAAGTTTGGTTTGTAGGTAAGGACGTGGCAATGATATTGGGTTATGGAAATGGAAAAGTTAAAAGTAAGGCTTTAGCTAACGCTATAAAAGATCATGTAGATATTGAAGATAAAAGGTTCTTAAACTATGATGAACTTAAAGCGTACCAAAATGGTGACCTTAAAAATATTAGCCACTATGGAATGACAATTATAAATGAAAGCGGTCTATATTCTCTTGTATTTGGAAGTAAATTGTCAACCGCAAAGAATTTCAAACACTGGGTAACTTCTGAGGTTCTTCCTTCACTTCGTAAAACTGGTACATATAATACGCAGGCTTTTGAAGAATTAAAAGCAGAGGTAATAAATCTCAAAGAAGAATTAGAGAAAAACAAATTACCCAAGAAAACATATAGTCCATGGTTTGGTCGTATGCACCCTAAATATAAATTAATAGAAGATAGTCTTGGTATTACTAGGGGTGCATTGTATAGAGAAATTCTTAAAGAGCTTGCTAACAGATACGGACTTGATACATACCAGATAGAACAAGACTATTTGTATGAAAATTGTTTGGATAAATGTTATCCTCTTGACCCATATCAGTGTGTTCCGCAATATCGCAATATGATAGAAGATATTATTAATGAGTATTTAATCAGTAACAGTTTAGCTGATAAAAACGATATTATTGTAACTAAGAAATATCAGACGATATTCTCAAAAACTAATTCTAAGGCTGATTATAATGAGTCTTATCTTAATACAGAGGACGGTGAAAACAATGAGTAGAAATCGCAAAACAACTTCTTTACAAGAATTATTCTCTGAAGATTATACATACGAGGCTCAGGACAAGCCTTTAGACGACAATGAAGAATATTTAAGGTTTCGCAGTGAGTATTGGACTATGCTGGCTGAAACTGACGATACATACGCAGAAGATTATATGTGAGATAAAATAAAGGAGACAACAAAATGAACAACTTGAAACTTGTAGAAACAGACGTATTTAATGAAATCGCAACTTGTGACTTTTGGGGTAACGCCAACAATGAGTATCTTGTCACAAGAGAACAGATTGGTAGAGCATTGGGTTATAAAAATCCAAGTGAAGCAATTAAAAAGATTCACATGAAACATAGAGATAGACTTGATAATTATAGTTGTTTAATTAAAAGTGACTTTAGTCGAGGGGTGCGTTCTGGGGGTATCGACTCTAATGGTGCAATTCAGGACAGAATGTTTTATAACCGCAAAGGCATTATGGAGATTTGCCGTTGGTCTAGGCAACCATTAGCAGATAAGTTCATGGATTGGTGCTGGGAGATTATGGATAGACTTATCTCCAATAGTTTGAATACCGTAACATTATCAAGAGAAGAATATTCTATGATTGTTAATGCTGCCAATGAAGTGGGTCAGCTTAATAAAGTTAATGAACAGCTTACACGTCAGTTGCAAATCATTTCTGCACAAAACACCACAATGCAGGATAAGCTTTCTCGTATGTGGCAGAAAATAATGCTTATTGTACCACCTGCGTATTATTCTTCTTGGAAAAACAAAATGTCTCAGAAAATTGTTTCGCTTGCAAAGATCTTAGGTTATACAAATGATGATGATAGAAAATCTATTTATGGTGATATTTACAGCATGATGAGGTCGGACTACGATATTGACCTTGACTCCTACAAAGAAAATTATTTGTTGTCACAAATAGATTGTAAAAACGTAGCAATGATAGATGTTATTGATAGCGACACAAGTCTTAGAGATATTTTCGAGGAAATTGTTGACCGATACATACAAATAAAATCAGGAATGGAGGTAATGAACAATGCCTAAACTAACAAAACTTACAGAGAGTGAGTATGCCAATGGTGTACTCGCAGAAGCTAAAAGAATAAACAATAACGAGACAATTCGTAAACAACCGCCTACAGAACAGCAAGTTAGATTGTGCCTTAGAGTGCTGAGAGATTTTCACATACATATAAACAAAGACAATATTCCTAGATTTAACAGCGTTCAGGAACTAGAGCTTTGGCAAAAGAAAATGATACACAACAAATTATATGACAATAACTAAAACGGAAAGGTAGATTAAAATGACAGAAAACAACAAAACTATGGTAACAGTATTTGAGAGCAAAGATTTTGGCAAGGTAAGAACGGTAGATATTGATAACAAGATTTACTTTTGCGGTTCTGATGTGGCAAAGGCGTTGGGGTATTCAAGACCAGCGGACGCAATAACATCTCATTGTAAGGGGGTCTGCGTTTTACCGACCCCTTCGGCTGGAGGTGTACAGAAAACAAAATTCATTTCAGAGGGTGATGTTTATCGTCTTATAGCACATAGTAAACTCCCTTCCGCAGAACGCTTTGAGAGTTGGATATTTGACGAAGTTCTTCCGACAATACATAGAACAGGCAGCTATATTATGACAGGCTCGGAAAAAGACAATGAACTAAAACTTTTGCAAACCACGGTTGCTCAGCTTCAGAATATGTTACTTGCATTATCGGCTAAGAAAACACCAAATGAAAGGGCTCTAAATATATGGAAGAAACAAATTAGCACTCCGCTTATAGTGAAGTTACAGGATAATGCTTTACGAACTACAGGTGAGGTTGTTGAGTTTGCAGATATGCTACATAGAGTTTATACTCAGATGACTTTAATGTTTGGATTCTGTACTGCTACGGCTCTTAGTGAATTTACAGACAAGTATAACTGTGATTGCACTACAACACAACCTAGTATTATAAATGCTATTGCGGATAATCATGTATATCAGGCTTGGTTTGCTCAGGCTTGTAATCAGCTTGTGGTTTGTGTAGGTAATGGGGATAGGTTTACATCTGATGATGGTTGTACTTATAATGCTACACAGTTTACTTTAGAGGACAGCTTTGATTTTATTGCTCGCACATTGGCAGATGTTATGAAAGATAGATCGGCTCACCATGCACACACGCTGTCTATGGTTTACAAGAAGATAAACACCACAAGAGGCTGGCGCAATCAAATGACTAGGAAGAAGGTTAAGACTAAGAAAGATGTAATATTGTCTGATAGAAAACAGTTTACTAAATTTGTGTTAGTTAGCAACGAATTTATAAAGGAATTGGGAAGGAGTTAAATCTATGAAAACATATACGGTAACAAGTAAAGTAACCGCAGAGGAACGTGAGGTTACAATTAACATTTCATGCGAGAATGGCGAGTGGATTGCTAATTTATATACTTGTATTGAGAAATATGCCAACAAATGCAAAAAACAAGGTTGGAAGCAGATTGATGAAACAAGACACACTGACGGTACTTTTATCGGAGCTACATTTATTGCTCCTGCCAAAGCCATTAGTATTAGAAACGCTCACCCGACTAAAAGAGTTATCTCAGAAGAACATAAACAAAAGCTTTTAGCTGCGAGAAACAAAGATTAGTTAAAATTGTACATTAATTGTGTTAATTTTACAGCTATATTGTTTTGAGTATAATTTTACTTGTGAAGTATTACTCTTTAAAATTTAGCACAATTAATGTATGTTCCTGACGATAGAACGTAGATTATGATAGATATAAAGATAGGAGATATAAATGGCATTAAATAAACTATATTATGTGTATGGACTTGACACAGCTTGTTTTTACACTGATAAGGAAAATGAGATTGAAAGGTATTTGCTAAAGGCTAGGCGTGTTAAGAACAGATTTAAACAGAGGTACGTTGATAATAAAACCAATCTTTCGTCAAAGAGACAAAAGCTCTATCAGCAATTAAACAAACTCGTTATAAGGTTGAAGTCTGAATTGAAAGAAGAATTACATAAAAACATAGGACTAACTCGAAACGTGAGAATGGATAAGATCGTTGACAAACACGGAGAGCCGTCTATTAGAAAGAGGGTTTCTATTTTTGATAGTTCTTTGACAAGATATTTTGGCTTAAAGGAAAGAGAATTTAATACCGAGATACTTATAATTAAGGTTTATTTTTACGATGTGGCTGAGAGTATTGTTAAAAATGGTTTTTACATGAATGGCTATAAATATAAATTTTTCTCGGCTTCAGCAGGGCAGATAAGAACAAAAAAACTTGTTGCGGTTAGAGAAGATTTGTTGCTTAAATATTGGAATGCCTTGACCGCTGGCTTAACCGTGGAGAAAATCAACAAGTTGGGCGGTATGAATATTAACAAATATTTAGCATATTTGGCTTTATGCAATTCTGCAACAGACCTATGGGAAGATTTTAACATTGATCGTTGTATTGTTGTTGATGATTTTGAAAATGTAATTCATGATACGGTTGATTTTATAGACGATAAAACCTACGAGATTACAAGAGTAACGAAAGATTTAGATTTTACACAAACTGATGGCTGTGGAATGATTTTACCATATCTAACTGATAGAAATTTTATGGTTAGACTACCGTGGATAAAGGGTTTATTGGCTAAATTTGATTTCGTAAAATTCATTAAGGATAACAATGCAACAGGAATCGTAAAAGATATTTATGGCACAACTCACAATATAATTGATGAAAATATTCAGATAATTTTCACTAAGAGCCAGTTAAAAATGTGGAAATATTTTGACAGTTGGGAAGAGTATAAAAACAATTTTAAAAAATATGGCTGTACCGCAGGTATATGTAATCGTGAAGAAAGCGTAATATCAGACTCGGTTATAAATTATCAGATGATACAAACTCTAGCTGATATGACGGATAGCGAAATAAAAGAATTGGCAAAAAGTAACATAGAAGAAATAGATAAAATTGCCTCTGATGTACCAACAATGCTCAAAGTTTTTGGAGCTGATAAATCTAATTGTTATAAAACTGGTTTTCAAAAGTGCCTTGAAATTTATCCTGAATTGCTTTCTGACTTATATTGCAGGAGTATGTTAAAAGATATAAAAAAGAAAAAAGAGAAAGAATTATGGTCTGCACGTTTTGATATGGGTGGTAAATATAGCTTTGTCATACCAGATTTGTATGCGTTTTGTGAATGGCTGTTTTTGGGGATAAAAAATCCAATGGGTCTTTTACAGAATGGTGAAGTATGTTGTAAATTGTACAATGACAATGAAAAATTAGATTGTCTTAGAAGTCCCCACTTGTATATAGAACACCCAATAAGAATAAATAAAACACAATTTGATTGGTTTGATACCAATGCTATTTACATAAGTTCTCATGACCTTATTTCAAGAATAGTACAATGCGATTTTGATGGAGATAAATTGCTTGTGACAAATAATTCAACGTTGGTTAGCATAGCAGAAAGAAATATGAATGGTATTGTTCCTTTATTTTACAATATGCGTAAGGCAGCGGCAGAAGAAATATCAGTGAGTTCTTTGTTTAAAGGCTTGTTGTTGGCATATAATGGAGGTAATATTGGTACACCAAGTAACAATATTACAAAAATATGGAATAGTGGAAAGATGAATAATGAAAAAATGCAAGCTGTTAAATGGTTAGTGGCAGAAGTAAATTATACTATAGACTATGCTAAAACGTTGTATAAGCCACAAAGACCTGAAAAGGTTGATAAAATTATCAAGCAATACACTAAAAACAAAATACCTTATTTTTTTATGTATGCCAAGGGCAAAAAGAAAGAGCAGGTAAAACCATTATCTTTATGTACTGTTGATAGAGTTAAGATGCTTTGTCCCAAAAGAAAAATCAACTTTAATTTTACAAACTCAAATATCGGCAAATTTGATTATAAGGTTTTGATGAATGATCCAGATATAGAATTTAATCAAAACATTGCAGATAAATATAAAGAAATATCAAGTACGTTAAACTTTAAACATACAGACGATAGCAAAATGAATAATTATCTTGCGGTGTTTGATGACGCAAAAGGCAAATTATTCAGTTTACCATATTCCCAAAATGTAATTATTGATAACATTATCATTGATTTGTTCCACAATAGGCGTACTGCTTTAAAGAAAACATTTTGGCTCTTATTTGGTGACGAGGTGTACAATAACATAAAAAGAAATATTGGTAGTAATTTTATACAATGCGAAAAATGCCATAAAAGATTTTATAAACATAGTGCCAATGAAAAATATTGCGATAAGTGCAAGGGCTATCAAAAAATTAAAACAAAAACTTTGATCTGTTGTGATTGCGGTAAGGAGTTTGCGGTAGATAGTAAAGCAAACAATAAGAAAAGATGTGATGAATGTCAGAAAGAGTATATAAAAAAATATGATAGAGAACGTAAAACAAAAAATTCCGTAAATCAATTTTAAATAGAAAATAGCCAAATACCTCGCAAATACGTTGTTTGCGAGGTATTTTTTGTCTAAAATGCTTAAAAATCGCTACCCATATGGAAAGAGTATTTTGCTAATTTACAAATCTAAAGAGTAATTTTTTCTTTTTAAGCAAATAAACATACTTATCCATAATATATTATATTACACACAAAGTCAATATTCAATAGGCATTGTGTACAAAATTAAAATTGAAAAGGTGGTTATTTTACACATGATTTTCGTCACAAAGGACGAGGCGGATTATCTTCGTCAGAACATTAAGAACGTTAAGATTTTCAAAACGTGCCGTCTGAAAAACAATGGCTCTAATCGTGGCAAGAGATATGCAGAGGAAACATCTGCGGTTGTTAATCTGCTTGCCAAGTACAGAGCTGATTAAAAAATATCTTACAGCACGTCTGTAAGGGTGGGCATATCCCACTAACTTATTTAGAAAAGGAATTTATTTTTTATGACAGTAACAGAAGAACTTCCAATTTCCATTGTAGATAATTTGGATAAGAGAAAGTACCCTACACCTGAAGAGTACAACTATTGGAAATCAAGAGAAAACAGAACATTTTTCATTGATTACGAGGTAGATGAGTTTTATAACCTCATTGAATTAAGCAAAGTTATTATTCAGATGAACATGGAAGAAAGAGAAATTGAAAATCCAAAGCCAATCTTTATTTTCATTCATAGTTATGGTGGAGATATAGAACAGGCAAATTATTTTTGTGACCTGATACAGAGTAGTCATATTCCTATCGTTACTATTGGAATGGGTGTTGCTATGAGTGCAGGCTTTCTTATTTTTCTTGCTGGTAAGCGTAGATATGCGTTTGAACATTGCCAAATGCTCGTTCATCAAGGTTCTGCTGCTTTTCAGGGTAGTGCTGCTGAAATTGAGGAAGCTCAGAAAAATTATAAGAAACAGCTTGAGGGCATGAAGTCATATATCCTCGCAAGGACGGACATTGACGAAAAGACTTTTAACAAAAATAGAAATAAAGATTGGTATTTATCTCGTGATGAACTTGTGAAATACAAGGTGGTCGATAAGATCGTTACATCGTTTGATGAAATTAATTAGGTGGTGTTGTCATGGGCAAGAAAAATAATAATACAATAACCTCGTATGATAACCCACCTGAAAAAATTGACGGTGATCTGTTTTATAGTCTACAATTAGATAAAGAACAAGAAGAATTTGCTAATGCAATTTGGAACAAGGATAATGATATTATTTTCTGTAACTCCAAAAGTGGAAGTGGCAAAACTACCATTGCCGTTGGTATAGCAAATTTACTTGTGCAGTATCAAATGTTCTCAAAGATTATTTATATTGTTTCGCCTTGTGCAGAAGGTAGGTTGGGCTTTCTACCTGGTGATGTAACTTCAAAGAGTGAAGTTTACTATGAACCACTCTATAATGCACTACAGACACTTGGCATAAACCCATTTACGGCTGTATGTACAAATAGTCTTGTTTCTGAGAAGTATGAAGAAGGCTATATCAAACCTCTTACGGACGTTTACCTTAGAGGCGTCAATTTTAAGGACGCAGTTATTATAATTGACGAGTCTCAGAACGCAACTTTTGATAATCTTAAAAAGACTTTAACAAGAATAGGTGAAAACTGCAAGACAATTTGCATAGGGCATACAGGACAGATTGATTTACCTAATCATAAGGCAAGTGGATTTGAGAAATATCTAAATCATTTTTCAGGAAAAGAACATTGTCAGATTTGCGAGTTACATACTAACCATAGAGGTTGGGTGTCAACTTGGGCTGACGAATTGGAGGGTTAAAATAAATGGCTAAAATAACAAAAAAGAACGTTCTGTCGATACAGGGCATTGCAAACATAGAGAATGGAAAAATAACATTTAGTGTTGAAGATATTGAGGGTGAAATAGCCCTTGCGGAACTTATGTCAGATTTCAACGGTCAGGAAGTAAAGCTGTCTGTAAACCAGACAGACGAAATTGCTTAACTGTTAGTGGGAGGAATAAATTATTTCTACATATAAAAGATTTGAAGGTGAGTCTGATGACGAGCTTATATTTAGAGTGTGCAAAGATAAGGAAAAGATAGGCACTTGGAATGATGTCAGGGATATTTTAAATAATTTGCTTAACGCTGATTTTGGCGAGTCAACTTATCGTAAGAAATTTCAATGCTTCGAGAAAATGTTCAATGCAAATCAGAAAACTTTTGCAGATACAGAAAACACCCTTAATGAAATTCAAGACCAAATTCGTGAATTAAAGAAAGAGCGATACAAACTTCAAACAGAGAAGTTGGAGAATAATAGGTGGCTTAGGGAAAATGCACGAGATGAATTGATAACTGAAAAAATAGTCAATGCAATTTCTGATATAGAACCTATCATAGTTCCTGATTATTTATCTGGAGAAAGTAATAGCAAATCTGCGATATTGGCATTTACTGATTGTCACTTTGGTATAGAGTTTTGCATAAAAGATCTATTTGGCAATGTAATAAACGAATATTCTCCAGAGATATTTGAACGCAGAATGTGGAGTATGCTCGAAAAAGTTGTTGACATCATTGCTAAAGAGGACTTGGCAGAAATTAATGTTTGGGAACTTGGCGACAGTATATCAGGACTTCTCAGATTAAATTCTCAGCTTATGCACCTTAGATATGGTGTCATAGATTCGGCAATAAAGTATGCTGAATTTCTTGCTAATTGGCTCAATGATCTTTCTCAATATACAAAAGTGAATTTCCAAATGGTTAAGGACAGTAATCATTCACAACTTAGACTTCTCGGACAGCCTAAGAATAGTTTTCCTGATGAAAACATGGCAAAGGTGATTATTGTTTTTATCAGGGAAAGGCTTAAATATAATCGAAATGTAAACATAATTGAGAATGAAACAGGCTTTTGTTTTAGCGATGTTGAGGGTTATAACGTGCTTGGTTGTCATGGTGAAGTAAAGGATTTACAGAACTGCACAAGTTCTTTTTCAAGAGCGTACAATACAAACATTGATTACGTTTTGGCAGGTCATGTGCATCACCAGACCTCAAAGGAAAATGCGAAACATTCAGAAGTACTTACAATACGTTCTATGGTAGGTACTGATGATTATGCGATGTCCTTACACAAAACTTCTGACACAGGTGCAAGCCTGTTTATATTTGATAATGAATTTGGCAAGATTGCCAACTATGATATAAAAGTAAAGTAGGTGAATACTATGATGATTAAAAAGAGTTATAACGATTTTGATACTTTCATGCAGGATATTATAGATGTATATCTGGAAAATGAGGGCTTTAGTGTTTTGTGTGATTACAAGTTGGCTTGTAAGATTATCAAGAAATTTTTATCATTTGACGATAAGACTAAAATTAATTCTATTTCTCTTGATCCGCCTGAGTGGAACGGATATGGTGGCGAATTTGTTGTTTCAACTTTTGAAAACGAGTTGTTCTGTGAAAGAGCAAGACGTGACGATAAGCCAATAATTGTTGGTGATGAGAGTGTTGTTTTCGTTCAGCGAGATTTTGTCGGCAAGGATTTTACTGAAGAAGATTATGTTCCAAAGCTTTATTTTGGTTTTACAATTAACGAATAATTTGTAGTTAAATACAACTCCTTTTATTATATTTTGCAGGATAGCTCAATCGGTAGAGCAATGCACTGTTAATGCGGAGGTTGTGAGTTCGAGTCTCACTCTGACAGCCAAAACAGAACTCAACACGCCTCTTAAAAATGCGTACCACGTTGAGTCTTTTAAATGAAAAATCTAACGAGATTTTTGCACGGATAGTTGACAAAGTTTTGTTGACTATCCTTAGTTTTAATTACAAAGTAATTCAACCTTATGCACCTCTTAACAATGTGTCCCAGTGAGGGGTATTTTGAGTTATGGTTTTGAGAATTTTGTATTACTCCAAAAAACAAAATTCAAGCCCTTATGGGCGAAATAAAGAAGATTAAGTGTGAAGGCAACACTCTAAAGAAACCCCAAAATGAAGAATAAGTGCTAAAAGCGACACTCTAAAGAAAGCTTGATATTAGAAGAAAGGAGAGGTTAAATGGCTAAGAAAAGCAAACGTATCCAAGTACATGATGATGAAATACTTTCAAAAATCAATTCTGAAACAATGAAACTATGGAACAAATATAAAATTGATATGTCACTTAGAGAACTCTCCGAAAAGACTATCGCAGGCTATCAAAATGATTTAGAGTCTTGGTGGATATACATATACAAAAATCAGGGCAATCAAAGTATTATTGACTTAACGGAAGATGATGTAACTGAATTTTTATATTTTTGTAAAACTGAGGGTAATAATTCAAGACGTATGAAAAGGCGTATGGCTTCAATTTCAGCTTTTTATAAATTTCTGCGTAAAAAGAAGTTAATTACAGAAAATCCAATGGAATTTATGGATAGACCTAAGAAAGATACAGATGTTATTACTCAGACGTTTTTAACTGTTGAACAGGTACAGGAATTAAGAATTGCGTTGCAAGGCTTGGTCGAAAACGCTGACACACATCATAAGAAACATAGGGCTTTACAATATCAGTGTTATGCTCTATTTTCATTGTCTACAATGGCTAGAGTTAATGCGGTTGCGAATACTAAGTGGGAACAAATTGATTTTGACAATAGGGTTGTCAATGATGTAGTTGAAAAAGAAGGTTACGTTGTAACTCTTTATTTTTCGGAAGAAGTTAAAGAACTGCTGTTAGGTTTACTTGAGTACCGCAAGACAAATAATATTATTGACAATGGCTATGTTTTTGTTTCTTATACAGACGGAAAGTTTGATAAGGTAACTAATGGCACATTAAATTCTTGGTGTCATATTATTGGTGAAATGATTAATGTTCCAACGTTACACGCTCATGATTTTCGCCATTCGGGAGCTACGCTATATAAAAACGCAGGTATGTCACTAGAAGATGTTTCAGCATTGCTTAATCATAGTGGAACTGATGTGACAAGAAAATTTTATATTAGGGTTGACAAAAAGAAAATTAGTCAGAATAAGGATAAATTTGATTTTTGAACAATTCAACACTCATAGGACTATAAAAGGGTGCTTTTATTACACAAATATAGAGAGGAAAATAATTATGGACGGAAAAGCAATAGAAATTGTAAGAGATTATATTGGAGAACATCTTGACAAATCAGATACAAAGCCTGATTTTGAAGTTTACACAGTATGGAAGTGCAAGGCATTGCAGAACTGGAAATACTTGCTTTCAAGCACTCTTTTTGACGGTATGTATTATGAATTAACATACAATGGCGACAAAAAAGAGTGGTATCTTGACGCCTACAAGAAGTTTGAGAACAAGGTTGTTAAAGAATAGTGATTAAATAGATACCAAATTAAGCACTCTGATTGAAAATTGGGGTGCTTTTATATTGGCTTGAAAATCAAACAAATAAGAAGGAGGTGGCTTGATTATGCCAAGGAAAAAAGTAAAAACCCCTGTAAGTACAAAAATATGTACAGAATGTGGCAAGGAAAAGCCACTGTCACAATTTTATACTACTAGAAATAGTAATATTTCTACTGATGGCAAAACGGTAAATATATGTAAGTCTTGTGTTAAAAAAGGTTCTTATAATTCTGATGGAAGCTTAAATATAGAAGCATTCCAAAAGAAACTAATGTTAATGGATAAACCATATATACCAGAAGCTCTTGACTCTGCTATGAGTGAAGTAAGAAGATCATTAGAATTGGGTAAGGGTAGAACCGATATTATAGGCTGTTATTTTAAAAATGTGTCAACATTGCCACAGTATACGAAACTATCTTTTTTAGACTCTATGAACTTGTTTAATCAGGGCAAGTCTATTACTGAGGCAGTAACTACAACGGAAAAACGCAATATACTTCCTCGAAACGAAGAAGTATATGTAAATATGGTTGATGATTTCGTTGTTACAAACGATATTACTGACTTATTTGGCGAGGGGTACACAAAATCACAGTACCGAAAAATGAAGAAAAAGTTTGATAAATTAAAAGAAAACTACTCAATTCAAACAAACTTACACGAGGAAGCTTTAGCAACTTATGTTCGTTTCAAGGTGAAAGAGGAAGAAGCTACAGCAGCAGGAGATGTTGGAAGTGCTGACAAATGGAATAGAGCTGCCCAAGACGCTGCTGATAAAGCAAAGCTGACTCCAAAACAATTAACGCAGGCTGATTTACAAGGTGGAGTAACTTGTATTTCGGAAATATCAAAAGCTTGTGAACAGGCGGTTGATATTGTTGAAATATTACCTAAGTTTAAGTACCAACCTAACGATGCTCCTGATTTTATAATATGGTGCTATATTAATTATGCTAGAAAATTAAAAGGATTACCTAAGTGTGAGTACAAGGAAGTATACCAATTTTATGACGATATGAAGAATGAGTACATTTCTCAGTATGGAGATCCCTATGGTATTTTTACTGATGACACATCAGAAAAAAATAGGAGTTCTGTTGAAACGTTTATAAAACTGCCAAAAGATTATGAGAATGGTGACAAGTAATGAACTGGCAAAGAATAAAAGATTTTGAAAAAAATAGTGATAGTGTATTTGGCAAAAATCTACATAATTATTACACTTTTATAAGTTGGGCTAAGTGGTATCCTGATTTATTACTCGACTTAATGAAACCTGAAACAGGTGGGTTAAATCTGCATTTAGATCAACGCATATTTTTGCGTTGTGACGTTAGATTTATGAGTATGTATGGAACGTTTAGCCGTGGATATGGCAAAACATTCGATGAGGTACTTGCTATGGTCGTAGTAGCAATGCTGTTCCCAAATATTGAATTGGCTCTTTCTGCACAGACTAAAGAAAATGCGGCAGATTTATTGAAATCAAAGTGGAATGAAATTGCAAAATTATATCCACTTTTAAAGGACGAAATAAGAGAAGCTAGGTTTTCAAAGGGAAATGCTTATATTGAATTTAAAAATGATGCGACCATAGATGCTATTGCAAATGCTCAAAGCACAAAGGGTCAAAGACGTAGAAGGTTAAAAATAGAGGAATCTGCATTGCTGAATAATGTACTGTTTCAAGATGCCCTTGAGCCTGTAGTTGAAGTTCCAAGACTTACGGTTGGCAGACTTGCGATAGTAGACCCAATGGAACTTAATCAGCAAATTCATTTTTTTACAACGGCAGGATTTAGGGGTTCAGACGAATATCAGCGTAGTATTTCAATGTTAGATGATATGGAAAATCTAAAGGGAAAAATAGTTTTGGGAAGCAACTGGCAACTTCCGTGTTGGTATGGTAGAGGAAGTAATAAAAGCAAAATACTTTCAAAGAAGAAAAATTCTTCTGTGGTAGCTTTTGCCCAAAACTATGAACAAGAATGGGTCGGCTGTGCCGATGGTGCGTTAGTTAATATCAACAAATTAATGAATTGTCGTACTTTAACGGAAGCGGTCTTGCAAAATTCAAATCCAGAACAGGAATATTATATGGGCGTGGATGTAGCAAGAAGCCAAAAAACTTCTAATAACCAATCTTCTATTGCTGTAGTGCGTGTAATTAGAAGTAAGGATAAAGGGAGAATTATTTACATTGATGTGGTGAATATTATTAATATTCCTAACGTACTTAATTTTAATGCCCAAGCTGCTATTATCAAAAAAGTTCAAAAACTTTATATGGCTAAAGTAGTTGTGTTAGATGCTAATGGACTTGGTGTTGGATTGGCTGATGAACTTTTAAAAGACACGATTGACAATTCTACAGGTAAGGATTTGGGCTGTTGGGACACTATTAATGACGATAATGTTCCAGAAGTTCCTAATTCGCCACAAATACTTTACAATATGAAAGCTCAGACTTGGCAAAATGAAATTGTAAGCACTTTTATAGATATGGTGGATAGTGGCAAACTTAGATTGCTGGAAAAAAGACAAGATAATGATTTTACCGATAATGAATGGGATAGTTTTGACGATAAAGTTAGACCTTTTATTGAGACAGATGCTTTTATTGAAGAAGCCGCGAATTTAAAGATGAAACATCTTAATAACGGCAACATTACTATTGAACAAGTTGTAAAAAAAGTAAATAAGGATAGAGTTTCGGCATTGATCTATGTGTTGTGGTACGTTAATAAATATGCCCAAGACATAAATAACGATGAATACGATTATTGTTGTTTATTCAACTAATGTAAACACAAACGAAAGTGAGGTGAGGCTATGCCTGAGAATATTGCAGAGAATACTGAGAATGTTATTGAAAACAATCAAGATAAAACAGAAAGTGTTTCAGAAACTAACTCCGTGTCAAATACACAAGAGCGTTCTTATGAGTCAAATGCTTTTTACGAAATGACATCTTTTTGGGAAGATTGTATTGAAGATTTGCCTATTAATCTTGAGGACATTAAGAAATTTGCTCATAATCCGCAAATACATATAAAAAATATTCGCAAAATTTGTCGGTGGGCGTACTATGAAAATGGCTCTGTTATGACTTCTATCAACTATCTTAAAACCATGTTCACCTTGGATAAGGTGGTTTATTCAAAGTCAAAGACTAAACGCAAGAAGAAATTTGAAAATGCAAGACAGCTAATGCAACAAACTCTTGACACAATAAGATATAAGGAAGTTATTCGAGATAATTTGTTTAACGATATGATTGAGGGAATGGACTTTAAATACTTTGAAATTACAAAGTCCGTATTCGCTGACAAGTATCTTGATGATATTGATACTTTAAACATTGTAGAGATCAATGAACTGGGAGTTAAATGTGCCGTTATTAATCTGCCTGTTGACTATTGCCGTATAGTTGGCAGAAAGAATGGTTCACCTATTGTTGCTTTTGATTTAAGATATTTTGACGGTATGGTAGAAGATGACAAAAGAAGAAAACTACAGGCTTTTCCAAGAGAAATTCGAGAAGCGTATAGTAAATATTCAACTCACGATAATATTAAGTCATGGAAAGTTTTAAATAACGATAATACAATGGTAACAAAAATTAACTGTAAGGCTATTAATCCTTATGGTGTTCCATTAATGATTTGTGCGTTGGACGATGTATTGTACGCAGATTATTTCACTTCTACAAAGCGGAATGTATTAGATCAGTTGAACAATCAAATTATTTATCAAACATTTCCTGAAGCAAAAGACGGACGTTGTACTTTGACGGAAAGCCAGCAGAAAAACCAACATAAGGTAGTTAAAGACGCTATTACTACAAGACAAAATAAATATGGCAAGTCATTTTTCTCGCTTGCCGCAGGTACAAAATTAAATGACATAAAAGTTGACACTTCTATTTTTGACGAAAAAAATGAAAATGCCAATAAATCAAAAGTGCCTGCCGATTTGGGTATTGCTAGTAGTGTCCTTGACGGTAATAGTACAGGAAACTATGCTGTTGCAACACTTAATTTGGAGTTGGTTGCAGGAAACGTATATGATTGGATAAATATGTTTATTATGGAATTGAATAAATGTATTAACGCCAATATTATTAAGGATAAAAAGCTTTATATGGAGTGTGCTATTTTACCTGTTACTTTTGTAAATAGAGATAAACAGGTTAAATATATGACCGACCTTTATGCTAGAGGTAAGGGGTCTTTGACAGCTTGGATTGCAAGCACTGGTTGGGATAGCGATGTATACTTGTCGCTTATGGACTACGAATTGGATAATGATTGGGAAAATAAATATCCAACGCATAAGACGAGTTATACCATGAGTAGCAAAGATAGCGACCCAAGTGATGCAGACCACTCAAACGGTGGTAGAACTAAGGTAGCTGAAAAGACAAACGAAAATAGCATAATGAGCGAAAATCTAAATGGAAACGCTCAACCAAAACCTTCAACAACAAACTAAAACCTAAGTTGCGTTTAGTGACTAGGTTTATTTTATGTCAGAAAAGAGGTGAAAGTTAGTGTTTCATTGTGAAATAAGCGAAGCAAAGAGGTCGGACGGTCGCAGACGTGTAAAGTTGGTACTACACGAAATTCATCAAGACCGTAATCACTATAACAAAAATGGTATTAGTTACAATGAGCAATATGTTAGAGATAACGCAGATAGTATTATTGGTATGCCTATTTGTGCAACATTTTTGGATAGTGAAAAAGATATTCCATACGACCATGGAATGACAGGTCAAGACGGCAATATGCCATTATTTGAAAATTCTGTTCAAGTAGGTTCTGCTGATGGTTGGTCTATTGAAGATATTCAGATTAATGGTGAAAAACATAAAGTTCTTATTGCCGAGGGTTATATTAATCAGCAACGTTATCCACATTTTGTTGAATGGCTTGAAAACAAAATTAATGATGGTGATACAATATATGGTTCTGTTGAATTTGTTGGTAAGGGCAAAAACAAAATAGTGTATGACGGAGAGCCTGTCGAAAAAGGTAGAGTACCAAAAGTTTATGACTATAGTGGATATTGCATTTTAACTGTCGAGCCAAGTGACGATAGTGCAATACTGATAGAACTAAATCAAAAGATAAAGGAGGACGAGAAAGTGGACGAAAAGACGCTTAATCAGATTATTTCTGCTGTTGAGAATAAGATTACTGAACTCAATACTAAAAATGCAGATTATGAGAGTAAGATTGCTGAAATGAATGAGATTATTTTTACAAAAGATGCCGAGATAGCAACTCTTACAGATGAAAAGGCAACAGCCGAAACAAATGCTTGTCAGAAAGACGAGAAGATTAATGAACTTAACGGACTCGTTGAAACAATGAAAGCAGAATTGAATGAACTTAAAAAGTCTGCAAAGATTGCAGAACTCAATTCAGCTCTTGGAGATTTTTCAGACGATGAAAAGAATATGGCTAAGGATAAGCTTGACAAGTTTAACGCAGATCCTATGGGTTGTGGTATCGAGGTAAACGATATTGTTACAGAAATCAACGCTTGCATTGGTGCTGAGACAAAGAAGAAGGAAAAGGCAATGGCTGTTGAGATTAATTCTCAGAACAATTTTGCCGCTGACATATTTGGTTGCGTAGATACTGACAACGATGATGATAAGAACGATAAACTCGATATTGATAATCTGTTTGTATAAAAAATACGATTGGAGGAATTTTAAATGATTAAATTTGCAAATATTGGTGATTTCAAGGTAGCACAGAATTTTGGCTATCTCAAGACACCTGTTGTTCTTGAGAACGGCATGGCTGTTACATATGATCTTAAAACAAAGGCTGTTGCTCTACCAACCGCAACAACAGCAAAGCAGGCTGGTCTTGCAGTTGTAATGAACAGAATTGATAAGCCTGAGACACTCACACCAAATGATTATAGAATTGAGGTTGGTGAGTTTCCACGCATTTTTACTCTTGCTTCTCTTGCAGGACATCTTTTTGATATGGACGATGCAGTTGTAACAACAGCTTACAATACACTCGCAGTAGGTGACAAGCTTGTAGTTGGTACTGATGGTAAGTGGGCTAAGAGTGCTGATGTTTCTGGTTATGCAGAGTATCTTGAAGTTGTGGAAAAGACAAGTTTTGGCGGTAACGGACTTAGAGTCGTTGTACACGCTTAATTAATGAATGTAAAATAAAGGACGGTGTTTTAATAATGATTAATACTTCTTTTGAACTTAATAATCTGAATAAGTCTGAGGTTGCTGTTAAGAACGCAAAGGCTTTCAACGAAGTAGTTGAGATTTGTTCTGTTCTTTTTGCAGGCAAAGATACATCAAAGTACGGTCAGAAGGTAGACGCAGTACGTTCAAGAATTTCAAAGCTTGGTGAACAGGCACTTGCAGGCGATAGCAGAGCAGTTGCAGAGATTAATACTATTGTAAAGTATATTATACAGCCAAGGCTTCTCGAGGCAACAAAGGTATTTAATTTCCTTGGTAACTATCGTGAGATTGGCTATGATGAGCAGCCAAGAGTTAAGACTTATTCTTATGAGGGTCTTGATGCTAGGTTTCAGGCTTCTGGTTCTGATGTAAGTTTTGCAGGTAGAAAGTGGGTAGAGTACCCAATCGTAACTCAGACAATATCTTCTGGTATGGCTATTGATTATCGTGAGCTTGCTTCTGGTAATTTTGGTGGTACTGTAGCAGAGGAAATGGCACAGGTACAGACCGACATGAACAACAAGGGTGTTGCTTATGTATTTGATGTTATCAAGTCTGCACTGAAGAATAATACTGAATATGTAAAGTTCTATGGTGAGTATGACTCTGCTCCAACTCAGACACAGGTTGACGGTATGATAAATAAGGTTAGAAAGCTTGGCAAGGTTGGTATTGCAGGTGACTTCTCACTTATTTCTGGTATCTGTGATTGGAACGGCTATAAGACAGTTGGTTCTACACCAATCCCATTCTTCAACGCTACACAGGTAGATGAGATTGCTAGAACAGGTCTTAATGGTTTCTATAAGGGTTCAGCTCTTATTGAACTTGAGAACCCATATAACTTCACAAAGCCACTTGCTGACAAGTCAGGTTTTGACACATACTACAATCCAAACGATCTGTGGTTTATTGCACAGGGAGCAAATTCTCCAGTAAATATCTTCAGACGTGGTGGTATTACAACTATGACAGGCAATGATGTTGAGACAGGTACAGTAAAAACACGTTTCGATATGGAGCTTGGTGCTGACGTTGTAAAGGGCAGAGAATTTGAAATTGGTCTGCTTACAAAGCAGGGTTAATTACATAATAATTATTGATGTGGCAAGGGTGTAAACTCTTGTCACATTATTATTATATTTGAAAGGAAGATTAAAAATTTGGCAAATGTAAGAAAAAATACAACTACTGCCACAATTAATAACGATATTACAGAAGTAAAGTCTAAGAGGGAAATTCAGCTTACCGATAGAGTGTTTTTGGAAAACACTCGTAATTGGGAATTGGGTTTTAGGGCTGTGGAAACACAAAGAGATATTACTATTCCACCAAATGCAAAGAAATTCGCACAGCTTAATGTTGGAGAGGTTATGGCTCAGATACAGGAAGGCAATGGAATGTTTTGTGGTACTGACGGCTTTGGCAATAACGCTTATCTGAAAATTCTTGACGAGGATATAAGAAGATACGTTTTTTCACTTGACGAGAGTGATAATAATGATCCTGTTATTCTTGATATTAACAGTGTAAAAGCACTTCTTGGCATTAGCAATAAAGCCGATTTTATGGCTGAACTCTCAAGACTTGTAGTTACTGAAGGCGATAAAAAAATGATTATTCCACTTGCCAAAGAAGTTGGAATTGACAACGTGGCAGTTTACAAGCGTAACGAAATAGAAAATATTTCAGGCTATAAGTTTTAAGAAAGGGTGTGGTTAAAATGGCTACTACCTATGAAGATGTGGTCGCTGTTTTTGAGTCCACATTTCTTGAAAGGGTTGCGTTAAGTGACGACCTTGTTTTTCAGTGGTTTAAAATGGCTTGTGGCGAGTTTTCAACTCAAATTAGTCAACTTTACTTTAATAATGAGAAAAGAATATTTACTGATATTGACGGAAACGATATTGTTTTAAATCAGATAGTTGTTAATATATTGGGCTATACAATAAAGAGATTTTATTGTGAAAGACAATATAGTAAAATTGTCAAACGTAGCAACATAGTTTCTAAGGATTTATCAATAAACAACTCAGAGGGTGACAAAAGACAAGCTAAAGTTGAGATTGATTGGGTGAACTTTAAAATAGTTGACCTTTATGAGCAGCTGAAAGACACTGCGTATAATTGAGGTGGTTGAATGAGTAAAGAATGGTATTTAATTCGGCAACCGTATTATACGGAAGGTTCTGAAAAACAAGACTTGTTGTTTGATAGTGAAATGTCATTCAATGACGTTTTAGAGGATAGCGTTATTGAAGATGATATTATTCTGTGCAGTGGAGTGTTTAACGGTGAGAATTTTGAAAATGAATTTGCTACAAAGGGCATAATTCAGAACGAAATACCTGACACGCCAACACAAGCTTGGCAAAGACAGGTTTTAACCTATATTAGTACAATATCGGACTATAAGTATATTAAATACGATAATAAGATTTGGCTAATATTGACCGAGCCTACAAATAACAAGCTGTACGAAAAATCTATTTTGTATTTGTGTAATTACGCTATTAAGTGGCAAGACGAAAATGGCATAGTTCATTATAAGCCGTGCAATATTCAAAATGCTTCACAGTATAACGCAGGCACAAATGAGACAAAAGTAATTACCATTGGTTACGATCAGTTAATGATGTATATTTCGCTTGACGAGGAAACGAAATATTTTCCGCACGATAAGCGTTTTTTCATTGACTATAATGATAAAGAGCCTACACCTTACAGAATTACTAGACCTGATACTGTCAGCTTTTCTTTTGGAAATGGCAGATGTATGCACATTATCTTGTCAGAGAGTCAATACAATCCGCAGACAGATAGAATTGACCTTATGCTATGTGATTACTTTAAGCCCAATAATGCAACCAAACCTGTTGAAATAACTTACAGTGGTAATGCAGAAATTCGTTGCGGTGGTACAGTAAAAACATTTACTGTAAAAACAGATAAGAGTGTTATTTGGTCTTTAAAATTACTTGATAAACAAAAAGATTTCGTTATTATAACAGTAAACGAAAATAAGGTAAAGATAAAGTGTTTAAACAATAGTGCTTTAATTGGTAGCTCTTTTAAATTGGTTTGTACAGTTGATGATGTTTCGTCTGAGCTATTAGTTAATATAGTGGGAGGTGTATAAAATGCCAATAAATTCTGTTATATCGGAGTGGAAAAATAAAGCTATTTCTATGATATTGTCACAAGATAATATATTAGATTTATTTGAAAAGGACGAGGAAGAACTAGAAAATATTGTGTATTCTAATATATACCCTTTTTTATATATACCTTACACTCAAACTAATGTAGAATTGTATCTTAACATTGAAGTTTCAGTTCCGAAAGTAATATGGGGGGCATTTAAGGGTTATCCTCAAATGATAATCCAAATAATTTGTCACCAAGATAAAATGAGACTTAACAAAGCTGGCATTTCCAAAACTAGAATGGACTATGTGTCTGAATTATTAGGTCAGTTATTTAACAACTCAGATGGTTGGAGCGGTAACAGAATACAACTTATTTCAGACGTACCTGATAATTTGTCGCCTGTTTATAAAAGGCGTACCTTAATATTTCAAGGTGAAGAACTTACGATAAATCCATGTGAGGGTAATTAGTTATGGACGAGCTTTCGATTTATCGTAATAAAAAAGAAACATTTATGTTAGGCAAGTTTGAAATTCACAACCCAACTTTGGACGAGATTTCAGACGAGTCAAAACTAGGTGAAAAACAGTTTTGGGTCATTGTGTCTGACATAATTTCAACTCCATATGATAGAAGGCTATATCTTTGGAGCAAGGGTATTGATTTTAACTCAGTAGATAGTTTTGACTTGTTTTGTGATATTGTCGAAAATCATTTGCTAACTGATGTTTCATTTATAATCCGTAATATTGATTTTGGTAAGATGAAACGCTATATTGACACGAATAGCGGTGATATTATTTTATTTGATGTTTATAACAATATTCAAATAGGTAAAGCAGATTATGAATTGCTTACTGAATATTTCAGGAAAATGCTTAATATCGCTGATAATAATATTAAAGACGGAAATGAACACACCCGAAAATGGAGATTACAATATGAATTAGACAAGCTTGAAAGACAATTAGCTAGGGGTGAGTATCAAGAAAAAGAATTTCGTTCTATTTTGTTGCCATATATTTCAACATTAACAAATATTGAAGGGTTTAAATACAACTGGGACACGGTTTGGTCGTTACCTATTAATGTTTTTTATGATTGTCTTTTAAGAAATCAAATCATAAATCAAGCACAGAAGCTTACCACAGGTTTGTATAGCGGTACTATTTATTATAAGGACATTAAGAATAAAGAAGAATTAAATTGTTTCCGTACATGGTAACGGAAACAATAGAAAATAAAGGAGGAAATAATATGTTTAATCCAGACAAATTGCTTTTTAAACAAGCTATTTCAGGTCAGATGTTTTCGCCTACTGACGGAGTGCTGTTTTGGACTCTTGAAGATTTGAAAGACGTAAACATTCAGACCAATGCTACTTCACAGGATAAGACAGATGCAACAGGTGCGGTAATTGCAAAATACTATGATGCTGATACAGTTCAGATTACAGGTAATACATCGTTCCTTACGCTGTCACTTCTTGCTGCTCAGTGGGGTACAGAAAAGAACGTTGCAAGTTCTACTAACAAAATTCTCATTCCTAAAAGAGAGAAGATTAAGGTGGGTAGCGACATAACAAAGATTACTCTGAGTAAAGTTCCTGTGGGTGGAATATCATTCATTTATCTGCTCAATGAAAGGAAGGAACAGGTTGCTTCTTACAAATATGCAGCGGTAAATTCAGAAAAGGAATTTTCACTTGATGCGGCTAAGAAAGAAATTACACTTCCGACAGATACTGCTATCAAGGAAGGAATGACTATTCAGGTATATTATACATATGAGTCTGAAAATGCAGTTGACATTACAAAGAGTACGAATGATATGCCAAAATCAGGTGAATTTTGGCTTGAATCAATCTTTACAGATATTTGTGATAAAAATATTGAATATCATGGTTGGGTTGTCGTGGCATCTTCACAGCTTTCTCCTGAGACTCAGATACCGCTTGACAAAACAGGCGACTTCCCATTTACTATTGACTCTCTGAAGGACTATTGTAGTGACGAGGGTCAGCTTCTGAGATTTGTTATTCCAGAGGATTAATTTATGGAAAACAACCATGAATGTATTATTTGTGGTAATGGATATTATGCGTGTAATAAATGTGATAAAATAAATAGTTGGAGGAGATATGTGGACACACCATCTTGTTATCAATTATATTTAATCATAGAAGAATATATGCACGAAGTCATTTCCAAGGTTGAAGCAAGAAAACTTCTTGCCAATATTGGTATTACTTCCGAAACATTAAAAAAGAAAGATTATAAAGAGTCGGTCTATAATGTTTTGGCTGATATTACAAACCTTAAAAATAGTACAATAAATAAAAAAACTAAATAAAATAGAAAGGGCGGTTATTATGATAAGTGATATAATCCCCTTAGAGTAGACACATGAAATAATAAAATGGTGTAACTCTAAAGGGGGTTATTTTATGTCAAAGAAGAAATCACTTACAAGTGAAGAACGTGTTGCAGCAGTACAGGAATACCTCGATGGTAAAGGTGGATACAAGGCAATTGCCAGAAAATACAACATAGGGGCTACAACGATGAAAAGAATGGTATGCCGAGCTAAAACCGAAGGAATCGAATCCGTTGCAAAGGCATCACCGTATCGACACTATACCAATGAAATAAAAGAAGCAGCAGTAGAAGATTACCTCAATGGAAAAGGAAGCTTAACAGAAATATGTATAAAGTATAAAATCTCAACGGATATTGTCCTCAGAAGATGGATTTCATGGTATAATAATGGCAAGAGATTTAAAGAGCATAAACGCTCAGAAAGAGGACTTGCCATGAACAAAGGTAGAAAAACCACACAGGAAGAACGTGCGGAAATTGTTGCCTTCTGCATTGAAAATAATAAGAACTACACCCTGACAGTTGAAAAATATAATATTTCTTATCAACAGATATATTCATGGGTAAGGAAATATGAAATAAATGGTGTAGAAGGACTGATTGACCATCGAGGAAAATCAAAAAAACAAGAAGACCTTACAGAAGCTGATCGTCTTCGTATGGAGAACAAGATATTACAAGCAAAGCTTAAAGATCAGGAAATGGAAATTAAACTGTTAAAAAAACTCAGGGAGCTGAGAGGGGGCGGTCACTGAACGGAGTACGAAACGTGGACAAGTATATTGCAATCAAATACATGAATGAAGCAGAGCATTATCCGATTCAGAAGCTCTGCGCTACTGTACACGTTGCACGCTCGGCTTACTACAAGTGGCTGCATCGGACACCAAGCCATAGCCAGCAGATCAATGAGCAGCTTGTAGAATGGATCAAACAGCACTATGAGGAGCGCAACGGCATCTTAGGTTATCGTCAGATGACGGTCGTGATCAACCGTGAGCATGATGTACATTTCAACAAGAAGCGCATCTACAGACTGATGCAGATTCTTCATCTGAAATCTGTTACCCGTGTCAAGAAGAATACATATATTCCATCAACGCCGCAAATCACAGCGGAGAATATTCTGAACAGAGATTTCCACGCAGATAAGCCGAACGAAAAATGGCTTACAGATGTAACTGAATTTAAATATTACGTAGGAACAGAGATCAGAAAACTGTATCTCAGCGCAATTCTTGATTTGTATGACAGACGAATTGTAACATACAAAATTATGGAAAGCAATAACAACGAACTTGTGTTTTCTACATTTGACGAAGCTGTTCGATTGAATCCTGATGCTCACCCAATCTTCCACAGTGACCGTGGCTTTCAGTATACCAACAAATTATTTCATCAAAAACTGACTGATGCAGGAATGATACAAAGTATGTCCCGTGTTGGGAGATGCATCGACAACGGACCAATGGAGGGTTGGTGGGGAATCTTAAAATCGGAGATGTATTATCTTCGCAAGTTTACGGATAAGACCAAACTGATTTCAGCGATAGAGGAATACATAACCTATTACAACACAAGGCGTTACCAGATCAAACTGAGCAGCATGACACCTATGGAATACCATGAAGCGTATGCTGCTTAGCTGGTCGGTGGGTGCCGCGGCAAGCACCTTTCTCCGTTCGTCGCTTCGCTCCTCACTCCAAAAGGTGCTTGCCATTTGCTAACAACAAAGCAGCCTGCACAAATTGCACAGACTGCTTTTAGTCACAACATAGAATATTTTTGTTTTTTGCGCTGTCTACTTGACAGGGGGCGGGTCAAAGTATTGACCGCCCTTATTTTTTTTATAAAGAGGTAGAAATGACAGATAGAAGTAAGTTTAATGTAGATAAAGACAAATCAAAACGTAGTTATAATGGTATTATTTTTGACTCAGTGTTAGAAATGAAATATTATCGTGACGTACTTTGTCCTTTAGTGGAAAGCGGTGAAGTGATTTCGTATGAGTTACAGAAACCATATGAACTGCAACCGAAGTTCGTTCACGATGGCAAAACTGTGTTGCCAATTAAATATGTCGCTGATTTCGTGGTTACTTATAAAAATGGTGTCACTGAAGTTATAGATACAAAAGGTATGCCAGACTCAGTGGCAATACTTAAACGTAAATTGTTTTGGTATTGCTATCCAGACATTACATATAAGTGGATTACTTATGCTAAAAAGTTTGGTGGGTGGATTGATTATGATGAGTGTAAGAAACTGAGAAACGCAGAAAAGAAACGCAAGAAAACGGAGGAAAATTGAATGAAAAATAAGCTTAGTTTTGCGGAAATGCAGGCATTTATAAATAATGTAGTCAAGGGTACAGTTGAGTACGGAGCAGGATATGAAGAAATTTTGCGTAAATATTACGTTGTCACTCTTTACGGAGAACATAAATTTTCATCAGATGATATTGCAGAGATTTATGATAGTGGAGAGCTGGATAGGGAATGTAATAATATTGATTGGGAGTCGATTGATGACGCACAGTATAGCATGATTAATGCAGCTATTGACAGCGGTATTGACATGAATGTTAGATACAAGGCGGCTGAAAAGGTTATGAGCATGGCAAACATAGCTATAACGGAGCTTGCAAGCAAGGCAAAAGAAATGATAGAACAGATTAGTGTTACTACGAAAGATATTGACACTGAAAGCTTAAATGAAGTGTTAAAAACACTTAAAGATAGTAATGACATGGCAAATAAAATTGTAATTTCAAACAACAAGGACGGTGACTAATATGTTCTTTGCAGAACAGGAAATAACACTTGGGATAGTGCCTAATGCTAGGAATATTCATAGGTTTGTGTATTTTGCACAGGTACGTCCCTCTGTGATTAATCTGACAACAGATAGAACGGTCAATGGTAAATCAATTATAGGTCTTTGTAGCCTTGGTTTAAGAAATGGTGACAAAGTTACGATAGAAACACATAGTAAAGTTTCTCAGAAGCAAGCTGACGAGGATTTAAAGCTTGTTGTAAATTGGTTGCGTGGTGAGGAATAAATGGTTGTAAAAAACCTTAAAGAACTAGAGCGAGAACTAAGAACAAGAATTGATTACGCTCTGCTTACAGATGTTACCGAGGTTGTTACCACTGTTATGCTAGATCATATTGAAAGAGATGTTTACGATAGTTATGTACCACATGAATATGTAAGACGATATGATAATGGTGGCTTAATGGATATTAACAATATTAATTCTTCTATTGAAGGTGACACTTTAGTTGTAGAGAATAATACAATGGCTAATCCATATATTTTTGTTCAGAGCAAAATGGTTAAGTCAGATAATGCAGACCAAGAATTAGCACCTATCATTGAAACTGGTTGGGGGTACGATTTTGGAAATTGGACGTATCATGGTGTTGCTAGACCGTTTATGTATAACACAAAAGAGGATTTAAGGGATAACAAATATCACGTTATGGCTTTAAGACAAGGACTTAAAAGACAAGGAATAGAGGTGAAGTGAAATGGCAGATGATTTAAAAATACGAGTTCCTGTGGAACTTGACACAAGTAAAGTTAAGGACGATATACCTAAATTAAATAATGTACTTGCAAATGATAATAAGGCTCATGCTAAAATCATTGGTGAGTTGGACTTGAATAAAACACAAAAGAAAATTCAATCTCAACTTGCTACAATCAGCAAAAATCTAAAAATAGATATTGGTGGTTTAAATGTAACTTCTATTCAGAGTAGTATAAAGGCTGCTGAAAAACAGGTAACTAGCTCTGTTAAAAATATAAAGCATGAGATACAGAATATTGACACAACTCTTGCAGAAACTTTTAAGGCAGGTTTTAATAAAGACGGACAAATAGATATTGTTAAAACTATTGAAAATGCAAGAAAGATTTTGAGTCAGTTTGGCAATCCGACATTTTCATGGACTAAAGATAGTTCGGGTGAAGTTACTCAAATTACGGCAGAAGTTACAAGCTTGACAGGTCAAGTTGAAAAACTGAAATATGCTCTGAACGAAACAAATGGGTCATTTGACTATCTATCGGGTAGTAGCTCTGAAAAGGGTATATTAAAGCTGGTTGCGGATATTGATAAGGCTAAGTCAAAATACACAACACTTCTTTCCGAGTTTAAATCATCAAATTCGGGCATTGAAACAGGACTTACTAAGGAAATCGCAGATGTTAATAATGCTATTAATAACCTTGGTAAAGGTGGCTCCGTTGCGGAAGTTGATAGTTTATTTAATACTCTTAAAACTACTGCAAACGAGATTAAGCAAAATCTTGATACTACTTCAAGTTCATTTAATAAAGTAACAAATGCTGAAAACACTTTGGCAAAAATGCCTACCACAATACAAGAAATTTCAAATAACTTTTCTAAGCTGAAAAATCAGCCACAAGAAATTGTGGATTTAATTCAAGGTTTAAACACTCAATTAACTAAGGTAAAAGATACCGAGGAGAATTTTGGACGCAATAAACAATGGTCTGAAGAATATCGTGAGTTAGTTGTTTCGGTTAAAAAAGCAGAAACAGAAATAAAGAGTTTACAGTTACTTGAAAAATCTGATAATTCTGAGGCACAACAGCAAGCTAGTAGATACAATAAAATTATCGAAAATATTTCGCTAATTAACAAGTTAGAAAAACAACGTATTTCAGCAGGCAAAGAGGAAACTGTTGAAATAAATAGGCAAATAAAAAATGCAAAGGGCAGAATATCTACAGCCGAAAGCTATTTGAAAAAAAATAAATTAATTTCTTCGGAATATGAAGAACAAATACGTTTGCTCAAGAAAACAGGTGAATATGAACAGGCTATTGTAAAAGCTAAGTCTGCCGATAAATCGTCAGCTACCTCCACTAAAACAGAAAATAATGTAGCTAGACTTACGCAAAATCTCACTACCTTAGAAACAAAGTGGAAAGAGTCTCCTATTTTTAATGGAGAGTTTCAGGAAAAGTTTAATGAGCTAAAAACAAGTTTGTCTAATGTAGGTGGTGATCCTAAAGCATTAGACGAATATCGTATTAAACTCAATGAACTAACAAATGAGTTAAAGAGGGCAGATGTAGCTTATAAAGCTAGTTTTTCTAGCAATAAATCACAACAGAATATAGAAGCTACAAGGCAGAACATTAAAAAGTTAATATACACAATTCAGACATGGCAACAGGCTAATACTAAAGCCATGGGCAAGAATACTTTTAATGGCGGTACATATCAGGTTGAAACTGATAATATGATAGCCTCACTCAAAAAGTTGCTTAATGCTAGCGATCTAACTGCGAGCGATTTGAAAGTCAATGTTGATAAAATCAATCGTAGTTTTAGGACAATGAGTTCTGAAGCACAGGCAGCAGGTGTGAATGGGTTAAGCTTTTTCGATAAGATTAAAGAGGACGCTTTAAAATTCACAAGCTGGATGAGTTTAACTACTGTGATTTCAGGTATATCAAGAGAAGCTGTTAAGTTCTATAATAATGTTGTAGATATTGATACAGCTATGACAGAATTGCGTAAGGTTACTGATAACACAAATCAGCAATATGCCGAGTTCTTTGATAATATAGGTCAAAAGGCTAAAGATTTAAAGATTGATTTGTCTGATCTTATTTCTCAAACCGCAGAATGGGGTAAACGTGGTTATAGTTTAGATGAAGCTGAAACACTTGCCACAAACTCAGGTATTTATTCAGTTGTTGGTGAAGTAGATAATGCAACAGCAGTACAAGACCTAACAACAGTTATGAAAAGCTATAACATGACAGTTGATGAGTCTATCAATATTGTCGATAAGTTTAACGCAATATCAAACAAGTATGCTGTTTCAGCAAGTGATATTGGTGATATGTTGTCAAGGTCAGTATCTTCACTGAGCGTAGCAGGAAATACATTAGATCAGGCAATAGCAATGGGTACAGCCATTACAGAAATAACTGGAGACGCAGCCGAAGCGGGAAATAGTTTAAAAGTTCTGTCAATGCGACTTCGTGGAGCAAAAACAGAACTTGAAGATGCAGGCGAGTCAACAGAGGGCATGGCAGTATCAACCTCAAAACTGAGGGAAGATATTAAAGCTCTTACTAATGTAAATGGTACAGGTGGCTTTGATATAATGAAGGACTCTCAAAACTTTAAGAGTACCTATGAAATTATGAAAGGTATTGCCAATGTTTGGAACGACCTTACTGATACATCAAAAGCCGCTGTCATAGAGAAAATTGCAGGTAGAGTTTACCTGAATGTACAGAAATGTGCATAAAGAATATATTTAATTGCAGGTAATGAGTAAAGCCTTACACCACAATAATGAAGAAATTACATTATGACGGTGCGAAAGCAGAAATAACGTAAGGATTGTATAAGGTCAAAAGCCTAAGTACAGTAACAATCTCTGTTCATGCAGCTAAGTACCCTAACGTTATCCTAGATCATAGGACAGTTTAAGTCGAGGGTAAAAGTTCAACGACTATTCCCCATATGGGGTTGTAACAATAAAATAAAGGTGGAAATCCTGAATAGTTGCAACAAAAGAAGTACGGCTCAATCGCAAATGGAGTGGGAGAATAACCCTTAAACGGAAAAGGTATAATTGCTGTCATAAATGACGTGATTAAGAAATAGTCTAAGCTCTATGTGAAAGCATAGGATATGTTATATAACATATAAGTAAATTTGCGACTTACTTTAATATAATTGAAGCAAAGAGGCAATACAATTACTGCATTGCTTACGAATATGAGTCAAGCGGATAAAATTGTTAATGACTCAATAGGCTCTGCTGGGTCTGCTATGTCAGAGTATGAAAAATACCTTGATTCCATTCAAGGAAGAGTGCAAGGTTTTCAGACAAGTATTGAAAATTTGTCAGCTACTCTGATTAATGGTGATTTAGTTAAATTTGGTATCACCAGTGGAACACAAATTATTGATGTTCTTGATAATCTCATTAGTAAATTCGGTGTTTTAGAAACACTTACTCCTACCGTTATGGCAGGATTATCATTCAAAAACGTAGGTAAACAATTATTAAAGATGCCAACTTATGCACAGCCACAAACTATATGTGCATAGGTCACACACGTTTTAAAATAAGGTTGCCAAATTGCTGGGAACGGCTAAAGCTTTGCAACTACTTATAGCAATGGCACTATAAGAGTGAGGAAACTCGGAAACAATAGCAAAGATGACATATGCTGAGATAAAAGCCTATTATACTATTATAATAGGTGCTAAGTGTTGTTAAAAATGTCAGGTCAGCAGCCAACCCCTATCGGGAGATACGGACTAGGTTCAGAGAGTAGACGGTAACTATCTTGTGGCAAGATAAAGGTGTATTCCAACTATAGGTAACACCTATAGCGTTTCAAAAAATGAATTATCCCTCATTTATTTAGTTTTGCCCTTTAACAGTAAGGGTGGGATAAAACTGTTATTAATCATTTTGCATAGTGATTTATTTTACACTATTCATTTGCGTATGTCAACACTAAATTTGTTCGTTAATAAAAATTTTACATTTATATTCACACAATGTTTGTTAATGCAACCAATATATGGCTTGACATTAGTTCCCAAAATGGGTATACTAATAATAGAAATATGCGTTAGACGCATAAATTATTATTCTTACGCATAATTTATTAGTTATACGCATATTTTAGGTGTTTACCCCTATAATGTAATAGAGGTGATACCAAATGGGAGAAACTAATAACAAAAAGAATGTACGTAAAAAGATGGAGGAGTTGATAGATATGGCAGTTATGAGTAAACCTGTAAATCTTGCCTTCGTTGTTAGAGAAGATAAAGCGGACGAATTTATTAATTCCAAGTCCTCCGCAGCAGTTATTTCAAAAATAAAAAAACAGGCAAGAGAGATGATGAAACATTCGACTTTTAACGGACAGCCATGGGACGAAGATATTAGGAAATCACTTGAAGATTAGTTTTCGTGAGATAGACGAGGGTAACAAATTAATATTATCTAATTTTCATAGTGGCAATGATAGTATAGACAGTTATTTTAAAGGTAAATGCGAAGCAATGACAGATACTTCTGCTAAGTCTTTTGTAATTACTAACGATAACACACAAAATGATCTGCCTGATGTAATTGGTGTCTATTCTTTGTGTTGTTCTGGCTATGTTGTTGGTTCTTATAGGCGTTTTTATATTTATCCAGCGGTTGAGATAAAATATTTTGCAATCAACGAATATTACCAAGATATTCAATATTCAGAAAATGCTGAAGATGGTTGTCTTAGCAGTAATATTTTGGCAACGATTATTGGAAGAATTATTAGTTTTACTGATAGTCATTGTGGGGCTAATAAAGTGATATTGTACTCTGTCCCTGAAGCGGAAACTTTTTATCAACGTATGGGGTTTCATCTTTTTGCAGATTATATGCAGAAAAACAATGAAAGATACTTAGAAGGGTGTATACCAATGTATCTTGATCTTGATACTATGGAATGATGTTGTAGAGGTGGTATACTTGGGCAATGCAGCGAAGAAAATATCAAACAACGAATTTAATCAATTTATTAATGACAACTTAGACTTTATATTGGACATCACTCCTAAAAATCCAATCATTACTAAAGATGATGAATGGAATGAAGAAATTTATGACGATTATAGCTGGACGGATAATGAATAACCATAAAATAAGACCCTAGATTTTCTCTAGGGTCTTTTATGGTGGTTAGCATAAATAATTTTCACTAATTTCCAACTTGCAATTTTGTGCATATTGTATATTGATTTTTTGTTATTAATGTCATATAATATAGTAAAGAAATGATTCAAGAGATTGAATACTTCAAATGTTTGTCGCTGCTAGATATGCGACTAATAAATAGTCTAGTTCAAATGTTTGTCGCTGCTAGATATGCGACTAATAAATAGTCTAGTTCAAATATAGTCTCGCCTAGAGCGAGACTATTTGTTTTGAGGGACATAAATCAATGGAAGTTGGACATTTTTAGTTTTTGGACAATCAATATTATCAAGATTTTAATGACGATAAGCTTATGAGCAACCATGAAATTGTTAATGGTAAAATACATGATCGTCCTTGCTATTGTTGTATAGATACATCTGACAGCAATATTTATTGGGTCATTCCAATATCTTCACAAGTTGAAAAATATCGAAAAATATATAACAAGAAGATTAGCAAGAAGGGAAAATGCGATACCATTGATTTTGGAAAAGTGCTTGGTGCAGAGAGAGCGTTTTTAATTCAAAATATGTGTCCTGTTACCGATAAATATATAAAGAATGAGTATCAACATTTGGGTGCGCCAGTAGCCATTGACTATACGACTTATAAAAGAATAGTGTCTAAGGCTACAAAGGTGTCTGCTTTGGTACATAACAATAATTCACATTTGATATTTCCAGATGTGTTGAAAATTGAAGAAGCGTTAAAGTCAAAAAAATAAATAGAATACAATACAAATAAAGCTCCGATATTCTCGGAGCTTTTGTTATACATGAACACACATTGTTTACTTTCACCTATTTGTACACTTGTGTACACTTGTGTACACTCATATACTCATACACTCATACTCATTATCTATTCACTCAAATTAACATTTACGTTAATCCAATCCTTGCCGTCACGTTCCATAGTGACAGTATAGTATAATCTGCCCTTAACACCAAAACTATTTTCAGCGTCCACATAAGATGATACGGTGTAGCTATCATTATGATGTGTAATAAAGCTTTTATCATACATTGGATAATCTGCCGTGGCAGGGGCTTTTAACTGTTTGTTTACATAGAATTTAGCTGCTGTGTAAGCTTCTTGGCTGTAGTCTTTTTCAGAGCTTGCACTATTTATGGCAAGGTAAATAATTAAAATTAATATGCCCCATGCAATTACATTAGCAATAAAAATCCCCAAACAACCATTACTTTTTTTGTTTTTGTTGGGTATCACGTTTGTGTTTTCTTCCATTTGTATTTCCTCCATTGTTATTTGTATCAAAACTGCAAATATAGGGTTTAGGTCTTTAAAACAACCAAAGATGATGGTGGTAATGATAGGATAAGTGTATTTGGGCAAATGATAACTCAGTTGTCCGATTTTAAAAAGATAAATCCGTTTAGTCAGTTTAAAAACAATTCACTTATTCCTGTAAATGAAATAGCAAACGTCCGTCAATTTAATAATCTTTTAACACAAGGTAAATCAGTAGCCGAAGCCGAGTCAATAGCTTTAAAAGGCTGTTCTAAAACAACTCTTGACATTGCTAGAAGTGCTAATGGTGCAGCGGTATCAGAAGAAATACTGTCTGCTTCTTTAAAGGGCGTTGCAACTTCTTCCAAACTTGCTGCTGTTGGTATGAAAGCGTTGTCTATTGCTGGCAATATGCTTACAGGTTTAGCTATTTCTTTCTTGCTTGATGGTATTATAACACTTTTTGATAATATTGTCAATGGTGCAGATAATGCAAAAGAAAGTTTAGCTCAGTTCACAAGTAGTTTTTCTGACTCTATTGACAAATTAGATGAAGAAAACAAGTCAGTAAACGAATTAGTAAATCGTTATGTAACTTTGGTTGCAACAACAGATGACTTGTCGACCGTTAAGGACGATTTGAATACTATTCAGGATAATTTAATTGATAAGTACGGCAATGAAGCTAAGAGCCTTGACTTGCTTAATGGCAAAATGTCTGAAAATATTAAGAAAATCAAAGAGTGGAAAAAAGAAAAGGCTGAAAGCGAACTTTATCAAGAGTCAGATATTACTGATCCTGATGATGAAGATAGGAAGCTGAGTATTGCCGAGGCTTACGCCTTGGCTCAAAAAAAGTTAAAAGAGGGAAGTTCTTTCGGTTCTAATGGCGGTAGAGTAGGTCAAGCGTATGTTCCCGATACGTTATTTGGAAAATACAACAGTAATGCAGACATAAACAAGGTTGGTTCTCGTGATTACGGCGATTGGGGCGATTACAAAGAAGTAGCCGAAATACTTAAAAAATACAATAACGTTGGTATGAGTGGTTACGATGATGATACATTATACTTTGCAGGTACAATGCAAGAACGTATTGATACTATGCAAAAGGTTTATGATGAATTATCCGAGAAATGGGCAAACATTTCAAAAGACGATAATCGTAACAAGTGGTTGACTGATTTACAGAAAGAAATTGCTACCACAACAGAGGAATATGATAAACTTTCTAATGCCGTTGATAAATACAACGAAATTCAGAAAACACTTGAAAACTATAACACAAGTGAAGAATTTAGCAAAGCATTTGATGAAGCTCAGAAAGCTACTGAAAGTTATAGTCATGCTGTAGCAAATAAAAATATTGACGATGTTGATAGGCTTTATGATTTAACTCAGAAATACAAAGATAAGTTAATCAACTTGGCTAATGGTGACGAGGATTTAATTGACTATGTTAATACTTTCTTTGAAACTTTGCCTGCAAAATTAACAACAGATACTTTTGATATTTCTGAGTGGACGGACGATATTGACGAAGTTCAGAATAAAACAAAATCACTAAAAGATACCTTAACAAGTCTGCAAGACGGAAGTATTTCGGATAGTGATTTAGTTGAACTGTTTAAATCATATCCTGACTTAGCTAAGTTCTCAGGCAACACGGAAAAGCTGACAGAAGAAGTTAAGAAACTGATAAGACAAAACCCTAAAGAATTAACAGACAGATTAAAAGAACTCTCAAATAGTTTACCGAATGGCAATGATAAGGCTAATGTGGAGGGTCTTATTTCAAGCCTTGAAAAGCTTGGAGAGGTAGCTTCTTCTATTTCCGAAGTTAAGCTGTCTGTAGACGATATTGAGAAAATTTATGAGGAAACGTTTGATGATCTTATAGATAAAGCCGAGGACGAGAAAGATGTTCTTGAAGAACAAAAGAATATTCTTACAGAACAAAAAACTCAACTTGACAATATTATTTCTCAGTACGAAACTGTTGCAAACACAGTGGAGTCTTATATTGACGAGCAGAAATCAGCTATTGAGGACAGATACAATGCTGAAATTGATGCCATTAAAGCTGTTAATGAAGAAAAACAAGATACTATTGACTTACAGGAAAAGTTAAATAATCTTGAAAATGCTAAAAAGAAAAAGGTAAATGTTTATTCTGAAGCTAGTGGTTGGCACTTAGAAACCAATACTGAGGAAGTAAATAAGGCACAGCAGGAATATGAACAGGCTAGTGCTGATAAACGTGTATCTGATCTTGAAAAACAGCGTGATAAGGAAACTTCACTGTGGGACAAGTATAAACAACAGTGGCAAGATCTTATCAATAGCTCTACCAATACAGAAAATGAACAGCTTGCCAAAGATATTTTAGGCGTTAATTGGACGGACAAAATAGCACAGCAAGACACAAATATTCTTAACGACTTTGCTAGCAAATATCAATCTTATCGTTCTCAACTTTCAGATCAGGTTGAAAAGGAAATTGAGAGCGTTGAAAAAGAGATAACGGCTAAAAGCAAAGAAATTGAGGCATACAAGAAAGAAAAAGAAGCTTTATCGAAGTATGTTACAGATATTACGAATAAGAACAAAGACTACATAAAACAGTTGACAAACGTTTCTGAAAAAGAAATGCAAACTATGGAAGGTAGGACTAAGTTCTTAGAGGATTGCAAAAAACGTGCTAGGGAAGCTCTTGACTATTCTGATATTTCTGTTGAGGGTGCTAAATCGAATGGCTTGTATCTTGTTCAATATGACGGTGAAACTGTTGGAACAGGGCTTGATGAAGCACAAGCAGAACAGTTAAAATCTGAACTGTACGGCAAAATGGTTTCATCAGAACTATTGGCTAATCCTATGCTTGGTAAGAACAAGGGTGCATTAACAGCTATTCTTAATGCTTTAAAGAGTAAGTTCAACATTATTAAGCCATATCGTTCAGGTGGTATTGATGATTATACAGGGCTTGCACAACTTCACGGAAAGCCAAATGCAGTTGAAACTATCTTCAATTCAGAGCAAGGCAGAAAGCTATACAACCTTGTGGCTAATACAGATAATCTTGTCAATTATATTGGAGATAAGATTTACAATGGTATAACAGATTTGGTAAGGACAAAAATGTCTACACCAAATAACATTCAAAATAGAAATGATACAAACAATAGGACTATTGTATTCCAGATCGATACTGTTAATACAACAGACGGCACAACATTCTTAGAGCAGATGAACGCTTATCTGCAACAGGCTGATTTGGATAGAATAGTCGGTAAAAATTATTAAATAAACACAAAAGTAATAAAGAGCCATTAATTATTTAGTGGCTCTTATCTTTTGGAAAACAAGAGAGGTGACAAAAATGATTATGACTCCTACATTGGTATTTCCTGATGATGAGGTTGTAAAGATAGACAAACATAAGGACACAAATGGTGAATATGATCGTGCTCCACATTTCAGTTATCAGTTTAATTGTACGGCAGGTTCAGCTATGCGTTGGGCATTGTGCGAGTACACAAACCTTAAAACAGGCGAAGTTAATCACTCTTATTTTCCAAAGGGTGGTGACATAAACACCTTTTATAATGGTGATAAAGTTGGTGTCAATGAGTTAGTTTTTAACGATATTGCCGAGAATGGTCATGATTATCAATATCAATACATTCTTTTTCAAACAGACCCTACAACCATAGCTGACGACACTCAATATGGAGATGGTGTTGGTTTATATGATATGTATTTCTGCCGTGGAAAAGTTCAGAGAGCAGGTTCTTCAACATCATTTTATATAAATAAGGAAATAGGCAATTTGAAAGACGCTTATTATTATGAACGTGCTGACGGCTCAAATTACTTAGTCGGTGGTGCATACATGGAGATAGGTGAAGAACGTAGATTTATTGAAAAGTATGACTACAAAACAGGCATGGTTACATTGAAATCTGCTTTTACAAATACACCAACAGTAGGCACTGAATTTAGGATATTTACTAATTACTTTATAGATAAACCACATTATGTAAAATGCAGAAATGACCCTGATTGTATTGTTACGGCTGAAGTAAATGAAAACAATTCTACTAGACCGATACATTGTGAAACAACGTATACTCACCCTAATCATGTCGGATTGAAATATTATAAGTATTATTTGTATCAAATAATTAATTCAAATGTAGTCTATGACGGAACTATTCAGGACAGCACAAATGATACAACTCAGGTCAATCTTGGTAAAAGTATAGGTGAAAATATAGTAAATAAGTGTATTACTATAGAGGTAGAGCCTAGTGGAACAGAGGGTCATGTTACCGAGGGTATTAATGGTTTTATTTCTAACTACAATACTGCTACTGGAATGGCTATAATTTATTGCCCTGCAAATACTCAGTTTGTGAAAGGTGCAAAGTTTACTGTTTATAGCGAAACGCAGAAATTGATTGGCGAGAGTCCTGCAATTTATAATTTCAGACTCAACTATGATTTCTATGCTATGCAAGCAGGAAATTCATATTGTGTTGTTAGTGAGATTATGACACTTGACGATAAAATGTATCATTTTAGCAAAAGAGTATCGTTCCAAGGCAACGAGTTAGGTGATTTAGTAAACAACTTTAATTGTCTAATAATTAATAATCGTATAGCAATGCTGTCGTGGAATACAACTCTTAGTGGTACTGCAAAGATTTTTAGATGTAATGTAAATGAAGAAGATTATGTTTTTCTTGGTACTACTAATACAAAGAGCTTTTTTGACACAACAGTTGGTAATAAGCAGACTTATGAATATTATATTTGCTACGGAGATTACAAACCATATAAATCAGAGCAAGTATCGGTAGATAAGGACGGTTGGTTTATATACTCTTTAACTGATTTGGGTACAAAATATAATAAAAAGTATTATGCTATTTCTGAGTGTTGGGAGTTTATAACAGGTATGACCGATAATGATATTACATCAAATATTGGTCTTGCAGTACACACAGGAACAGGTATTAAACCAAAAACAACTAGAACAGTAACAGACTATGAGAGTGGTTCTTTCTCTGCTGATCTTTTAACAATTAATTGCCCTGATGGTCGAATAGTCGATAATATTGACAGAGTAAAAGCATGGACAAAATTTATTAAAGGCAAGAATGATTTTATGTTAAAATCTCATAAGGGCGATGTTTGGATTATAAATATCTCAGATAACCCTACTAGAATTTATGATAGCACAAGTGTATTAGGGCTGACTAATATTAAGTATGATTGGATTGAAGTTGAAGATATAAATGATGTAATAATTATTAGATAGGAGGTAGGAAAGTATTATGGATTATTATAATAAAATAGACAATGCTTATCTTGCCGAGTTACATAAGCCAATGCGAAAAATGTATGTTAAAATGGAAATTTTATCACACTATGAAGGTGCTATTGGCGAAATAACAAGTGACTTATCTTCTACAGATGGTTCAATAACGATTAATAAAGAGCAAGGCTGCCGTAGGTCTTGCTCTTTATCTATTATTGATAGAAGCGGTAAATATATACCTCAAAAAGATAGCTCATTTTGGTACAATCGAAAATTCAAGATCTTCATCGGCTTGCAAGTTGATGAGAATATTTATTGGTTTCCGCAAGGTGTTTTTGTTACAAAGTCAGCAAACTCTAATGGTAGACGATTGAATGTTGAGGGTGTTGATAAATATGGTTTTCTTGATGGAACATTAAATGCTAGAATGTGCCTTGTTGAGTATCAAGCTAGTGTTACAAATTCTAAAAAAGGAACGAATATTGCGACTTTAATTAAGGACACGCTTATGCTTGATTTGGGTAACAATATACCTCTTGACCCTGTTGAGCCGATTATCGACCCTATATTCTATAATGCAACTCTGTATGACGATATTGTAATTGATGAGGGTGGTTATCTTGGTGAGATTTTTGACAAGATTGCCGAAATGTATGGTGCTAATATCTATTACGATGTCAATGGCAGATTGAGAATGGAAAGAGTTTTCAACTATAATTTACCTTCTTGGTATCGTCATTTACCACCACAATTTGAATTGAGTGAAACCGAAATTACAGAAACGGATATTAATTATACTTATAATTATGACGGTGTAAACATTATTACAGTTACAACAGATAATACAAATGGTGAAATTTATTCGTACACAGCTAAAAATGAAAACCCACAATCACCTGTAAACATAAATGCTATTGGTTATAAGGGTTTGGACGGTGGCACTTATTATATACCCCTAGGAGATACAAGTGAAGAAAGCGGAGAGGAAAAGTGTAGGCAACAAGCCGAATATATGTTATTACAACATACTTGTATGAGTACAGGTATAAGTTATAATCTGCCGATCACTCCACATTTGAATGTTGATAATACCGTTAGGGTTAGTAATGATTATTATAATTTTGACAAACAGTTATTTATCGTAAACTCTATTACAATGCCTTTATCGGCTACTGAAATGAGTATTGAAGCCACTAATCTACAATGGCTGCCATTTGATACAGATTGTATTTCGATTTACTGTGAAACTTTAAGTGATACAGTGACAATATCTTATAACACGAATGGTGGCAAGGACAAAGATGGAAACACTATCACTTATAAGAGCATTAACCAAACCCCTAATAAACAAATCGTTTTACAAGGTGGGGATATGTATAACGAGAATAAATTGTTTGCATGGACGGATAGTCAAGGCAATAAATACAATTATGGTGACGTATACACTGTACCAAATAACAACACAACATTGATAGCTCAATGGATAACAGGAAATGAAGTTACAGTTACCAATACATTGTCGGCAGATAGTACGGTAGAATTTCAATCTATGTCACCGTCACGTTGCTTGATACGTTATGATGATAACGAAGTAGCCAGACGTAATACAAACACAATTTCAACATTTAAAAAGAATTATTCTTTGGGTACACACAATACAACTATTGTGTCTGAGAGTGATGATTTAACTAACTTTGACAATGCTTTTGATAAAAAAACAACTACAAAGATAGATTGTTCCAAAGTAAAAGCTACCTACCTTACTTCACCTATGGGAAACGGATTTGAAAATATGACAGACTTTGTTTTCCCTACTAATCTTTCAAATATTTCGACCAGTAAGGGTGTGTTGTCAGGTTGTAAAAAGCTGACCAAGATTACATTTCCTATAGCATACTGTGATATTTCACACCCTGAATTGTTTCTTGCTAATAGCACATTTGTTAATGGTTTGGAACTACCTTACACCTTGAATTTCACACCAATGGTTTCAGTTGATAAGCAAACAGGTATCGAAGAAATAAAACAAAACGAGATACTAAAAGGAAGTCATGTTGTTGGAAAATTAAACATCAAAGCGGCAACCACAAATAAGTGCGTAGTGTATGTAAACAAAGAGACGACAAGTTTAATTATTTATCCTGCGACAGTACAGGGAAGATTCTACCTTATGGGTAAAGGTATTGATGGAGATTTATCTGGACTTCAAAGTATACAAATCGGGCGATCTACTAACATTAACGATACCGATGGTTTTGCAAGTAATACATCGGCAAACATAAATCTGAGTTTGGACTTTCAATCGGGTAATTGTACTACTAAAATACCTAAAAACGCTTTTAACGGCTATAGTGGTAATACGATTAATGTTGTAATTTATGGTAATGTGACCGACAGCAATGGTATCACGCTTGAAAGCGGATCGTTTTGCAATATGCCTAATATGACAAAATTGCCAATGACAAATAGCATAAGCTTAAAAGTTATACCTGAGAACTGCATGAATAATTTAGCTTCATTAACTTTAGCAACTACAGGCTATGTGGTTGACGTTGAGGGTTGTAACGATATGCCTAACCTGACAACTCTAAGAATTGAAAGTTCTTGCGAAATAGTGAATGGATTTAATAACTGCCCTAAATTGAAAAATTTGTCATTCATGAGTGACGGAAAAGTAAAAGAAATTGGTGGTTTAAATAGTAATGCTATTACAACATTTTATATTCCAAATATGGCTTTGTCTGTATCGGGCGTGAATAATTGTTCTGCATTAACAACGGTTGTTATTGGGGCTTCTTTGACTAGCTTTACAGGGTTTAATAATTGTCCTAAATTAAACAAGTTTACTGTGGATAGTTCTAATACTACTTTTAAAGTCGTTGATAATAACCTCTACCAAGGGAATAAACTTTGCCGTGTTCCAATGAGTAAATCAGATATTATGGTAACAAATGGTACAACGGAAATCATGAGCAATGCCATTCAGGTTGCTTTTGCAAACAGCATTTCTATTCCAAATGGTTGTATTTTAGCTAACGACTCAATCAAGTGTCAAAGCGTAGGTCAAATTATTTTCCATACTTCTTTTAACACAGAAACTGGGAAATATAATAATTTAACTATGACCGATTTTAGTACCCTTGATAATGTACAAGTCGGAACTATTTTCACATATGGAAATGGTATAACAGATACTACAAACGCAAATTGTTTGCCTGTTGTAAAATACTGTATGGAACATAACATCAATTATGTTGATATGAATGAAACAAATACTAACGCTCGTGGAGCTATTGGAATAAGCGGTAATGCAGAATTGGACGGTGATAATTAATGATAAATACTTATACTTGCATACCAAATCAAACTTCATCAGAAACCGTATTTGCAGACCTTAAAACATTTTTTGAAGATAAGTGGACTTGGAGTAAAATTGAAACAAATTATCCTGACAGTGAGTCCACCGATTATAACACTTTGACATTTTGGATTGATAATACAACGTACTTTAGAATAATGTTTGATCCTGCAAAGTCACGTTATTGGGCTGGGTGTGGTGAATATGACTCTACTAAAACGTCACCATATGCTGATTATGTCAGCTTCGCCTATAACAAGTTTGATAGTGTCATGTTGTATACTACAAGTCGGGGAATGTTGATTTTGTTTAAAAGTGGAGATAATGACTATGTATTAGGTGGGGCTATTGCAAAAATGAGAAAACTATCTGACAATACAGAAATTACAGGTTTCTTTACCCCTACTTCAAATTCAGGACATCAAGGAAGTAAAATGGCAAGCTTATATAATATGTTTAGTCAAAGTTTGCACAATGGCGGTACGAACCTTATACCACAAGTTGATTTTAATATACCATTGAATAGCACAGTTGAGGGGCAATACGCTGCTAAAACTGACGGAATATTCTATGTTTATATGGGTCAAGACAGTGTGTTTCCTGCTGACGGAACTGTTGTAAAATTCACAATGAATGGCGTTAATTATGTAGGTAACTGCAAAATGGTTTTAGCTGATTATTCGTAAAGGCGGTGTACAGAATGTCTAAAATGAATAAGCTGATTAAGGAAAGTCAAGATAATAAAAAAACACTTGGTTATACCTATGGAACAGTTAAAAGCTACGACTCTACAAATTGTACAGCCATTGTCTCGCTATTAGAGTATAATGGTGCTGAAAAATCTTTTCTGAATAAATCAGGTGAGATTTTAAGCATGGGAGACAGTGTGTGGATCTATTTCCGTGGTGGTGGTATAAACGCTGGCTACATTGCTATTAGGAATGGCAAACCTATACCTCTAGGAAGTCAAAATTCTAGTGTAGGACGATTTGTTGAATACGTTGATAGTAGTGGTAATCATCACATTTCGGAAAAGTTTAATTACTATGGCGATTCTTATTGGTATACCATAGACCCTGACGGAACAGAACAGATTACTATTTATCTTGAAAATATTGCTCATGGTGATTATAACCATATTGAAGGTCAAGCAAACCACTGCTACGAATATACTTATGACAGCAACAGCTATATTGATTTTTCAGAAATGAAAACGCGTATGTTGATGAACTATGCTCGTGAAAATAGCAGCTTAAATTCCTTAACAGGCTTTAATAATAATAGCGTTGGTGGTTTTTCTAACCACGTCAGTGGTATGTGGAATATGTCTGAATATAGTGTGGCGGTTGATTGTAGTGGTGCAAAAAATACTGTTTTCAATTCTCGTGATACATATATTAATGGCATAAATAATTTGCTAGAGGGTGTAGCTGATAGTATTGTAGTTGGCACAGAGAATATTGTTAAGGGCGATAAGGCTAAAGATCAAATGGCGAAATATAACGCCGTGTTTGGATATCACAATGATGTTCTTAATTATGATGGATGTCTTGTTGCAGGTTCATGGAATCACGCCACGGCAGATAATCAAACCGTTATAGGTATCAATGCAAAATCAACTTATAAAAGCTCGGAAAATGCAAGTATACTATTTAATATAGGAAATGGTCATAATATAGAAGATGGTTCTCTAACTCAAAACTCTGCAATGCAAGTAGATTTTTCTGGTAATGTTTATGCTGGCGGTGCGTATAAAACGATTGGTGCTGACTATGCCGAATATTTTGAATGGCTTGATGGCAACACTAAAAATCAAGACAGAATTGGTTTATTCGTTACGCTTGACGGCGATAAAATCAAACTTGCAAATAATGGTGACTATATACTCGGTGTTATATCAGCCAATCCGTCTATAGTTGGTAACTCTGCTGAATTAGATTGGCATGATAAGTATAAAACAGATGTTTATGGACGGTTGATTTATGACGAGTCACACAATCTTATATTGAACGAAAACTATAACGATACGCTTGAATATATCTCTCGTGGGGCAAGAAAAGAATATGACAAAGTTGGCTTGTTAGGACAGTTAGTAGTTCAAGATGACGGAACGTGCAAGATCAACGGATATTGTACGGCTAATGTGAATGGCGTGGCAACCAAGTCAGATAGTGGTTATAGGGTTATCAAACGTATTGATGAAACACATATAAAAATAATACTGAAATAGAAAGAGGGCTAACAACCCTCTTTTATTATTGGAGGAAAAGTTATGAAAGAGATTATTACTCAGATGATTACAGAGTATTTACCTGTAATTTTAACAGCGGTTATGACAGCTATTGTCGGCTTTGTAAAATCGAAGTATACAAAAATCGCAAATGATAGCATTAAGAAAGATGTGGCGGCTACAACGGTTAAGTACATCGAACAGATTTACAAAGACGTTCACGGCACAGAAAAGCTTGAAAAAGCTAAAGAAACCATGCTTGCCCTGCTTGAAGAAAAGGGCATTAAGATTTCCGATGTAGAGCTTGTTATCTTGCTTGAAAGTGCTGTTAAGGATATGAATTATAAATCACTCACAGATTTTATTGACGAGGTTAAGAATGGCGGTGAGTAATTATGAACACAGTTAAGGAAATTGCTACCTACTGTGGAAGTATTACAACCATTTTGGCACTGATAACAATTATTGTTAAGCCAATAAGGAATAGATTTGTAGGGTGGATTTCAAAAACAAGTGGCAAAGATAATCTAAATAAAAAAATAGATAAATTAACAGCATTAGTGGAAAGACAGGTAGAACAGAACCAAAGCATGGAAAATGAGTTACAAAAACAAAGTTTGGCTTTGCAAGCCACGCTGAGAAATTCTATTTTAGCGATTTATAATTCAAGAATGAAAGAAAATAGTATTTCACTGTACGAAAAAGAAAATCTCGCAAGACTATACGAAAGCTATTCGTCTATTGGTGGCAATAGTTTTGTGCATAACTGTGTAGACGAATTGAACAAACTGCCCGTAAAAGAAGATTAATTGGAAAGGAAGTATACATATGGCAACAACAATAAAAGGTATAGATGTTTCTCATTGGCAGGGTACTAATGTAGATTTTAACAAAGTAAAAAAGGCAGGATATGACTTTGTTATGATAAACGCAGGCTACGGCAAATATATCGATCAAAAAGATGAGTGCTTTGAAACTAACTATAAGAAAGCTAAGTCAGCAGGGCTTAAAGTAGGTGCTTACTGGTATTCATATGCTCTAACATCAGCAGATGCCGAATTAGAAGCTGAAGTATTTCTTGAAGCAATCAAGGGCAAAACTTTTGAAATGCCTATCGCTTTTGATATAGAAGATAGTTCACAGTATGATTTATCGGCTTCTACTATAGGTAGTATAATTAATGCTTTTTGCGGTTATTGTGAAAAGAAAAATTATTATGTAATGCTTTATAGCTATGCTGCTTTTCTTAACAGTAAAGTTCCTAGTGATTGTAAAAACAAATATTGTGTATGGCTTGCTGAATTTGACAAGTCAAAGCCTTCATACGGTGGTAGCTATGGTATGTGGCAGTACACAAGTAAAGGCTCGGTTTCAGGTGTAAATGGAAACTGTGATTGCAATTATGCCTATAAAGATTTTACCGCAATTATAAAGAAAAAGGGTCTTAATGGTTTTAAAAAGCAAAAAAATAATGAACTTCCGATACTCGAAAAGTCTGGCTATAAAAAGGGTGATAAGACCAGTGGTGTTCTTGCCTTGAAAGAAATGCTTATCATAGCCAAGGCAAGAAAACTTCACAACGTCACACTTGACGAGAACGGTATTTTTGGTGACGGCACTGAAAAGGCTGTTAATGCTTTGCTGAAGAAGTGGGGATATAAGCAGAATAGTATTGCAGGCGAGAAGTTTATTAAGAAGCTTGCGAGCGCTATTAAGTAATATCATTATTAAAGGGCGAGGTAACACAGCTTCGCCCTTGTTATATTTTAGTTATATTTTATTTATACGAAAGGAAGATGATTTATGGCGTATTGTGCTACAAACGGAAACCTGTACGAAAATGGAAAAGCTTTTGAGCTGAAAGTTGGCATTGGTGCTGATTTTAAAGTACAGGCTTCGGGAACTGGCAGTTTTCAGGTTGTAGGAAAACTGACTCAGAATGGTGCAGAGGAAGTGCTTATGATGGTTGATTTAAGTGACTTCTCAACAGTTGATACGATTACAACGGAAAATGTTTATGCAGGAGATATTAGTGGTTACTATAGTGTAACCGTTAAAAACGTCAAGGGTGTAAACAAAATTTGGGGAACTATAACATATTAAGGAGGTGGATTTATGGCTACAGATATTATTGCTAGAGGTATGGCGGCTAATGCTAAAAAGTCTGTCACCGAATTAGGCGATAAGGTTGAAAGCGAAAAGTGGATTGGCACAAAAGCCGAGTGGGAAGCCGTTGATAAATCCACTATAAAAGACGGCACAATTGTATATATCACTGATGATAAAACGGTGATTTTATACGATAAAGCGGAAATGGAAAAGATAGCCGCTAAGGTCGCAGAGGACAGAACAGCCGCTGAAACTGCTGCACAGACAGCACAATCCATAGCTGATAGTCTGCCCGAGGACTACACAACAGCGGTCGAAAAAATAGCAGAGAACACGGCTGAAATTTCTGCGGTAAAGCTGACGGACAAAGAGTTACAACGTAGGGTGGACGCACTTTATGACATGGGTCAGGGTGTGACACATAGGTTTGAAACGGATACAGATACGGCATACGTTAAGACTATTCCTACAGGCGGTAAGCTGATGTCGGTGAAGAATATTGGTGGTAGGTCTATCATGTGGAATCAGCTGGTTAAACCAGTACCCACTGTAGTCACACAAGCGGGTGTAAAATTTACGTTTTCTAACGATGGTATTATTACATTGAATGGAACGGCTACCACAACAGGTAATGCAGTTTCTCTGCAATCCGTTAAAAATCAAAAAGGACATAAATATCTAATGGTTGCAAACCCATTGTCAGGTGTTTATGGAAAAGATCAATTGCAGTTTAGTTCGCAATCATATGGACAGGATTCTACAGGCCACGGGACTATAATCACAAATGAAAGTAGCAATGAAAAATGGTACTACACGTTATATGTGTATGAGGGCGTTACATATGATAACGTTAAACTACAACCACAGATTTATGACCTCACCGCCATGTTCGGTTCGGGAAACGAGCCCACAACTGTGGAAGAATTTGAGAAAATATTCCCAGCGGACTACTACCCATATAATGCAGGTGAGATTATTAGTGCAGGGGTTGAGAGCGTCGCTGTGGGTGATACCGCCTACCCAATCCCCGAAGCAATCCGCAATCTGCCTGGCTACGGCTGGTCGGCAGGAACGGCTAAGAACTACGTTGATTATGAGAATAAACGATACGTTCAGTGCGTACAAAGTGTTGATTTGGGAACACTGAGTTGGGTTGCAGGTGTCGGTGGAAAAGTAAGTTTTCAAACATCGCAAGTTACAGGGCAGAAATTGACAAAAAGTTATAGCGTTCCGCCAAATATCATTTGTTCAAAATATTCGACAAAAACGCAGAATGAACTATGGGGTCACATAAATGTAACAGGTATAACGGCTGATGCTAACACTGACGGGTATATCGATGTCAACGATACGTCCTACACCGACGCCACCGCATTTAAACAGGCAATGCAGGGTGTTATCCTATACTACGAACTAGCGAACCCTATAATCACCGATATTTCAACCCTGATACCAGACGACTTCCTGCGGAACATCGAGGTCGAAGCAGGCGGTTCAATCACGTTCAAGGGTGGTAATGACGATTACAGAATACCAGTACCAAGTGAGGAAGAATATATTGTGAAGTTGTCAGAAGTAGGAGGTAGCGTATGACGGATTTGCAAAAGAAAATGGCTGAGAAACTAGGACTATCCCCTGATGACTTCCAGCCGAAAAAAGCCACAAAAGTGGACGAGTTAGAAGCACAGGTGCTATACACTGCACTGATGACCGATACGCTGATTGAGGAGAGTGACGACAATGTATAGAAAAGTCAAGAGGTTGTACGATTTAGGGCTGTACACCGCTGAACAGGTCAAAGATTTTGCTGACAGGGGGAAGATAACCCCTGCACAGTACGAGGAAATCACAGGGGAAAAGTATGAAAGCGAGGATAATGAGGGTGGTGGAAAGACTAAATGAGTGTAAGTATATATAATAAAACAGATAATAAGCTTAGTTCACTAGCAAACCAAACGGAGCTTATGAACAATGACGGTACGGCAGATATTACAAGCCAATGGGTTTCTCGGTCAAATAAATCGTGGCAATATTTCCGAATTAGGTCTTGGTACAGAATTGAAAATAAAAGGAACTATTGAAAATGTTCCTTGTATTGTTAATGGTGAAGAAAGTACAAAAACGGTAGAGTATGATACTTATTTTGTATGTGTGGCTGTGGATTTTCTTAGGACTACAAAAGCCTCAAGTGGAAAACGGTCATATACATTTATGCCTTTTGGGTCACCAATAGGAACAAATGTTATTGATAACGCTACAGGTTTAGGTGATGTTCACGCATACTCTCAAACATTCATTCAGCAAAAGGTTATGCCTGTTTATACTGCACATTTTAAAAATATTTTTGGAAATAATCTTGCTGAGTTTTCAGACCCATTACCACTTATGATTAACAAATCAGCCACGAGTTACACTTATTTTAATGGTGGTGGAAGAAGTGTGGAAAACTATGGTTATAGTGATAGTTATACATCCTATTCGCTTAGATTACCGAGTGAGCCTGAGATTTTCGGACATTATATTACATCAGGTTGTTATGACAATTCAGGCATGGAGTCACAGTTGCCATACTTTGCAAATAAGCCAATTACTACAGCTTTAACAGGCTTTGGTTATGATACTACTGGTGGAATGTGGCTATCGTCATATTCGGGTATGAATTATTACGGATATTATGATATTGATAAAAGAACAATTCACGCAAAACCAGCCAATGCTGAGTTTGGTATTTACCCACTTCTGACATTGGTTCAGAAATAATTTTAGGGTACTAGATTAATTTCTAGTACCCTATTTTTTACGCTTGACGAAATATAAATAATTAGATATAATAATATTACCTAAAGAAAAAGGCGGTCAATTTTATGGTAAATTATTCTGAGTTCATAGAAATAGTATGTAGTAATTTGAAAATTACTAAACCGATAGTTGAAGAAGTATTGTTTTTGCATACACCTACACAACTAGCCGAGTATGTTCCTGCGGATAACGCACTTAAATATCGTATGGGCAAAATGCCGCTTGATACTATGTTTTCAATCGCACATGAGTTAAGACACATATGGCAAATGAAGAATTGCCCTGAGATTTTCCAGAACTATATTAATTCTACAGATACCGACATTGAACAATACAATCTGCAAAGTGCAGAGATCGACGCAAATGCGTATGCTATGGTTATAATGGAAAGCGGATTTGGCATAACACCGCAGTTTAAAGGGTTAAGCGAAAAGGTTAAAAAGAAAATATCGTTAAGGGCTAACGAGATAGTGGAAGAATAGTTTCTATGAAATTAAAGATTTTATTAGAAATTTATAAGACAGAGTTTTATGAAAGTCTTATAAAAGTCTTATAAAATTTATATGTACAAAACAGCAAAAATGACAAGCTAAATTTGTGCAATTATACAAAACATAGCAAAACGTATTGACAAACCACTATAAATCTGATATAGTATAAATGTCAGTTATGGTAATGCCATAGCTAGTGAGTTGAAACATATTTGTATTTGGTACGACCTAATAATTGGTTGCAAATGCAGAAGATAAGGGTGTGTCCGTTATGGCATACCCTTATTTTTTGCTAAAAATAGAAAAAATGAAACAAAAAAGCAGGGTATTATTTCAATGCCCTGCTTTCATTTTTTTACAAATTGTAAAGTCTATTGTTTAAATATTCTCTGCCACATCTCATAGGAAGGGGAACACTTTCCGTTACGCCAATTTTTTATTGTTGTAACACTAACATTACATATTTTAGCCAATTTGCGTATAGATAGATTGTGCGATTCCATATAGGAGCAAACTCTTTCTTTTGAGTGTGTTTTAAAGGACAAATAATCATTCATAAGATTTATGTTTAGTACATCAGATATTTTTTTCAAAGTATCAAAGTTTTTATATTGATCCCTTACTTCGTCACGTTCATACTTGATGTAATTATCATAACTCAGTCCTGTTAGTTTACATATTTCAGTTATAGATAAACCATTATTTATCCTTGCTTTTGCGATGCGGGTAACAAGCCTGTGATTATCGTTTCCACGATTCTTCAACTGCAACTGCTGTTGACACATGACGGAAATGATTTTCTTAGGTATTTCAATTGGCTTATTCTGATAATTCTGAAATACCTTTAATAAAAATATTGATATTCTTGCCGTCCCAAACTATCCTATCAACTATCTCTTTAACAAACCCTCTTTTTTCTACAATAGTTAATTTGTCAAAATTTTCTTTAAGATATGCCATAGCATCTGTTAAGCTGTTTAACCTATCATTCATCTTTGCTTGAACAATATTGGTATCTTGCAACTCGTTAATTCTTTTTTGAGTTGTTTTATTTTGATTTAATAACTCATTTATTTTCTGATTGTAAACTTCAACCACTTGTTCTGGCGTATCATTTTCAATAGATAGAGCTACGATATTCATAAATTTATTCACCGTGTTCTTATTAGTTTCTATTTGCTTTTTTAAACGTCCAATTTGTTTTTGCAAATCATTGTCAATATTTGCAACTTGTTCTTTTAGATTTTGAATTTGTGAATCAACAACGCCATCTTTTATATCGAAAGAAAATAACTCGTTCAAGATTATTTTGTCTAATTCGTCTGCATTGATGTTAGAATTATTGCACTCAGTTATTTTTTTATCCATTTTGTTTTCACAAATATAAAAGGTATTTCCCGATGGATATTTTTTTGGTCGCATATAAGCTCCGCATGAACAGAACAGTACGCCCGATAAAAGTGAAGTATTGCTAGTGGAACGTCTTTCGTTTGCTTTTCCACCGAAACCATCTTTTGAATTTGCCTTTAATTGTTGCTGAATAGCCACCCATTCTTTGCCTGCTAAAATTCCTTGGTGTTCTGATATAGTAACAATCCATCGATCATATGATTGCATTTCTCTTTTTTGTCCTGAAAACCTATTATACGGATAAATGCCTTTCTTACCATTGCAATCGTCAAGTGTGAAACAAACATTACAGCCTAACTCAGTGAAATAATTTAGGCTATCAATATCCGCAATGCAGTAGATTGGATTGGTTAAAATGCGTTTTACATTAGATTTATGCCAATAGTTATTTTTTTGAGTTTTATAACCATTCACAAACAAATATGTTTCTACTCCGTTAATGCTACCAAGCTGTTTATATTTACTGAAAATTATATTTACCAAATCTATTTGACTTTCATCAATGACAAGTTCAAAATGTGTCCTTTTACCATTTGTAACTTCAATGGATTTATAGCCTAATGGTGTTGTTCCTCCGAGCCAATGACCTTCTTTCGCTAAAAGATACATATTATCTTTAATACGCTCTGCTATAGTTTCTCTTTCTAACTGTGCAAAAACCGCAGCTATGTTCATCATTGCACGTCCCATAGAGTTACCTGTATCAAAATGTTCTTTTACGCATACAAAGGACGTATTCTTTTTGTTTAATTTTTCAATCAGTGAAGCGAAGTCACCTACATTACGGCTAATTCTGTCTAATCTATACACTACTATTAAATCAAATGGTATGACATTTTCTATTTCCATCATTTTTTTAAATTGTGGTCGGTCAAGATTTTTACCACTAAAGCCTTCATCTTCAAATACTTGTATGGAATGTTCTTCGCCATTATAATTTGTGGCGATATAATCTCGACACATTTCAATTTGATTTCCAATACTTTCGCCTTTGCCTGTAAATTTTGATTTTCTTGAATATATTGCTATTCTCATTTATATGTCTCCTTTTTGTAGATAGTCTTTTATTATAGCATATTTTCTGAAAGAAGTCAATAAATATAAAGGTGTCCGACAATATTTGTCATTGTCAGACACCTTTATATTTATGCTATTTTTTTTATTGTATCAATAATGATAGATGAATAATAATTATTGAATTTATCCATGTTGTTTGGATTATGTATAATGATATTTATTGGTATTTTCTTTTTACCCTTTGTTACCAGAGCTGTTTTGCTTTTTTTCATTTTTTACTCACAATCTTACTTTCCACTACTACCAAGGCGACCTGTACCCCTTTCTGACGGAATGGCTTTAAGTTCCTCGTATGTATATTCTTCTATCTCAACTTCTGGAACAGGAAGTACAAGAGCTTGACAAATGGCTTTTTCATATGGATATAAAATGTAATTAGCTTCTCCATATGGGAATAACAAAATACTAGCAAAATCGTTAAAGTCAGTAATAGACTCTTTCTTGCAAATAACTATCGGTACGTCATTTGTATTAGTAATTGGAACACCCCACTCGCCACGATAGCCACTGTCAATTATTCCACACCTCTGTGCCATGCCCTTAGCGCCTGTTGAACTTCTCTCGTGTAATACGAAACAGTAATCTGTATCACAAGCTGAAGCTATGCCTGTCGGTATTATAACCGTAGTATGTGGTTTTATTATTATGTAATCTTCGTCAAAACAAGGATAAACGTCATAGCCTGCATCTTCTAGTCTTTTAGTTGGAATGACCGCATTTGGTTTCGTCTTTGCAAATTTTACTGTTGTTATCATTTTTATCTCCTTTACTTTTCTTTTGCTTTATGTTATAATTAATAGAGTCATTAGTCGCCACCATTCAGAAACATAATATTGAACACATTATAATTTCTATGGTGGCTAATGACTTATTTGAGTTGTTTAAGGGTTTGCTTATATGTAAACCCTTTTATTTTTGTGTAGTTAATCGCACCACAATACTACTTTGTTTTGCTTTAGGCTTTCTTGCACATCAATAACTCTCTGATTGCTTGACCCTCGCCATTTTAATGTTATGTCACGTTTGTCATCTTCGTATTGACCGTCAATGACTACATCAAGATATTTCATAATAGGCAAGTCTTTAATTTCTTCCCACTTATATCCTGTGTACAGCCATTGTGTTTTGGTAGGATAGCAATCTTTTATTAGTGCAGATATTGTGCATACTATTTCACGATTATCAGGAAACAAAGGATCGCCGCCTGAAAATGTTATACCTGAAATATACGACTTGTCTAACTGGTTACATATTTCAAAGATAGTATCAAGATCAAATGGTATACCACTATCTTTATTCCATGTCTGAGGGTTTTGACAGTTTTTACAATGATGATTACAGCCTGATACCCAAAGGACAGTTCTAAGCCCGTCACCATTTAACATATCATCTTTGGTTATATTATGATAGTTCATTACATACTCACCCTATCCTTTATCTCTGCAACCTTTGCGGCATTATATCTACTTTTACCATGTATTCTAGTAAAGCCTAAATAGCCATTCATTCGATCAATCTGAGTTATATTTTCCGACCCACACTTCGGGCATTTATCCATTTCTAGTTGCTCGTAACCACAATCCTCACAATATGATAATGCTAAATTTATACCCTCATAAAATCCGTAATCCATAGCACGTCTTACAAGTGTTTTTATAGCTTCCTTATTATACGATATAGGATAACGACAATACTGTATCTTTCCACCATTGAACAAATTCCAAAAACGCTTTTCAGTATCTTGTTTCTGAACTGGGGTAATATGTTCCCATACGCCACAATGGAATGAGTTGGAAACGTATGGTCTGTCTGATACGCCCTCTATGATACCATACTTCTTGCGGAATTGTTCAACTTGAAGCCCACACAGGCTCTCAGCAGGAGTGCCGTAAATTGCGTATAGTATATGGTCTTGTTCTTTAAATTCATTTGTCTTGTCATTTATGTATTGCATTACTTCATAGGCAAAATCACTATCTTCTACAAGTGACTTACCATTATACAAATGCTGTAATTCGTTTAAAGCAGTGATACCAAAACTCATAGTCATAGCTGGAAGTATTGGTTTTATTTTATCATTAGGGTTGAGATTACCACCAAGAAAACCACCTTGAGTAAATCCCATTGGATTTGTTGATGCCTTTTTCTCTCCTAAAAATTCATATGTTCTTTTGTGCAGATTTCTTATAAGTTCGAGGTAATAATCAAGAACTTCATAAAAATCTTTATTCTCCTGCCTTGCCTTTGCTAATATCATCGGCAAATGTAATGATATTGCACCAAGATTAAATCTACCCTCAAAGACAGGGTAATCATTTTCGTCTTTTGGTTTCATGCCGCCCCTTACAAACCAAGGTGACAACGAAGCTCTACACAATGGCATAATGCCATTGGACTATATCTTTACACAACATTCTGTTACCAAATGTTGTGTACTTCGCTGTTCCACATAAAGAGTCGCACCTTATGTGTACTCTATTCACTTCTTCACACAAGTCTTTCACTTATGCTATGTTTTCGATAGTCTCTTGACGATTATCAAAATAACTAAAATAATAACCTAAATAATTTTTGGGAAGTTCCCCTTTTAAAACTCTTGCTATTTTATGTCTATCTAAGTTCAATACTCTACCACATTCTCTAATTGATGAAAAACTATCAACAATATTGTTGTCAAAATCAAATACAAACACCTTTGTTCTATTTTTGTGAATCCTGTTTCCACTGTGCCAACCATGCAGAACATTATATGAATTAGTACACCATTCCAAATTATCAATATTGTTGTTGGTTTTATTGCTATCAATATGATTTATGTATTTATAATTATTAGGGTTTGGAATAAAACAATGTGCTATAATCACATGAACTCTATTATGGTGTTGTTTATGATTCTCCATTCTATATTGAACTTGCAAATATCCATCTGTACCGAGATATGGTTTTAATTTACGCATAGTTCTTTTGCTGTATATGTTCAGTTCTTCGTCCACTAAGAAACCGTCATATTCTTTATATTCCTTCGTTTTGTCCTCTCCTTTTTGTCGGTTTATGTAAATTATTTAGTTATTTTGAATTTCGCACAGGATTTTTTTAGTTCCCTGTTAGCACAATTCCTAATTATCATTTCCTATAATTCCTAAAACGTGAATTGTACACCCTACATTTGTAGGTTTACGAAGTTTTAGATGAGCCGTAGTGTAATTTTTAACCCATCAAACTGACGACTTTTCCGTACTTCTTATACATCTCAGGAATATAACCGTCTCCTGTCAAGGACAAAAAATCTGGATACATCGCTTTACTGCTACAATCAATGGCAACATCAAAAAGCCATTCTAACTTTTTACCTTTACCATGTAAATTTTCATCGTACAAAAACGTCAGCTTTGGAAATAGTACAGGTCTTTTAAAGCCCTCTTTTCCTTGTCCGCCCATTCGTGTTTTTAATGCCACCTCGCTTGCCATGGTTTCCCACCTGTTTGTACCTATGCCGAAACTAATAGCGATGAAAGGATAATCGCCTCTTGACGATCCTACAGAATTAAATGCCATTTCCCATGATTGAAAACCCTGCTCAAAATCTCGATAGACTTTTCTGGTTGCATATTCGTCAGCTTTATTCTTATTACCGTTATCACATATGCTTAGGTATTCATCAACATATTTCTGATAACTTTTTTCGGCATATGGAGCTAAAAGAGTATCAACTCTAGGTATCGTAAAACCCAATGCAGATGTATATTTCTATACTGGATACCACACTGCAACATATCTTCACAACCGCTAATTGTGCCTACTGTTTCAATTATGTGCTAATCTCATAATCTACTCTACTCGATTACTTTCATAATAAAAGCTATAATATTATGATATTCTTTCGATGTCCTCTACACTCTCTAAATTCCATTTATATTAAATTCCATTGATAACCTTGAAGTAATAATTGCTTTTTATTGTTTGTATCTTGATAGAAGTCTTTACCTTTTAATCCAATATTTTTTCCTAATTCTTTTCTATCAAATGTTCCAACATAAATATTGTTTTTGTATAATTGATACATAAATCTTTTTGGCGATTTTTTATTTTTTAATGCTTTTCTCGTATTATTTTCTCTAGTTAATATTTGCAAATTTTCTATTGAATTATTTTGAGGATTTGCATCTATGTGATCGATCGTCAATTCCTGCGGAATATCCCCCATCAGTGTTTCATATACCAATCTATGTACTCGGTAATATTTCCTTATATGCCGATTATTTTCTATAAAAGAAAGGCATACTTCTAAATATCCATCTTTATCCACTTTATAACAATGCTCTCTTGGTTGAAATATATTTATTCGCCCTTGTCCACCTTTAACTTTAGTAGTTATTACTTTGCCACTTTTGGTAACATAGTATCCGTCATATTTAGTTTTATAAGCAATTTCATTTTCAAAAATTATTTCCTCCATAATTAAACCTCTCACTAATTTTCTTATGGAAATTAGATAGCACGGTATTACCATATCAATTATGACTTAGGTTTCACCGTTAGCAACTTTCGTCACACCCTTTAGCAAGGTTAAGTAGGTTTTATTACGGCAATATTACTTACCGTATTGTTGGCTAGCCGCTGACATTGTTACGTCACTTATAACATCAAAAGCAACATCAAGTGTTTTGGGCTCGTTATAATGAATGTTACCCATTTCAAAACCGCCAGACAAAACATTTGCCATATCGAAAATGCAACAGTTTATACCATCAAGTCTGTCTTTCTTGTCGTGGATATAGATGTAGCCCTCTCTCGCTGCCTGTCTTTCTTCAACATTTAAGAAAAATTTGTCATACAGATTTTTATTTAACTCGCCATAAATCAAACTACGCTGTGTGCTGTTCATAGTAGAGTCAGTATTGGCATTTGAAACGTCACCAATATAACGAATACCTTGGGATTTAGTATATACATCGTCCATCATATGAACAAAATCTTTTTTGTAATTTCTATACTGCCTATAACATTCACCTGATTTTGGGTAAAGGTCAAGCAAAGTTCGTTCGACTATTGCGTGTATTGCCTCAACTGAAATGCAATCATTTTCTAAATCTTCTTCCATTATGTAGTCCATAACAGCAGAGCAAATTTTTTCATAATCTTTATCCGAAAGATTTTCTAGTGCCCTGTTAGCCGATTTGCTACAGGCATTGATTATTTTTTGATAATCAAAATCTTCTAATGTTCCGTCCTTTTTTATTACTTTCATTTTATCGCTCCTTATCATCATTCACAACAAACTCTATTCTTTGTTCGTTTTCTGTATCCCCTATATTTTCTGGCTTTAAGTCTAATTCTATTTCTGTACCCATATCAGTTTTCATAATCATGTTAATTGCCTTATCAATATCGTTCCAATTCCTACAACGGTATCTTTGGTGTAGCATATGAGCGTTGTTTTCATATGACTCAAACCCAAGTCTATTCCATGGATAATCAAATAAAATTTTATGATAATAGCCACCAACTAAATTGTCTACGCAATCATCAATTAGAATATCAATATCTCCACTAAGCATTTGCTTGTTCTTTATGGCTATGAGGCTATCATACATATTTAAAAATGGAAGTTGTTCTTGTAACCAAGCTGCCTTACTAGAAATATTCTGTGGGGCTGTAGCTGTTACTATGTAAATTTCACAACCTAAATCATGGTATTTCTTCAATGTGGCAACACAATTTTCAAGCACTTTTATGTTGTCCCATACCCTCTTATCCGTGAAATAGTCATAAAACTTGTCTTGAGATACATTTTTAAAGAACTGTCTCATATTATAGGTAGTTATATTGGCAACGGACAAATTGTCATTATAGTCCTTATTATAAACATCAATAATGCTCTCTACTAAATTATTAATGACATTATCACAATCCACACCAATACGCCACGGTCTAGGTCTTATCAGATTTGCTTTCAGTTCCATTGGCATTTTCCTCTTTATCATTCTCGTTTAATTCATCAAGCATTTCGGTTACTGTTCTATAGGCTATTAGAAAACCAAGTACAAGCCCAACCAAAGCACCAATAATAAAATTAGCCATTCTTATCATGTTCCTTTCTGTATTTTTCGTATTCATCTCTAATTTGCTCCAAAGTACAAATTTTATACGGTATATGTCTGTTGTCACAATACAAAACCTCCGTGCGACAGCCTTTAGAGGATTGCCAATCCTTTGAAAGAACACTTGAACAAATAATCATTTCATCTGCAAGTTCTTCAAGTAACAACAGAGTCATGTTCAACCCTTGCTCATAAGTGGTACAATCGTAAAGGCTACCAAACATTGCAATGGGATTAAGATATAAATTCTCAGGGTGCATTATAGTTAATAGTTTTTGGCACTCATTTATTTTACTTAAATTTTCTTGCTTACCACCATATGGGTGGGATAAGTAAACAATGCTATTATAATGTTCTCTGTTAATTATGTTCGGTTTCGGTATCATTATCTCCCTCCTGCTTGGCTATAATTCTTTTCACATATTTTTTTAGATTTTCATAAGCTGTATTGATATTTTCATCATTATTGATAACGTAATCAACAGATGATTTGCAGTTTTTAAATTCTATCTTATCTTGTTCTGTACGTTTGCTGGTTTCTTTAAGTGCTTTATCAAAATTCTTGTACATTTTATGGTAACGTCCAAACAAACGCTTGTACCGATTGATATACGAGCAATCTATAAAGATAGAATAAATCTCTCTATTACCCCTGTACTTTTTATGTAATTCATTAAGCCCTGTTTGGTCTACAACGTAAAGATTATATGTATCATCGTCAATCTGACTTGCCGTTACTCCATAATGATTACCAAGATAATAGTTATATGCCACAATATCATTAAGTGCTTTAAATTCCTTTTCTGAAACAAATGTGTGACCTGCTTCACCCTCGTATCTCGGCAAGCGAGTTGTATAAGAGGGTATCTGCTTCATATTAAATTCTTTTTCAAGCATTTGTACAAGTGTTGATTTGCCACTTGCCGAAGCTCCAAGTATACAAAATAATGGTTTATTCATCTGTGCCTCCTGTTATCAATTCTGAATATGGCAATGCCTTAATCCAACCACAAAACTCTCTCCACTCGTCAAGCTTATGGTTTTTACGAGACTTATAAATATTTGCCAGTACCTCGTAATTAAGCATGATGGTTGAACGTTGATTATAGCTTTCTGGTAGCAGTTGTAATATTGCGTACCATATTTGCCTTTTATTATCTTCATTGTCACAACTAAGATAACTGTCACGCAATTCATTAAGAATATCGACAATAGGTCTTGCAACTTCTTCAAAAATGTCTGTATTTTCGGCATAGTTTTTATATCCTGGCAACTTGTCAAAACTAAAGTCATTCATTTCAAAAGGCTTTGATAACAGTTTGTGCATTTTTGAGCAACTGTTTCTAACTGTTCCAACCTTATATGTATCATATTCAGCCCACCAATACAGTGGTGCTGTAATGTCAGCATATACTGTAATCATACGCATAAACTTACGGTGGTCTGTACCTGCCTTAACGAGTTTCATAACGAGTTCGTAATCGGCTTTACCTAATTTAAAGACTCCGTCATTACGAAAAGGATGATTACATATTTTATGATCCGGACAATTAGCGCATCCAATATGATGAGGATAGCCACAAGTACCACTATCACTCTTCTCCCAAGAGTTCATAGGATTACGCATACCTCTGATGGCTGCCTCCCAACCCATTACTTCAACATTTTCAATTTTTATCATCGTCTTTTCCTTTACTTTATAATAAATTCTGCAAAAATTTCTTCTGCGTTCTTTTCGTGTTCTGTTGGTACAAACATTATTACCTCGTTTTCAAGGTCAAGTGCAAATATGCCCACTATACTACTTGCATTTACGCAATAATGGCTCTGCTTTAGGTCTATGCTATAGTCAACCATATTCGCAATCCTGATAAACTGCTGTACCTCTTTTACTGTAGTAAATCTAATTTTATATGCTGTATACTCCGTTACCATTTTCATCTGTCCTTTCTTGCTTGTTTAATTTGTTGCCATAGCAATCATATAAGCTCTTTGTACAATTGCTTTATTTCTAGCTTTTGTTATCTTCTGTCTTTCTTTGGCTCGAATGAGTTCGTCCTCACTCATAAAATATGTATCTAATTCTCTACACTCTGACTTGTAGCGTTTTAGCTGTCTGTTCTCCTCCTCTCTAGCTAAACGCTTTCTTGTCGTATGCCAATTTTTAAATTCACCTCTTTTCTAATTAATTTTTTGAATTGATACAATATTACCAGAATAATTGTCATAAGTACCAATGTTGCCACTGCTCATAACATCAGGGTCAAGTGCATATGTATCAACTATAAACTCAACCACGTTCTTAAAGCCATTGCCTGTATCTCGATACTGATTATTATAGTCAGTATGAATATCAGCTTTACAATCGGCTAAAACAGCGGTGAATGAGTTACCCATGTCGGTTGTAATTAGATAGCGTGTACCTATTTCTGTACCGTAATAACTTCCTAAAGCAATACAAACATCGTCACCTTGTCTGCGTATTCCCTGACTATCCGTCCAACAATTTAGTTGTAACTGATATTGCAGAGAATTGATGTCCGTAATACAAGCATAATCCATATAGCCGTGAAATGAAGTATCACCTGTTGGAATATCGTAAGAAATAAGTTCTATTTCTGGCTCTGCTTCAGACTTAGTAACTATCGTTGTAGTTTCGGTTACTTTATGGCTATACGACTTTGTAGCTCTTGTTTCTTTGGTGGTTGTAGTAGATTTAGTATTTGTTTTTACTGTATTTTTTTTATTTTCTACCGATCTAACTTTTGTATTTTTAGTTATAGCATTTGTGGTAGTGGTAATTGTATTAACTGTTGAATTATCGGCTTTGTTTCTTTCAAAATTGTGCTTGTAATCTTCGTTAATACCAATAACTTTTACAACTCCAAAACCGATAACTATTACGCAAATAGCAACTATAAGTTGTATTATTTGTTTTGTTGTCTCGTTTTTCTTTTTGTTCATATGTATTTATTCCTCATCGTCACAATAGCAATGCTTGTTGTAATAATCTTCTCCGTCCATTTTTTCACAAGGGATATCATTGTATTCACACAAATCGTCAACGTCCATATTATGATTTGACAAATATTCAATAGCCTTTTCTCTGGCACATTCTTGGCAAAGTTCTTCCGAGTCATTGTCAATAATATAAAGCATATCAACCTCAGTTCCACATTTGTCACATATTAAAACACGATAATCTCGACCCATGCAACAATGACGGCAGGGAAGTCCGAGAGCCGTACAACCCACACAATCATTTCGTATCTCGCTTGCCATGTTTTTACTCACTCCTTCACTTCTTTAAATCTGGCATAAAAGCTGTCATTAATATCGTAAACATTGTCATATGTATTACAACTTTTTCTACCATAACCGTCTATTAGTCTGCCATTTTTTACTTCGTATACTTTCCCTTCTTGAAAGTTATGGGTGTCAAAGCAAGCCACCCATGTACATTTCAAGAGAGTATTCCAAGCATTATTTAACATTTTGTTTCCTTTCTAGTTTCAGTATCAACCTCAAACAGCTTTCCAAATATGTAATAAAGTACATCAACCACAATAGAGTTACCTGCCTGTTTATAAAGTTGGCTGTCAGAACTAAAAGCTTGTGATCTATCGAATTGTTCATCAGTAAATCCCATAAGCCTATAACATTCTCTAGGAGTTAGTTTGCGAACTCTAAAGCTTTTGGCTTCGGGTTCAATTACAGCTTGGTTACAACTTGTAGTCAACGTTTGTACGCAACCCTTTCCGACCCTACCTCTTCTTGTCTTAGAATTAGGTTGCTCCAGATTTACACTGTCACCTTCATAAATTTCTGCATAGCCTTTCTTAGCTGCTTCTTTCACATAAGCTATTGGCTCTGCTATTTTAGGTTGCCTATTCCCACCTTGCATAATTTCCAATGCAGGAGGGCAGCCTCCTTTTGAATAAACTCTATTCATTTTATCATAATTATAATAATTTAAGTTGCCAACTTGAATACAACGATTAGTTTCTAAGATTTGTTTAGGCTGTTTATAATCTGTTGCAACTAAAATACCCATAATAGAATTTTCAGAATACACTAAATCACGTTGTCCTATGGTTCTAAAACTAGGTTTAGTAGTTCCAATAATATTATTAGTCAATGTTTTGTCAGTAATGATAAGTCTATTTTGTATATCTTCACTTAAATAATACTTTTCATCTACATTATCTTCCAGTACATCTTTAAGTCTGACTCCGTTATCAAAAGGCTGCGGAAATTCAAATTTGCCATCATCAATATCTTTGCGAATACTTATTGCAAACACTCTTTCTCTATTCTGAGGAACACCATAATCCTTAGCATTTAAAACTTTCCAATATGTATTGTAGCCAAGTTCATTAAGGACATCAAGCAAGTCATTAAAATCAGATATAAATTTCTTACTAACTAAATTTTTAACATTTTCAAACATTACATACTTAGGAGCGTTATTAGAATCCACTGCCTGTTTAAGTAACTTAATATTATCCCAAAGTAAAGAACTTCTTGTATTACTGCCCACTTTAAACCCTTTCATCTTGCCAGCATTAGAAATATCCTGACAACAAAATGAAATTGTCCAAAAATCAGCATATTCAAGTTTATCTATTTTACTAATGTCACCTAAATTCCTCGAAAGCTTATTAGCGAGCCAATATTTTTCAAGTTCTTTTGATTTACTATTTACAAATCTATACCAATTATATGGTTTGTTTTTCTGAAAGGCATATCCAAGATTAATTTCTGTGAGCTGTTTAGCCATTTCTTCTCTTGTAGGATATTCAGCGTATGTATTTATAAGTTCTTCTGTAAGTCCACAATGAATAGACGCATATGCTAAAACTGCATTATGATCTATGTCAGATGTATGTTTAATTTCACAAGGTATTCCAAGCCTTCTAATTGCTGAAACTTGTGCGCCTATACCACTAAATAATTCGTTTACTGTTATTTTTTCCGTTTTCACTATTTGTAAATCCTCCAATTTGTCCTTTATTGGAAGATAATTGCAATTATCATGTTCACTCAGGTAGCTAATCTGAGCGTTCCATTTTGTTTTATCTCTTGTTTTTCTTAATAAAATGTTGGTTTTATATTTTAGTTGCTTTCAACTTTTTCACGATCTAGCTAATGCTTTTACTAATGCTTTTGACTTTTCAATCCTATTTTTCATATCAACAGACAACCTACTATTAGGACACTTAAAATTCAAAGGATATATTCCGTTATATTCCGCAAGATGTTCTAATGTAATTCTATGCTTATTTTTCAATTCAGCATATGTTTCGTGTGTACACGTTACTTGGTCTAGTTTAACAAGTTCGTCACAGCAAGGACAACGTGTTATAAGAATTGGCACTTTATAAGGAGGGTATTTTCCAAACTCATATCTGTAATAAGGCTCGCCCATTGAAACTCGAAGCATTTCTTCTTCTGAGTGACCGATTTCACCTTTTCCATACAATTCTTTGGCTTCTTTTTCCTCAAAATAAAACTCAGAATTGCAAGCTTTACATTGCCCTTTAAATAGTGTTATACCCTCAATAAAATTTTCACCCAATTTGGTTACAAACATTTGTTACCTCCATTTCCATCAATTAACTCCTATTACAATTATACAAACTCTGCATTATCAGGCAATCTATCTCGAAATTCTTTAGGCACTTCACCATTGTGCCATAAATTATTTGTTACGATAATTTCACCTGTATGTAATTTAATTTTAAATTCTCTACCACCATATCCCCTAAAAGGACTATCACTCATTGGGTGAGCTTTGTTTAAGTAATAACAAATGCCATTAATAATAACGTGTTCGTCCTTTTCTTTTATAATTTCAAGCCAGAACTTTTTATGGAAACATTCACTATTATCACAGACTTTCTCATATGGCTCTGCATGGCAGACTTTGTGAAACACTCGACCGCAGATTTCACATTTTATATTTTGAATATTACAATCCATTTTGTTTATCTCCCAACTTTTACATCAACCCCTTTGCCTCTAGTAAACCAATCTGAGCGTTCAAAAGTTCAACTCTTTGTTCCAAAGATGAAATGTATTTCTGTAAATAATTAATTCTGCCCAAACAATGCTCATAATCTGCATTAATAAGAGTTTCCCAACTTATACCGTTTGAAGAACAAGACTCCGCTTTATCATCATAATGCTTTGGCAAATCAATAGCATCGTCAGGGATTGGTCTACCATTCTTTATTGCTTCTTCAATAGCCTTGTAACACGCCATTTTTTACACGCCTTTCTTACCAGGTTTTTATAGCGATAGTTTTGTTCCATCACTTTCATCTCCGTAAACATATGTTGAATTATTCAATAGTACAACTTTCTTAATTTTCTTATTCATTTTCTTAATCTTTTTATTCAATTTCAAATAATTTTTATTCAATTTTTCAATTTCCAATTTTAGTTTTTCTATTTCAAGACTGTTATTTTGTACTCTCCTTAATTTAACAATTTTGTCGCTAGATTTATTCATTTAATTATTTCCTTTCTGTAGTTCTCTTGTTATAACGAATTTCTCTATAACAAAAAGGTCAAATCCGTTTCTTACAAACTGTCTTGTGAGTTCATGTTTTATGCCATTACCCAAATATGTATAGATATAACTCATTTGCTCCATTGTAAAATTAGTTCCACAAATTTTATTAAAAGCATTAGTATTGTCTTGCCAATATCTTACAAGCCTTTTGTCTCGTGAATATCTTAACGCACAAGAGCAATCTCGACTTAGCCACTCACAAAGTTTTACCTTGAAATCTTCATTTGTGTTCACATCGTCAAGCTGAATATAGACATTGAATTTTGGAATAAGAATAACCTCGTTATTTCGATTAATAAAGCTATTTGGGAAAACTTGCAATGCAAGTTTTATACTTTCCAGAAGTTTCATTCTGTCTCCTTTCAACCAATTCCAATTCTTTCTTTGTATTCGTCAAGTGTAATTTTGCCCATTTTATAATCTAAAAGTGATATAAATTCTTCTGTAGAAGTACAAAAGGGAAAATTACAGTTGTGAAGTTCTTTTCTTATCTTTTCTATCGCCTGCTCAGACGGAATATGCTGTTTACTCTCGTTGACACAGATTTCTGAGATAAGAAATTCCATATGCTGATATTGATTTATTAGGAATATTAGTTGCTCTTTCGTAAGAGCGTTAAGAATTTTCTTTGGAATCATTTATGTTCTTTAACCCCATTTCAAGATACAGTTCATCAACTGCATTGCCCTTTCGTCTAAGACAATTATAAATTCGTTCATCAATAGTGTTCTTCATCTGAAGAATTATGTATGTGCATTTATTAGTTTGTCCAAAACGGTGTATACGATCTTGACTTTGCTTAAAGTCCTCGTAACTAAAGCTCAACGAATAATAAATATTATAACTACAATTTGTAAAAGTTAAGCCTTTGCCTAGTAATTGTGGGTGTGTAAACAACAGTTTTACTTTGTTGTCTTTAAAATCTCTAATTATATCGTCACGATTTTTTGTTTTACTTGTGAGAGCCATACCATTGAATTTTTTAGCAAGTCTTTCGATTTCATGAATAAACTGACACCATACTATAATAGGTTTGTCTCCTATTTCTTCAATAGATTGTTGTAAAATTTTATCTTTTTCAGTATCAAAATCGGTAATACTATTATCTTTGTTAATTACAAAGCCACTTAAAATCTCACGCAATTTCATTAGCTTTGCCGTGAACTCAAATTTGCTCCATGAGTTAATATTATCTTTGATATTCTGTACCATATTCTGATAATACATTTTCTGCGTTTTGCCCATATCAATTTTCTTAATTTCAAAAGTCTTATCAGGCAAAGCTATGCAATCGTCCTTAGCGAGAAAAATAGATTTTTCAGAAAGTCTGTTATAGTACGCATTTTTATTCTCCTGAGTTTGATACCATCTGTGAGGGTTAGCCATATCCTGAGTAAAATACTTTGCAAGGAAACCATAATAATTATTTCCAAATACATCGCTATCAACAAGCTTTATTTGAGGAAATATCTCTGCATTATGGTTTGGTGTAGGACAACCACTTAAAACAAACCTGTGAGGAATTACATCTATCATTTCAAGGATATCTGATGTAATTTGACTTGTCATATTCTTCATAACAGAGCTTTCGTCAATAATTAAACAATCAAACTGAACGTTCCGAATCTCATTTTTAAGTATTTTAAAGCTTTCATAATTCATTATGTATATATCAGCTTTTGAATTTAGCTTTTCTAAGCGTTCTGTTTTAGAACTGCCATGGCAATTCACGATGATTTTATCAGGATAAAACCTATGACAATCATCAATCCATGCAGTTTCTATTACGGATAACGGACATAGTATAAGAGCCTTATCGAAATGTATGGCTATTTCAAGCCCCATAGGGCTTTTTCCAGTACCTGTCTCAGAAAAAATTGCATAACAGCCCTCGTTCAGTGCGTTATTGACGATCTTCTGCTGATAATCTCTAAGATATGGAGAAAGCTCATATTGAACTTTCTCTTTCTTAGAAACAACGATATTGCTGTCGATTAGTTTGTATTGTTGTAGTACAGTTAATGCCGAGTCAGGAAACTGCCATTTACCATTTTTAAATTTACGTCCTTCAATAGTCCTTATGTATGGTATCTTTTCAACAGGTACTGATAACTCAATCAATAGTATCACCCACTTTCATTTCATTTGTTGCAAATCGCCATTTATAACCTTTTGAAGATAAACAAGGTCTTTTATACTTATTAGGATTTTCGGCATAATTACAACAAGCTGATATATTAGTAAAATTCTTTAACCCGACACTTTTTGAGGCATCTTTTACAGAATTATAAATTTTTACTATAACATTTGTTTTAATATCAATTTGTGCGACCATTTTCTTGTTTCCATAACAGCCGTGTGTCGTATGTAACCCCTTGATATAAGCGTGTTTGTTATTATAACTTCTATCGCACCACTCTAAATTTATAGCATTATTATTCGTTTTATTTCCGTCAATATGATTTACCTCTGCGTATTTACCGGGGTTAGGGTTATTGCAGAACTCAGTTGCTACTAGGCGATGAATATATCTGTCATAATGTTTACCACTTACCGAAAGCATAACTCTCAAATAACCATTGCTGTGTTTACGAACGTTTAAAATTTTAGGATTTTCTAAACCCCATGATGTGATTTGATTTGAATAGTCACCAATTCTCCTTACGTTCCCTAAATTACTAACTTGATAATAATTTTCAAACCCACTTATATTACGCCATTCTTCAACCATCACTTTCTACCCTTGCTTCATTTTTGATTTTTTTAATTTCTGATTTCCTTATTCCAAGTGCCACAAGTTCAGCTTCTAGGTTTTTAATCTGTGTTTGTAATTCTTTTTTCTTATCGGACATAACCTTCTTCTCTTGTTTCTCGGTTTTAGCCTTTGCACTCTGCTCTTTACCAACGAGAAGCTGTTCGTTAAAACGCTCTTTCATCTTCTCTATACTATCGTCAGACTCGTAAACACTATCGTCCCAAAGTGAAAATCTCTTTTCGATAGCCAGATCATACCATTCTTTCTGCAATTCAATACCTATCGCACTTCTACCACATTCAATCGCAACTTTATTTGTAGTTCCTGCTCCCGCAAATGGATCAAGTACAACGTCACCTGGGCAAGACCAAAGTTTTACACAACGCCTTACAAGTTCTTCTGCAAAAGGGGTTGTATGTGAAATACCAGAATTGGAAATGTTCCATACACCATCTGCCCAATCTGCCCATTCAGCGAGTGTAATATCAGAAGCCTTAATAAGTTCACAATCTCCTTCCTTCTTATAGACATAAACAAAGCCTACATTCGCAGCGAGAATGGTATCTCTTGCTTTCATATTGCGATAATAAAGATTACCCTGTGCAAGCATAGCTCTCTGTGCGGAATATTTTCTCCAAAATGCCTTAGTCCAAAGAGAAAATTTATTGTCAAGCATAATCTTGTTTATATCACCTGTTAAGCTCTCCTGTCCCATTTTGTTATCCCTACCAATGGTATAGTTATAGTCCTCAAACTGCATTATAAATTTACCGCCTTTTTTAAGGACTCTCTGACACTCGGCAATCACAAGACCGAGAAGATAATAATATTCTTCGTAGCTTTCACAATTTGAAAGGTCGCATGGGTCATTACTGTAAACCCTCAGATTGTGATATGGCGGTGAAGTAATTACCATATCCACTGACTCGTCAGCCATTTTCTTCAGTTCTTTAAGACAATCTCCATTTATCCATGTATTTGTTAGTCTCATATTTTTATTCTCCTTTTTTTGCTTCTGTTTTTTTATTTTGTCTCTTATATGTATTTTCTTTACCATTAAACATTTTAATGTTTCTTCTTTCTTTTACGGCACGATACTCCATTATCATTAAGCGCAATTATCGTCAGTATAACTATAAGAATTACTTTAACGATTGCATAAATCCAAAGTGGGGACCTAGAACATACACACTGTCATTTTTGCCGACAACACTATTCCAATTATCTATAATAGTTTCTTTCATATCTGTAAGATTAAAAAATGGACGATTATCAAAATTTAGTATATTTTTATGACCTATGTGTAGGTCTGATATGTAAAGTTTCTTAGGTGTTGACATTTACTGCTCCTTTCAAATAAAATTAAATCCACTCTATTGTTGGCAAGCCTTCATAATTATGTTCCCATACAAACCATGCAAAACACATAGTGCTTGCCCAAGGCTTCCCCTTTTCATCTACCTCACTACCATTACGCATTGGGTTTACTCTTTTAGAAAACACATAAATTGTTTTTATAGGAGTGTTTTCCCACATTTTCAATCTATCTTGCCCTTCAAGAAGTTGGATTTTTGCAAACATAATAACTTTTTCATTTGCTAAATCCAATGATCGAAGAATAAATTCTTTTGCAAATTTGAACGGTGGATTGGTAATAATATTATCAAATTTGCGTTTGTAATTATATGTAAGAAAGTCAACGTTTGGAGTAATATCAATTCCAAAAGGACTATCTCTACTAACCAAATCAGTAGATACAATTTCTGAATATGGATAAAATTCTTTGAGGACTTTTGATATATGCCCTTGTCCGGCAGCAGGTTCGAGTATACTACCAGATAATTTTTCTTTTTTTAAAATGGCTTCTGTTGCATTGAATGGTGTTGCGTAAAAATCATTAGTCACTCTTTCTCTTGTAGGGGACATTCCAGCTAGGCTTGTCCCCGTAAGTGTTTTCATTTAATATTGTCCTCCTCAGTAGTTTGTAATTAAGACCTCTATATCTTTTGTCTTGTCTTTTTTCTGATAATTACAGTTTCCATAAGTAGTGTTTAAATAGTGGGTTTTATATCCATGACCTTCCACCCAATCCTTTAATGTTAAGTTTGTTTTTAGATTATTCGATAATGCCCATTTCACATTTGATGTCGCAAGCATATCTCTCAAATCTTCCTCATCGGTATTAGTCCAACCGCCATTTTCATTATAGGTTGCCGTTGAATTAAAATACGGTGGATCGCAATACAGAAAATCATTTTCGCCAAATGCTACGCCGATGAACTTACGAAAATCAGCATTGGTGAACTTGCAGCCTTTATTGCTGATTGCTTCCGAAAATTCTATAAACCTTTCTCTTAATGTAGGGTTAAAATATCTTTCTCCAAACGGCATATTAAATTCACCTTTTGAATTAAAACGCATCTGATTGTTAAAGGCGTAACAAATTAACACATATAAAATAACGGACTGTTTAGATTCCAACTCGTTAAAATAGTTGCGGAGTCTCAAATACCCCTCCTTATTAATCTTTGATAGATCATATTGCTTGATTATCTTATCTATCTCGTCAAGACTTTTATCGGTTCTATTTCTATGTATGTATTCGAGTATTTGGACTACAGGCAAATTCAAATCATTATAAATAACCTCTTTCGCAGGAACATTAATTCCAACATTAAACCCACCGCCAAACAAGTCAATAAAAGTGTCAATATTTTTCGGAAACAATGGTAATATCTGTGGTAGAAGCTTGTATTTGCCACCTACATAATTAAGTGGCGATTTTATATATTCTTGCTTTATCGATATCATCTCCTAAATAAAATTTCTCTTTTATTCAGATTTTAAGTGTCTAAAAGTGCGTATTTACGCTGTTTTGGGATATGCCAAAGTAGCGTATTTTCATTAATTTGCATTTTTAAATTAATTGCTTTATGCTTTCTTTTTTGCCTTTCCTTATAATAGACGTGTCCTTTGCTCCAACTACTGTTATACTCTCCATTTATGTTTCGCATTTTATAACCCAAGATGGGTGTTCTTCATGAATTATTCGTCTGGCTAAATCCCATTCTTCTGAGTTATATTGGAATGTAAGCCATAGCTGAAATAAGAGTCTGCCAGAACGCTTATACCGATACGACTCTTTCCAATACTGAAAAGCCTTATAAATTCTATCATTTAAATTATCATAATAGCAATTACCAGTATTAAACATATCGGCTAAACTACGTTCTGAGATTTTTGATATTATGTATTCTTCATTTGTCATGAATCATCTCTCTTTATGAACAAATAATCAGTTGAAATATCATCTATTACATTTTTACCTGTCTCTTTAAACCATACACTCAAATCTCTTTTAGTCATTCGTAATCCTCCTCAATCTTTTCCATCACCTCGGGATTGTCATAAATGTTGCCAACGATAAAAGAGATACGTTCGCCATAGCAAGATTCGACTTCAAGTTCTGCAAGATCAATCGTATTAAAAATATGATTTATTCCAAATGCTGGAGTACCCACATCCGTCAGTTCCCAAGAAAGTGTTTCATCATTCCACCTTACATCCATAAGTCTATTAGTGGTATCAAGAGTTACGTTAATTATATCCCCTTCAAAAATCTTCTTATCATACTTGTCTATTAGCCCTGTGTATTGGCTGATAGTCTTAGGGTCTACTACATAAGAAATTGGCATTGTATCAACAAACTGCTTATAGTCATTGTCCTCAACCTCCACATTATCGCAAATAATATGCTCGAGACTAACACCTTTGTCCTTGAAATATGGACGCTTTTTGCATACATAAAACCCCTGAACCCATTCGCCATTGTCTACACGTTTTCCTCTAAAAAGTATTTCACGCATTGCCGTCTCTCCTTGTTACCAAACTTTCAGTGCCATTTTCCAAGCACAAAACGCTCGTAAAAAGTCCCCGCATATATCCTGTGATAGCGTTCTATCACCGCCCGGTCAAGGGTCGGATTGTCCTCCAGCACAAAATGTCTATAGATAAGACGCTTTTCCTCCGCCTTGTCTATCCACTCTTTCTTGAACCAGTGGTAAGGATTGTCAGGATTGCAGCTGAACCACAGCTTGCTCCCCGCCACTGAACACCTTGCCACAGCCTGCTCTATAAAGCTTCTGGGCATAAGTGCCGCCTCGTCAAGAAGCACCCCCACAAGGGTCACGCCCTGGATAAGTGAGGACGAGCCTTCGTCCCTGCCGCCAAAGTAGTAAAACCTGTTTTTCCTGCCGCAAAAGCTCACGTCCATATAGTTCTTTGACGTGACCTCCACAGCCGTCATGCCCATGGCTTTCATATACCCCCTGAGCGCAGGCAGGATATTTCTTTTCAGCGACACGATAGTTTTTGAGCATAGCCCAAAAATGCACTCGTCAAAATTAGTCATTGCCCATGTCATAAAAGACGCCGACAAACAAAAGGTCTTGCCAGATCTGACCGCACCGTCACAGATTATCCCGTCGTAATCACTAAGCTCCCGTGCTGTCCACCATCTGAAAACAAACCTCTGATTTTCCGACAGCCTTGTTATTTTCACAAGCTCTCACCGTCCATTCTTGTTCCGCAGTTAGGGCAGTAATTCGTTGCGATGAACGCCCCAATGTAATGAAAATCATCATCACATATGGAACAGTGATAGCATTGTATTCTACTATTTTCGTCTGGATCTCTTTCAGATATCCAATATCCATGCTTGACTTCCTGCACATCAAAATGGTTTTCAGTTATTTTGCTATTAGAATAAACAAAAATAGGCATATTATTATCGTGGTAACATTTGATATTTCCATAGAACATCGCTCCACAATCAATATCAACACAAGTATTTTCCTTATAAGTTTTCCAGATATTCTGTTTTAGTAGTTTTATTTTTGTACACCATTCCAAATAATTTCTTTTTTCACATTCGTGCATAAATTTATCATAATTGTCCTGTGTCCTCAGATTTACTGCAAATTCACCATTGAGAAAACCATTCCAATTAAAATCTTTCATGTATTTGACATCGCTATGTTTTGTCATTTTCATTCTCCTTGAAAAACTCTCTCGGCTCAAACCATTTATCTTTAATGATATTTCCTATTCCGACAACTAATCTATCTTCCTGTTTTACCCTAACATAATGACCTTTTATATCTTCCCATTTTGAAACGCCCACAACATCCATAATTCTTGTAAGTGCCTCAAGCCCCTTTTCAGAACCTTTAAACGATGTTCCGTTGAAAAAAGCTAGGTTATAACCACCAAAACAAGTTCCCCAGCCTGAACCTTTAAGAACTATAGAAAAGGTAAGACAACAGTGATCGTCTATTCCCAATGACACATCAGTTATTTTGGCGTTTTCATAAATGTTTTCTACAGGTGTGAATTTATCCTTCAAGTAGTACAATGCGTTCTTTTTAGTTATCTGTGTACAAGTCTTGTTAAACAATGGGCAACCTTTACAGTTGTGCTTTACACAGTTTTCAAGTATTTCTATCAGTTGTTCTTTCATTAATTCCATACTTATCTCCTCTTTCCATAAATAAAACTAAATTTTTATGTATTACTTATTCATGTTTTTCATATTCAGTATCTTTTGTATTATTTAATTTCCAGCTCACAAAATCATTTCCTACAATTTAAGCAAAATTAATAAGATTAAGTAAGTCCGTAATAGACATGTCTTCTTCCTTTGCAACATTTTTTATTTTCAGTAATGATATTTCAAAGCTATCTTCGCAATCTATAGCTTCACAGGCATGAAAGCCATTAAATTTATCATAATACCATCTACAACATCTACATTTAAGTTTTCTTATCTCTTTATCCATTTCCGTTTACTCCTTATCAAGTATAAACTTTTGTCATTATTCTTGGTTTAATATTTTCCTAGCATTTTTATATTTGTTATAGTCTTTAGTAACTTCTCTGTTGCAATATTTATGTAGAATATCTTGCACAATAATTGTATCAGCTTGTGGAGGCGGTAAAGGGTCAACAATGTAGTAATCTTCGCCTAATAAATATTGACATAGCACATTTATTGCTAGCTGTGCATCTATTGCGGGTGCATATAAATTTTCCTTTGAATTATAGGAATCTAGCAACTCAAAATATTCTATTTTAGTCTTTGTTAAGGTGTTGTTCTTTTTCATTTGTTTACCTCAATAAAAGAAAACTTTTATATTACTCATTCTTATCTTTTTTGCCTAGCAACCACTCAATCGAGGTCGGCTTTTTGTCTTCCCAAGAACAAAGATTGTTTAATACCTTTGTTATGTTGTTGACACTAATTGAA